TGAAAGATACCAAGCCAAATGATGGTTTATATCCTAATACACCATTTAATCCTTTGGCAATTGCACAAAATGCTATTAGTGATAAAGTAAATGGTATTGCTGGTTCATTAGTAAATAGATTTAATAATTTAAAGAATGGTTTACCAGGTTTTGGTAAAAACCCAATGGGTGCTGTTTATCCAGAAAAATTAACAGGAGCTGCGGCTAGTTTAGCAAATGCTGGAATGGATAAATTAAAATCATTATTATTAGATAATGTACATGGTTTAGGAGGAGGTTTAGGTACCTTAGGTGATATTGACTCTGCACTTTCTGCGGGTAGTATTAATGGTATAACAAACTTAATTGGTGGAATGCTTAAAAAATCAGATAAAAAATCAACACCTGGTAGTATTTCACCTAAACAAATTTATGACGAAATAAAAGTAGATAGTAGTCCTGATGGAAAACTAAACGAAAAGGTATATGATCCAGTTGCTAAACCTAGCAAATCTATTAGGATCACGCCTGGAAGAATACATCCTAAAGGCATAGATAGTAGTCAAGATAATTCACTTAATGATAACATATATAAATAATGGCAGACGAACTTTTTCAAGATAATTTAAGAGACCAACATTGGTTAGGAGAAGTTGTAGTAAACGAAGATCCTTTACTTAATGGAAGATGTCGCGTTAAAGTATATGGTAAATTTGATAAACTTACAGATGACGCAATTCCATGGGCAACTCCTATGAATAGAGATGCTGTAGGTTCTCATAATGTACCACGAGTTGGCGACATAGTTGCAGTTAGATTTGATAATGGTAACTTATATCATCCTGAATACTGGTTTCAAATTGATCAAAATAAAGATTTAAAGTCAGATATTTTAGAAGCTTCTGATAAACCACATGATGTAGTCAGTTTAGTATATGATTCAGTTCGTAATATTAGAATTTATCATTCGCCTGAAGATGGTTTAGTTATCACTCGTGGAACTGGTGCAAAAGAAAGACCTATGATTCAAATAGATGAAGAGGGATTTATTAAGATAAGCACAGACGCTAAGATGTTCTTAGACTGTGGTGATATATTCGTCTCAAATACAGGTGAACCCGGCGCAGATGAGACAGAACCTGCAGTTAGAGGTCAATCTTTACAAGATTGGTTACAAATGTTTTTAGATGATTATAATGCACATATTCATCCAACTGGAGTCGGTCCATCTGGACCTCCAATGCCACCTACACCAACTACAGTAGGTAAATTATCGAGTACTCACATTAAGTATCAACAAAAAGGTAAATAATTATGCCAGCACTATGGCCATCTTTCATACCAGCATTAGCTAGTGATATAGCAGGACAATCGTTTACAAAAGCGGGCGGTGCTTTAGTGTCTTATGCTTTACCTAAAGTTGGTAAAGATCAAGTACCTATTTTTCCTCCATCACTTGAGTTAATTGAATCTCTTAAACCAGGAAATCCACTAAATGCTGACTTAAGTATTAATCCATTAGATTTGGTTAATGCAATAAATTTAAATCCATTAAGCGGTCGATATGATTTTGGTGTAAGAGTAGCTGAACGATATATTGCAGCTGTTAAAGGTAAAGCTATGACACCATTTGGTGCAACACATACCAATAATGGAGCTGCAGAATTTTTATTAAAACAAGGTTATGGTTTGGTATTCGAAAGAATATTAAAAGAAGGTGATATTCCATTACAAGATCAAAAAGATAAAGATGGGAATATAATTAAGATGGGAAAGGAATCACATCCAGCATATGCTGATTTTTGTCCAGGACCTATCGCTATACCAGATCCTGTCGAAGAAGAGAAAAAACAAAATAAGAAATTTAATCAATTTATTGAAAAGTTTAAAACAGATCCAGCAATGGACCTTAAACAATTTAAATTCTTTCAGTTTCATTGTTTGGATGGTAAAGAAACTCAAAGTGATTTTATACAACTTATAGTAAATAGATTACTACAACAATTTGAAACTTATACGAAGGCTGATGACAAATGGGATTATTTTTCATGGGTAGATAGTTTAGGTAAGGAGAGATATAAAAATATTACGGGTGTTAATCTTGGTGGAAATGACTTTAATAGTTTAAAACCATATCCAAATATTCCGACTAGCGTTAGATCTTCTATCAATAAAGCTGGTTATAAATGGGAAGAAGTAGCAGATGGTATAAGAGATCTTTTTTTAAAAACATTAGAACCAGTATTTCCTATATTTGAAAAGATAGTTAATAATACAACTACCAAAATTACTGATTGGGAAAAAAGAATTAAGAATGGTGTAAAAGCTCCTATTGTTAAACCTTGGCCATTTGATCCTGCTGAAAATGCAGAGTGTCCTTTAAATAGATACAAAATTCAAGTTTCTTTTAATAGAGAACATAATCCACCTGACAATCCTAGTAAAAGACCAGAAATTTTAACTGATCAATTCATTACTACGTTTTCATATGATAAGTCAACTAAAAAATCATTTATAGATTCTTTAAAAACTATTGAATGGTATGACAAAGATACTAATTATACAAATATGCAGTATAAGTTAGTTGAATATGATACATGGTGGATGAAAGTACCTGATGCTATTAATACAGTTAAACAACCTGAAGACATGGTTAAAATTGATCCAAAATTAGGTGGTACAAATTTTAAGTTTCAAAGACAAGAAGTAATAGATGCTATTGCAGCAGCAAAAGAATGTGATGACGTTGAAGCAGATAGTGGTATAGATTATACTTGGCCAGGTGGAGATCCATATGAAGAAATGGCAGAGATAACTATTGCATATTGGTATGCATGTATTGTAAAACCATTTGCACCAACACCCGCTGCTTTACCAGCTTTAATACCTGCACCATTAGGTGGAATTTACATACCAATTTATTATGGTGGTAAAAAGAGATTAGCTAATAATTTAAGAAAGGCTTGGAATAGTGGTAAAACATTTGCAACTTTACCAATTCCTGCACCTCCAGCATTAGTAGTTGCTACTGCAGTTGCCGCAGCATATGCTTTACACTTACTAGAATTTAAATTATTATACTTAGGTGGTATACCAACACCAGCAGGCCCAGTGCCAATGGTAGGTATAGTTCCTGTAGTATTCTAAAAAATGATAGGATATATAATATGTTACACCTTTAATATAAAAATAAATGAACAACGAAAAAAACAAAAGAGTTAGACTTGGTGAAGTTAAAGCCAACGAAAACGCAAAAGAACAGTCTGATTTGTCGCTAGACTTTCTTAAAAAAATGGCAGGAATTCCAACATCTAAAGAGGATTCTCTTGCTACATTTTACGACAAAGACGGAAATTTTATGTGGGATGCTTATGAAGCAGATTGCCCATCTAGACTTAGAAAACCAAACCCTCACATTAAAACTCAAAACGGAGACAAAGTTTATTCTAGAGAATCATACGCACAAGAGATGTATGATAAACTTATAGCATTCGATAGTTCTCAAGGTGTAATGGTATCTGACTTAACAGTTGGAGAAATTCTTACAGGTAAAATCTATGCAGTTAGTTCTGATTTTATCAGTGTTGATGTTGGTTACAGAGAATTAGTATACGTTAAGTATGACAAAGAACCTTCTGAAATTCAATCATTAAAACCAGGTGATGAAACTGCTGTATTGATTACACAATTTGGAAATAATTCACATGTGTTGGGATCTATTAATGGTGGTATTAAACACAAAGTATTCATGGATCTTAGAGAAGCTGTTGAAACTGGTGGAACTGCATGGGTAGGTAAAGTTACAAATATGATTGAGAATGGTGGTTACATGGTGACAGTTCAAGGAATTGAATGTTTTATGCCAGGATCACTTGCAGGTATTAATAAGTTACATGATTTTAGTTCTATTATTGGAACAGAAATGTACGTTGTCCCTGTAAGTTTCTCACCAGAAAGAGGCACATTAGTAGTTTCTCATAGAAAATATTTACAAGCTTTAATTCCAGGTGAAATCGAAGATTTAAAAGCTAATCAAGGTGCAACAATTACTGGAAATGTAACAGGTTCTGCTAAATATGGGGTATTCGTTGAATTTAATAACTGTTTAACAGGTATGATTCATAGTAATGACTTAGATGAAGAAACTACAATTAAGTTTAAAGCTAGACAAATTTTACCAGGTGATGAAATTGAATTCATCGTTAAAGATATTATTAGTGATACTAAAATTACACTTACTCAAAAGGCAAATTCTGTATCCAATCCTTGGCATGACATTGCCTCTAGATACCAGATTCCTTCTGTGATTCAAGCAACTGTAAAAACTAAAAAAGATTACGGTTTGTTTATTACAATCGAAGAAGGTGTGACTGGACTGTTGCATGTTAGTGAAGTTGGGGAAGATATTATGGATGTATTTAAAAACGGAGATCCAATCACTGTACAAATTACAAGAATCGATGTTGATTCGATGAAAGTATTTTTGAAAATGCCATAATAACTATTGCACCGAGAGTGTGATATATATTGAAACGATAAATATCATAATCTTAATATGCAAAAGCTAACTTACGATTCTCCTAGAGAATCAATATTGAACGCAGCACTTATGGGTGTTGAGTTTGAATTCTATTCTAATCTCGATCTAGAAGAAACCAGAAAATCTTTGGTTAAACTTCTAGATCGAAAAATTAGGTTAGAAGATAAGGCCCACTCTGAATTTCAGCCTTCCGCTGAAGAATTCAAAATGGAACCCGATATGTCTGGTGGTAAAGGTTTAATTGAATTGGTTACTGGACCAATACCTTACAGAAATGCCAGAATTATGGTTATTAAGATGCTTAAATGGATATCGGAAAATGGATATACAACTGATAGAGCATCTATTCACATCAACTTATCGTTCGATAAACAATTTCTACAAGATAAAGATCTTCTTTCTAAAATGAATGTTCTTAAATTCATTTTAGAGTTTGATGAAAAACAAGTTTACAAGTTTTTCCCAAACAGAGAAAAATCTGCTTATGCTAAAAGTATTAAGTGGGTAATGCCAAAATGGGAAGCATTCCATTTTGATGCTAATCAAATTGCTTCAAATAATTTTAAATTTGCTGACACTAAATATTATGGGATTAACTTCTCTAAAAAAGAGAAAAACTATCTTGAATTTAGATATTTAGGTGGAGCAGATTATGAAAAGAAGGTAGATGATATTTTATATCTAACTGAAAGATTTTTAGCTCAAATGTGGAAGTCATGTAATGACTCTAGATTTACTCCTGAAAATAAAATAGAATTACAAAGAATCTTAAATAAAAATAAGCCGGTTTCTGATATGCTTAGAGATTATACAAAAGTCTCAGAACATTGGCCTAAAATCAAAATATTAGCTGATCTACAAGATAATCCTATTATCATAAAGGTACATTGGGACAGATTTAAAATGAGAGTAATGGATTTGTTAGTAAACGGATCTATGACTGAGGGTACTATCAATTATGATTCAGATTATGGTGCAGTTCAAGTAAAGGACGGTAAATTCCCAACTGTTTATATGCTAGAGAATTTTGAATTTATCGATTGTGAACTTGCCGGTAATTTAACTAATTGTAGTTTTTACAATTGTGAAGTTTCAGGTTCTGCAGTTATGTGGGGAAGTTTATATCAAGGTACTAAAATAAAAGACTCTAAGGTTGAGTCTAGTTATACTCACGGAAGTTGTGAATTAACCAACTGTTATGTTGCTGGAAGGGACACTATGTTTAAAGGCAAAATGATAGGTGGAATATTCAGAGAAGGTTTCATAAGTGATTCAGCTAGATTTGAAGAAACCGAAGTAGTAGTAAGTAAAAAAATAAAATAATAAAATGGGTCAAATTATAAGCGGTTCAAATGATGATTTATTAACTGGAAGAAGTTTCAGTAATAATTGTTTAAATGCATTTCTAGATGAAATAGCAGACGAAATTACAGGAGCTTGTATGGTTCCGGTTAACTTACCACAAAAAGAGATTATTAATATAATTAAGAGATCTAAAAAATGGTTCTATAAGAAATACGAATACGCTGTAAAAGAAAATCTTTATCATATTCCAAATGATGTATTTTCTTCTGAATATTTTAAAAATACTAGAACACTTAATTTACCAGGCCCTGGCAATGACGGCGGAGGTGGAGTTTATTCTGTATATGGATTATACGATTTAGCTTCAGGATTCGGTGGTCAAGGTGGTGGATTGGATCTTAGATTCCAATCTGGTGGTGACTTCTCTATGGAAAGAATGTTATTTAGAGGTATGTATGAAGGTTCTGGTATGGCTGAGGCTGCAGAAGAATTACAATACTATGTATTGAATGCATCTATGGCAGACCTTTCTAGACAGATCTTAGAGAATCCTATTTCTTATGCATATTCACAATTAACTGGAGAACTTAAATTTTTAGGTGATACACCTAAAGGTGATGTGATCTTAGAAATTTACGAAACAATTCCAGATTGTGCTTTATATGACGATGAAATTTTCTTTAGATATGTTAGTGCTAAAATCAAACAATCATTAGGTACTAAGTTAGGTATTTTTAAATTTGCTTTACCAGGTAATGTTGATTTTGATTATGATGCAATCAAATCTATGGGAGATGATGAACTTACAGCTATTGAAGAAGAAATCAAAGGAGATGAAGGTGTGGACTGGATGATGCATACCTAAATAAAGAAGATACATACATAGATGGAATTATATATAAAATACCCAACTGACCCTAATTACGACGAAAACCAGGTTCAAACTAATAGTGAAATAGAAATGTTAATCACACAGATTCAAACTGCTCTATTTACTAATACGAGAGAAGTTATGGGTTCTGAGAATTTTGGATGTAATTTGGAAACACTTATATATGATTTAAATGCAAATGAGCATAATATAGTTTCTACCATAACTGATCAAATAAATCAATATTGCCCTCTAGCTAACAAGTACAATTTTGGTGTAAATGTTACATTTATGAGGGGTGAAGTTAGAGATATTGCATTTATAGATATTACAATAGATAGCAGATATTCTATAAAAATAAGTATGTTATAAAAAAGTAAATACAATAATGGCTGAATTAAAATTTTTAAGTAGAATTAGAACAGGTGCAGCTGACATCAGACAAGATGCTCAGACGTATATTTCTAGGGTCTACAGTAGAGCTAATACTCTATTTACGGTGGCTTCACCGTTTGCCCAAATAATTTCAGTATTATCTGAAATATCTGATTTAATTATGTTCTACATTGAGGATTCAGTGGTAGAACAAAACATATATACTGCACAACAGGCAGAATCTATATATGGTATGTCTAGATTAACTGGTCATGATGCTACTAGAGGATTTGCTGCAACTGGTGAGATTGAATTTAGATGGAAACCTGGAGCAGATATGTCAAAGATTGCTGGAAATACATTGAATATACAATCTAGAGCTCAACTTAAATTTGATGCTAATGGATTAATGTATACCCTTTTAAATTCTAATGATAGTTTTAAATTAGAAAAAACAAATTATACATCTATTAAAACTGCTATCATTCAAGGTAAGTTTGAATCACAAACGTTAACTTCTAGTGGTGAAAAATTACAATCATTTAGTATTAATACTGGTGGTATAACGGATCATACTAAAATAAGTGTTAGTGTTAATGGAGAACTTTGGACAAAACATGAATCTTTATATGATTTAGGTTCTGAAGAAAAAGCATATTTAATTAAGACTGGAATTAGTGGAGGTTTAGACCTTTATTTTGGTAATGGAAGTTTTGGAATGGTGCCACCAAATGGTGCTACAATCGAAATCGAATATGTTAAGCATGCTGGAATGACAGGTAATTTAGATGATTCACCTGATTTAACTATTAAATGGGATGCAGTTGGTACTGATTCAAATGGTAATGAACATGATCTAAATCAATTTTTAGATGTAACTATTACTTCATCGCCTAAAATGGGTGGTGATAGAGAAGATACTAGGTTTACAAAGATTATGACACCAATGGCAAGTAAATCTTTTGTATTGGCAACTCCTGATAATTATGAATACTTCTTATCAAGATATAATATGTTCTCTTATATAGATGCATATAACACAACTGATGACCAATATTTGGACGATGATAACGTTATTTATATTTTCGCAGTTCCTGATATTAAAAAGAAACTTGCAAAAAACCAAGATTATTTTAATATTCCACAATCTGAAATGTTTTTAGATCAAGGTGAATATGATGCAATGCATAAAGTATTAGAAGATAGCGGACAACAAATGGTAACTACTGAAGTTGTTTTTGTTAAACCTCAAGTAAGATATTATAGTATGGATATTAACATTAGATATTTTGAAGGTTACACCAGAGATGAGATATACAGCGCTGTTAGAGCTAAAGTTTCTGAATATTTATTGAATATTACACGAAGAGATAAATTACCTAAATCTGATATAGTTTATATTTTGGAGGAAGTTGCAGGAATTGATGCGGTGAATGTTAAATTTATTTCTGAAACCGAAGAAACTGCACTAAGAAATGGTTACTTTGAATCGGTTAACGTGAGCGTTGTACCACAAGAACCAGTGACATTAGAAACTGTGGGTAATGGTAAACAAAAATACGTTTTCTTTAAAAGAATCGAAAATGTACAAACCGTTCCAGTTAAATATTCAATGGATATACCAGATACTGTAAAAGGTTTGGATCAATGGGGTGATATTATAATGGAGAAAGAAGAAGTTGCTGTATTTAGAGGTGGATGGTTAGACAGAGATGGCGATGTTATCGAAGATGATGTATTAATGAATGCTGAAGCTGCAGTTAGTATTAACTTTGAAGCAGAACCTGTACCTAGAACAATTTACACTAGAATACAAGCTGGAAATAGAAAAGCACTTAAGTAATGGCATTATTTGATAATTTATTTGGATACAGAAGAGTTAGAAGATATGATAGTGTAAAAACTAGAAAAGATTCTAGGTTACACACTGGATTTGACTATGAAAATTTACCACCGAGTGAATTTATAGGTAGAGCTTTGTCTGGACATATTCAAAGAAATGAAACCATTAGATATTTCTTAATGTTTTTAGATGACAATTTAAAGACGTTATTAAGAGGTGTAAGATACCTTAAGAACTATAAAAATTATACCGTCAAAGAAGACGATAACCAAACTAGATAATGTACGATAATTTAAGATTTTTTAGAGGATTAGAATATGACTTGAATTTCGAGAAAGACGATTTCGATGTATACGAGGGTACTGTTCATTTGTCCCAAGTTTCTGCAGGTTTGTATGAAACTGTTAACTTATTCATCGTAGAAGAATGTATCTTCAATGGTGATCCTAATATTAATTTTCCTACGGCAGAAACTTCTAGCCCTACTAAATTTATATTTGAATGGGAACAAACCAATAAATTTGATAGCACATCAATCATTTTATATGATATTGATAATACTGGAAATATTCCTACTATCAAAGAATTAAAGTCACAAACTATTGATTTATTAGATAACTCAAACACCGACTCTATTGTCGATGGTGTTAAATATTTAAACGCTAGTTCTAATGTGGCTATTCAACTTAATGTTGCATTAAGTTCTACAACTCCAGGCCCACATATTAGAAACTTAAATGTATATGAATACACTGATGGTATTAAAACTCTAATAGCTACTATTGAATTTTATGGAGAAGTTGTAGCCGAAGACGAAAGACTTACAGTTCTTTTGTCTAATTTTGGTGCGTCTTTATCAGAATCAGATTTCTTATTATTCAAAGATCATGACATTAGTGAAATGTCTCCTGATTATATTTTATTAAATCAAAAAAGAAAGGAACTTCTTTTAGAACTTCATAACATTAAACCATTTGTTGGTACATATAAAGCAATTTTAAATGCGATTGACTTCTTTGGTTATGATAAATTAACTCTTAAAGAATATTGGTTGAACATCGATAGTTCTGTTAAGAATTTTGGTAAATTATTTGCTGTTCCTGTTCCTCATTCATCAGTAAGAGGCGAATCAATTAGAAAGAAATTAGCTTTTAAATTGCCATCTAATACGATGAAAAAAACCAGTAAGTTTAGTTTAGTCTATAGATTAAATGAACCTAATGGTACATATGACGAATGGGATATTCCTAATGTAACTGAAACTTTTGATTATACGCCTGAAGAGGTTTTAATTAAATTATATGGTTTAAAAGCCAAGTTACAAAAAGAGTACTTACCGCTTCAAGCTAAGATTATTGACATAACTGCTGAAGGTGATTATTTTGATCAAAGAAATTTAAATGTTTGGAATAATCAAAATGCTATTGATTTCTTTAGTGAAGGTCATAGAATTAAATTTAAAGTTGTTCCAGGTGATAGAGATCTTTTTATTGAAGATATGTCAATGGTTCTTAAACCGTCGTTAGATCAAAATAATGATGCTGGTAACTATAACTTATTTTTAAATTTAGGAATAGGTAAAGAAGATAATTTGACTGCTGCGAATAGAGTAGAATTAAAAGATGTAATTTATAAGTTTTACGAAACGTATCACGATAGAGAATTATATTCTTACAATCCAAATATTCCAATAGGTTGTCCAATTATATTAGATGGAACTGATTCATTTGATGACGTATGGGACGAAGCTAAGTTTACATGGGAAGATGCTCAAGATCCAAATTCAACTTTGTTAATAACATGGAATAATTGGTGGAAAGCATGGGTTTATGAAATCGAATGGGTAGTTACAAGTAAAGAAAGAGGTTTTAACCAGACATATAGGGGTGCGATCGATGATTACTTAGTACTTCCACTGATATTACCATATGCTGATTCTTACAGTGTGGAAATGAGAACATATGATCTATTTGGACACAGATCACATTATAGAATGAATGATGTTATAGATATTAAATTAAAAAATCTAGAACTTTATGGAATTTATAAATGGTTAGAGTATGATAATTGGGACAGCAAGAAACTTCCTTGGAGTAAAGCTGGAGGTTATTGGAACTCACCTCAAGATAATGAGACATTAGTTGAAGATAATTTAGCTACACTTTATTTGACTTTAGACAGAGCTAATTATGTACACATGGAAGATGATCAAGGTTTGAGATTCTCGATTGTTAGAAGATATATGGACATTTATTCTGAAACTGGTTTTAGTGAGACTACTGGACCATACACATGGGACGAATCTACATTTAGATTTGAAGACAGTAAACACATCGCATGGAATTTCATGAGAGTTGGACCTGATTTAACTTCAAGTTTTAAAATCAATGACATACGACAAGGTGATAAATTAGTTATCAAATACAAACATCCTGTAAATGGCACGGTCAGTTTCGGTGAACATACTATTATAAATGCAACTCCTACTACTTTTAATGATGTAAATGGATGGAAACAAATAATGGATGAATTAAATGCTAGCACTGATCCTGTTATTAGTAAATTTAATTATAATGCAATATTCGAAGATCTAGATGATAATGATACAAATGATGTATTTAGATTTATTTTAGCAGTAGGTTGGGAATATTCAAGTATATATGATTTTGATACTGTTTCTATCGTGAAAGCAAATCCTGTTTCTAATTCAAATGTAACCGGTGAAACACATGTTGAACATTTTAATCCAACATGGGATGATACTAGAGTATTTACAAATTATGCAGAAGTTGAAAGATCAACACATGTTACAATATCTACTGATATTTCTAAATTTCCTGGTAGAAAAAATGCTAAATGGACAATCACAAATATAAGTAACCCAAAAATCACTGATATATACTATAATAATATGTGGCTGACGTACATCTTTAAAGAACCTGGATACTATTCAATTCAATTAGAGGCTGAAGACACACATGGTAATAAAAACCTTGTAAAACGAAACATGTTAAAAGTAAAATAATAAAACAATAAAAAATGGCAAACATTACTGAAATCTTAGGAACTGACTCAGTTTCTTCATCAAGACCGATTATTAATAGTAACTTTGAGTTATTAAATGACGAGTTAGCATCTGTTACGGCACTATTAAATCCTGCAACATCATCGCTAAATTTACAAGGAGGCGTTTCTGCTTCATCTTTAAACGTTGCAATAGGAAATACAAACATATTACGCGTAGACAATTTAGGTGCTATATTCAATATTGCTGCTACATTTGCTGCAAGTGCTAAATTTGGAGGTACTTTAATTAAAAGCGGAGTGTTAGGTACTGCTGCGGTTCCAACTACACAAGTTACACCAACAACTATCACAGCAATTACGTATTTTGTTGACACTAACTTTACTTTACCTGATGCAGTAGATGGACAAGAAGTAACTATAATTAATGTTTCTACAGCTTCACAATCAGTGTCAGCTCTTATATTGGATAAGTTAGGTGCAAGTTCAATTGCGTTAACAGGTAAAAATTCTACAGTAACATTAAGATGTTTCGCTAATATATGGTATGTTATCGCAGCTCACAACACAACAATTGTATAAAACAAAATTTAATTAATAAATGGCAACTCCTCTAGTTAGAATACCGCAGCCCATGGGAGGCACAATGTATGCTTTTGCTTCTTCAGCAAGAGATATGACTAGAGCTTTTAACAGTTCAGACTTAAATTTTGAATTTAGCAAATATGCTTTGTTAGATCTTCCAGATTTTACTGATTCAGTTAATGGTTCTAACACTATAGATTTTGAATTAAATCTTAAACAAGCATCGGGTCAAGCATATATTGCTGGCATGCCTAATGTTGATTTTGCACAAACGTTTCAGAATTATGCATTGAACATGGAAGAGTTATTGTTAAATGACGATGACTACGATCCAATTATTTTACAATCAGACGCTGAAAAAATATTCTTTAAATGGTTATCTTCTTTAGGTGCCATTGATTTTATTACAGCAGATTCTAACCAAACTCTTTTAGGTAATTATACAGAGAAAGTTAATGGAAATTTAGCGAGTGATAATTACGATAGATTGGTTAAATATTTAGGAACTATTGACGTTGAGAATGATGTTGCATATCAAGGTAACACTTATCATGAAGTTTATATTAATGTTCCTACGTCAGTTGGTTATACACCGACTGTTTTGTTTAAACCATCAAATTACAACACATCTGCAACTAAATTATATGCTAGTGACTATATAGAAGGTAGAGCAGGACAAACACATCCTGATCCTAATATTAATGTCAATACAATTGTTGATGATTACGCTCTAAGTAGTGGACCATATTACAATATTCAAACTAATGCAACTAATAGCGTAGGTATTCAATTCGATGCAAATGCATACGAAGAAATTAACAATGATCCGGATGTAAAGTCTTTATTAGATTTTGCTAAGAAAGGTCAAAAGTTTACTTTTAATGCCATTTTAGTTTATTATGATATTTATAGTCAATCAGTACCTGCTAATAGAGCAACGAATTTATATGGTATTTTAATACTTGATGATATTCAAGATTCTTATGGACCTGGTTCTAAGATCAACGAGCAAATTAAGTATAAGCCAAATGAAATTACAGGTTTAAATGGTAATGCATTCTCATTAAAATTAAATTTAAAATTCAATTCATCATTAGATAATGTTGGTGTTGAAACGAGTGTAAATGATTTTACAACGTTCTCTATGGATTTATTCATGGATACAACTACTGCTTTAGAAAATGCTACTGAACTTTTAATTCAAGCAAATAATAGATACGGTGCAGTTGTTGATAGATTAGATGCTATTGAAAATATAGTTGCTGCTAAAGAAAATGCTACGGCACTTTTAAGTAGAATTGTTTCTTTAGAAGATTCATTCCAAAATGCCTCTATTCAATTAGCAGACTCTAATTCTCTTTTGGAATTAATTACAAAAGCACACAATAAAATCAATTCATTAATTGACGGAACAATACCTGTAGAATTGCAATACAATACTGATGTTTTATTTGCCGGTAAAGGTACAGAAGTTGATAAATCTATTCCTAATAAAATTAAAATTAATAGTACAGTTGATGGTTATACTTTAAATAGTGTATACCTTTGGAATATGGTTGCTAACGCAATTGCTACTCAGTTATCAGATACTGTATGGTTTGATGCAGGAAATGTTGGAAACGGTTCTGGTAAATTTGCAATATGGTCTAGACTAGAAGCTTTTACAAATAGATTAAGTCTTAAAGGTTTAATTAGAAAACCTAATGGAGATATTTCTGATCCTGAAAGTAATCTTAATATATACATTGATGATAGTCTTACTGCTTGGAAAAGCGGTCAAACTTTTAAAATCACATTTGACACAATCAATATGTCTGGTAATAATATTAAAATTTGGACTAGTAAAACAACTGGATTTGACAAATTAATAGCAGATATAGACGCAACTCAATTAATAACAAACAAACCGTATATTGAATTAGTATGTATAAATCCTACTAATTATCAATTCGAAGCTGATATTTTAAGATAATATGAATACTAACAACTCTATTTCTAATTCACTCAAGAAATTACTTGAGATCAACGCTAATTCCTTAAAGACTTTTGAGAGAATTAATGAAGCAATCACGACTGATCAACAAGATGTACCTCTTGAGATAATAACTACTGATGGAACTAAAACAGTTTATGTGCCGTCATTTGGTTATATGAAAAGAGAATTAGAGCGATTAGACACTAATCTAAAATCTTTAGCAGGTTTAGGTAAGGGTAATACTAGAATTAAGTTACCAGATGGTACTTATCAAAATATTATTACATCTACTTTAAAATCTCCAGCTAATGATATTACAGTGTTTAATAGACCTGTTAATTTTTCAACTAAGCCTAATTATTTCTTTGAAGATTTCTTAAATCCTTTATTGACTACTACTATTAATGTTGGTGGACAAATACCAACTAGTACTGAAAAGATATTGGTTAAAAGAATTTTATTTGATTCTTCAAATGCAGTTACTGTTGATTATTTTAACACTAACTTTAAGAATAAAGAGAATATAGATTATGCTACTGCAATTAGAGATATTGCAATCAATAGTTTAACATATACTTTAGATGAAGATACAAGAGATTTACCTTATAGAAATGCACAATACACTGGTAAATTTGATGTATTAAAGATTAACAATTCTAAGAGAGAAGAAACAGTTGATGGAGTTACAACTAAAAGAGGTATAAAATTATATGCTTTAGATAAATTAACATATAGTGATTCTACGAAGGCTTTTGCTGAAACAGAAACATTAAAAGTTGGTGATGAGCTTATGATTCAAGGTGGTCTTAGAAACACCAGATATAAAATTACTAGAATTGATGGATCTACAAATCAAGTAGAACTATTATTAGTTGAAGGTTATGAATCTATTAAGATTGGTGCTGATCAATTAGGAATCTATAAAAATGATGATAATAATCTAAACATACAAGTTAATGTTGGTTTTAATGAAAGACTTTTAGTATTTGTTAAAGCAATAGATCCTGATTCTAAAATATTAGCAGAAAACTGGTCACCTGGTATTGGTTTTTATTCTAACGAATTAACATTAGTACAAGCTGATGGTTCATCAATAAGATTAGACGATTATTACAAGACTGAAGTCGCTGACTTTGGTAGATATATCAATGCACTTAAAGAAGATGCTATTCCACCAGCAACACAGGGTATTACTCCTGATGCTCCGGCTTTGGATCTTAATAACTTTAAGGTCGTACAAATTAATACACACCTTACAGCTAATGACAGCGCTGATAAGATTAAAAAGTTAGCAGCTGACAAAGTTTCTGTTGAAGAGAAGATTAAAAAATTAGATGAAATTATAGTTAAGAAAAGAGCTGAGATTTCTACTAAGAAATATGAATCTAATATTCAAAAAGATAAAGATAAAAACGAATTAAATTCACTTATCACTGAAAGAACCAGTGAAACAAGTTTATATAATAGTATTGTAAACCAAATCCAATCATTGGCTTCGGGTTCTAATACGACTACAGTTACTCCAAAGTATAGAGTTAGAGGTTTTTGGGCTATTCCAGAACCTAAGAAAGTTGCTGATACAGTTGATCAAAGTGTTGTACAATTTATTATACAATATAGATACTTATCTACTAGTGGAAAAGCAAGTGAAGTTTCACAACTTCCATTCACTGAAGGTACAAGACAAAAAACTGCAGTTTTCTCAAATTGGAATGAAATGACAACTAAAGCTAGAGACAGATATAGAGATACTGTCACTGGTAAATTTGCATGGCAAGATAGTTTGGTTGAAGATGCCCAAGAAGTAAACTTTAATCAATTAGATATTTCAATTAATGAAGGTGAATTAGTAGAGATTAGAGTTAAATCTGTTTCTGAAGCTGGTTATCCAGCAAATCCAATATATTCTGATTGGTCTGAAGCAATTACTATTGATTTCCCAATTGCTGAAATTGACACTACAAACGTAGAAGCATTATTAATGTCTAATGCTGCTGAAACAGCTGCTGTTAAAATTTCAGAAGAATTAACATCTAAAGGTGTATTTACGCATATAGATGATAGCTTTAGTGCTAATGAAAAATATTATGCACATAGTGCAACAAGTATTGCTTCAGGATTCTTATCTGCTGAACAGAAACCTATTTCGGTTTATGATAAAATTGCAGAATTAGAAGCTCAAATAGCATCGCTTAAAGTTACGGTTGAAGTGGAAATCGGTGAACTTCTTGTTAAGATCATGGACGAAGATGGTACAGTTACTGTTATTAATAATGACACTAAAAACCAAATCTTTGCTGGATATTATACTGACGAAGTTGCAAGTTTAACTATTAAGAAAGGTCACATTGTTACTAAAACATTTAAACTTTTATTAGAAAATACAAAGGCTACTAAATTAGAATTAGTTTCAAGATTAGTTGGTGATAGAAATTTGCCAGCATATAGATCTACTTCAGCAGGATCTGCAATTGCAGATAATGGATTTGGTGTAAGATTAAACGATAGCGGAAGTCCAGATACTGATAATAAAATTAGTTCAGATAATTATTATACATCTGAAGGTAAATATGATTTAGTACCAATTCAATATCAGAACATTGATGCTACTTCAATATCATCTTATGCATTATTGGCTGAAGCACCTTATCAATCTGCACAGAGACGTGGACAATTTGTTTACTCTAGATTTATGGATATTGCTAATCAAAATCCATTATATGTGACGGAGTCTTTATTACCGGGTGCACTTCCAAATTTAACAAATTATGAATATCCTCTTAGTTATGCAATATTTCAGGCTTCTAATACGCTTGGAGTTCTATCAATGGTACCTAATGGAAATGGTAATTCTGTTGATTTTATTTGGACAGGAACTTTTGGTAGAGCTGGAATTAGCGGAGATGCAAATTTAACTACTGATTTTAGTAGAGATAAAATAGATGTATGGAGTGTGGCTACTGTAGGTGCAGCTAGTTATAATAATGGTTTGTTTATACATAAGGATCATCCAGATTTAGGTAATTTATATGTTGATTTACAAACAGAATATAATGCTAATTTAAGTGCTGTTACGTTCGATCAACAAAAAACTAATATTCAGGATATAGTAAATAATGCTATTTATACAATGCCTATTACGGCAACTTATGCAACTGGAACTTCATTTATATACAGTGGTAATGGTTCAAGCAATTTATTCGGGAACAACTTTATAACTTCAGCTGTTGATTCAATTCAATCTACAAAACAATTAGCATTCCAAAAAACATCTAGTTTAATTACAGCTGGTGATAGAACGTTTAAAATGTCTTTCGATGCAAATGATCAATATCTTTTAGGTGGTCGTTCTTGTGGAGCTTTCTTATTTTTATCGCCGATTAATTTAAACACATTAAGAGTAGAAGGTGATGCTAAACAAAGTAGAAAAGAAATTAAATCTGCTGTTGGTACACTAGACACATCTAAATCGCTTTCAGTTGACATTATGTTCCAATATAGAATGACTGATTATTTTGGTAATGATTCATCTAGTGATATTGGTAGAATTGGAGGTCAAGCTAAATTAACATTCCCTAATTTAACATATACTAAGAAAATTGGATTAGACATATTTGATAAATACGATCAACAATTCTCATTTGATATTGAGGTATTTGCTAAGTACAGTCCAGCTGGTAAAAATCTAAATTCAATTAGAGCTGCTAAGTTGACTAGATTTGCCTAATGCTAACTAATAAATCTTAGATATATAACAGAGACAGGAACTCTGTTTAATAAAAGATTTATATAAATGGCATCAATTTCAATTAAGACAACTCCATACGCAACCAGTGTTTTAGCATGTACTAACGGACCTGCTTCGAGTGGTAATCTAACTTTATTTTATACTAGTACAGCACTTGCAATAGATGTATTTTTATATACTGATTTTGCTCAATCGTTAGCGTTTAATGGCGCTGATAAATGGTATTATATAGGAGATACTTCAGAGACCATTCAGATTGATATTAATGGTAAAGTAACTGATATTGCTGCGTGTGCTAGTCCGACTGCAACACCAGTTGTACCGACTGCAACACCTGCACCGTCTGCAATTCCGCCAACACCGACACCAACATCAATTCCGCCAACGCCAACACCAACTGCAATTCCACCGACTGCGACGCCAATTCCACCAACTCCAAGTCCTACACCTGATAGTGTACCGATTGCGATAAGTGCTGCATATAGTGTTGCTTGGAATGGAACGTTGACTATTACATTGACAGGTCTAGATGATCAGACTACTAATTTATTTTATACTATTGTTACTCCGCCTACTAAAGGCACATTGACTAGAGTCGGTGTCGCTGGTTCGGCAATATATTCATATGTGCATACAGCATCTACTGTTGGATCTGATTCATTCACATTTACAGTAAGAGATGGATTTAATCAAACTTCTCCATCTGCTACTATAACAATTAATCCTGCAAATGCAGTTCCTGTGATTGTAAATCCAGGTACAATTAATGTAACACAGAATAGTTTTTCTAATTTTAATGTATCTGTTACCGATTCAGATGGTGACGCTATAACTTTATCTACTATAACTAGTCCTATAAAAGGTGCTATAACAATAAATGGTCAAACTGGAAATACAATAAGCGTAAAATATACAACTCTTGTAGGCTTAACGGGTTCTGACAGTTGGACTATTAGAGCTACTGATTCAAAGGGTGGACAATCTACGCAATTTACAGTTTTATTTAATATTATTCCAACGCCTAGATTTACGATGGATATTGGATCTTTTGGAAATGATCCAACATCAATGTGTTTTTCTACGCCGATTACTCTAGCATATGGTTCTACTTCTCAAGCAAATAATGTTTCTGAGTTAGCGATAGGCGATTCTATTTATTACGATGAAAGTCTAACTAATAAAGTGATTCCACCTAGTTCTATTATAAATTTAGTAAAAGTTTCTGATAGTTATGCATCGGTAATTTTAGGAATAGATCTTTCTGGTGAAATTATCAGCAAAACTCCATGTACTATTACATCTACATCATCTTTTACAGATGTTAAGTATTCTACAAATTCTAGAGAGTATTGTTCAGGCGATTATTCAATCGTAAAATTGTGGTATAATGGTACTGTAGCTAAAACTTTAAGTGAATTAGTTGATGGCAATATACCTCTTTTTAGTAGCGAATATTATTCTAATTTAGGAGCTACTCAACTTGGTCAAATAGATAGTGGAATTTATAGTGATATTAATTCGATCAATACTTACTATAAGCGATCTACTACAGACACGTGGGGTGCATCAGTACCTGGTTTAGGTCTTTTTGAATGGCAATGTGGTACATTAATTCCTAACGAGACTTTTGAATTAACTTCTATTTATAAAACTAATTTATCAGATCCTACTATAAATCAGTTTTGTGCTGGAACATCAAGTTCAACATCTTTATTTTATGTTAGACAAGAAGGTATGCAACCATTTAGTGGTTTATTGGCACTAGCCAAATCAAATACACCTATTTATAAATCTAGTATAGGCGCTACAACAGAAGATCCTGATGATTTATTTGAATCTAATATATTTGAAGATAGTTATGGATATTTAGCTTGGGAAAATATAGGTGATGGAGTTAACTTCAAATGGTACGGCTATGATACCAATAATTTATTAGTATCAGGCGGTGATATATCTGCATATGGTGATTGTGGAGATTATATCAAACCTGAAATAGTTACAAATGAGTTCGATGCTAATGGAAAAATAAAAAATGTATTTTACGGATTTTATTCTTGTAATCCTGAAATTGAAGGACCTCAGGCCGGTAGTAATACTGAGACTTTGTTTTGGCCTATATACATCATAGATGGATTGCACACTGATAACGATGGAGATCCAGGTAGTTATATAGAAGATTTCATAGATACTATAGAGTTCAAAAACGTCATATCTTCCAGCAGCTTCGATAGCTGTTTAGAATACAGCTTTAAAATTATTGCTGAAGACATTGATGAAGCTGTGGCTCTATTAGAAAGTTCAGGATTAGATCCTCAACAAAGACCAGTTGTTTCAAGTGGAACGCAAATTGGTTTAGGAAGTGAAGCTGTCGTACAAGTATACTCAGATACAAAACCATGTATTTCTAATGTTACTAGTTTAGTATTAGAAACTTATACGTTTCCGTTAATAGCTGATTATGAAACTATTAAAGCAGGTCCTAATTTTAAAACTCAAACTAATTATCAATTGGATAACGTTACAAAACCATTATTAAGAACTAATCCGAAATTATCGGGTAATATTAAAATTGTTACAAGTTCAAATGGTTCTGTTTATTTAGAAAGTATTAATGCTTCTAAAGAATTAGCAGCTATAAAATATAAAAAGAATGTAGTTAATCCTAATGGTAATTATGCAGCTGATGTTGCAAATTTCTTTAAAAATACTGGAACACCTTCGGATTTGATTTATTTAACAAAAAGATCTGAATCTGATTTAACAGTATTAGGTTCTTATGATAAACAAATAGAAGAGGAATACCAATATGGTACAACATATAATTATTCTAAAAACTATGATGAAAATTATAGGATTTTTGCACCTATCTGGGTTGACAATAATATGCCAGATAACTTTGTAATTTTCAAAGTTAAAAATCCAACGGGTATTGATGCTGCAACAGTTAGTGCTGATAACGTTTCAAGAATTCAAGAGATATTAAAAAATGCTGAAATAGTTAAAACGTTTGATCTATCGAAAAAATCAGATTTAGGTAAGTATATTAGAAATCATGTACAACAAGAAACTTTTCCAAAGGCGCCAATTACTGTTTCATTTGGTAAAAACGACATGACAAGTTTTAATGGTATTGACATTAAGTCTGGTGAATTAACTAGTAAAGGTGAATACATTTACAAAGATTATGTTGAAGCTGACAAACCTCTTATTGAAGCCAATGATTTTATCACAGATGGTTTTAGAAGAAATGGTATGTTATGCGCTAACTTGTTAAACTTAGAGTTTTTATTTGACGATGAAAGTTCAAGTGACTATAGTGTTAACAGATACTTTGGATTATATGTTGATGCAATTGATTCTGGAATAGGTGAAATAAATTCTATAGATAATAATATTATTAAGTTTAGTAATGTTACGTCTTACGTTGATGCTAATAATCCTATTACTGCAATCCCATCACATAAACAAATGTCTACTTCGCCTACATTAGGTTACGTATCAATAAACGATATTTACTATAAGATTTCTAATTCAGGACTTTATGATCCTAAACAATTGGAAGTTAAGATAGATGATACTACTGGAAATATACCGAGCGCGATTGGAATATCTCACACTGGAAGATCGGTTGATTTAATCAAGAATGATGAAAGAGGTTATGACTTTGTTAAAATGTCAATTATAGATGTTCCAGATAGCAGCGATGCAATTGCTGTTGTAAGTTCTAGAGAAGAATCTTATAAGTTTACATTTGTAAAACACACACCTGGAGAAACGATTAACATCAATATCGAGGATTCAACTGGACCATATCAATTTCAATTTACTACAGCTGCAAACTTTGGTTTAACAGCTTTAAATATGGCAAATGCTTGGTCTATTTTTGCATTAAAATCTGAATTGAGATTGGACATTGATGCGAATGCAAAAACATTTATTATAACTGAAATTAAAACAAACTTGGGCGATCTTAATATGTATGTTTCTGGAGCCATTAGTTCTATTATACGAATTGATCAAATTCAAACAAACATAAATATTCAAAACAGAACATATTCTGCTAATTATACTTTACCAAAAGGAACATACAGTGGAAAATTCTTTTCTAATCAAGGTAAATTAGGCGATATTGCTTCTGCTTTAGCAAGTGCTATACATGCTGATGATAGTGCATTAGATGCATTCAGTATTGGACAGGATATTTGGATTAAAGCCAGAATTCCTGGTTATAAGTTATTGCAATATACAGTTTTGGTTAATAAATTAAATGTGATTGATTTTGTAAAAGTTAATAATAGAGATGTAGATAATATTCTAAAATTAAGAGATGGAGCTAGTACAGTATTATCTAAGTGGGATGCATATTATTTAACTGGTGGTAATTCTACTAGCAAATCTATCTTTATTAATAATACAACTATTAGTGAGATTTCTATAGGAGATTATTTAGAAACTAAATATACTAATCAATTTAATAGAGTGTTGGATATTGTTGAAGATATAACTGTTCCTAATTCTACTAGATCTAAATTAATAATGCAATCAAAGTCAGATACACCCGATGGTGAAGCTAGAGTATTTAATGAAAACATAGTTAAAATTGGACTATTCTCAGCGTATGACATATATGACATGAATTTTGATTTTTACGATACTTCTAATTCTGATCTAAAAGAATTAGATTATGAAACTAGAATTAAATTAAATTATGAGCCATATGAAAATGCTATAACAAAGATTGATCCCATTACTGGCGAATTTAATACTACATTGGAAGCTAATGATATATTTGATGATAGTTTTGCATTAGATCCTATAAACTATTTCTCAAACCTTTCTGAAATATTATCAGAAGAAACCGTAGGAGAAATAACCAGTCAGAATATTACAAGTGAATTTGATAGGTTAAAAGAAAATGAACTTAAAGAGTTTGCTATAAATTCAAGAGTGGTTCCTAATATTAACAAATGGGTTTTAAAAGATTCATTGACAGTAAGAGATCAACCTTATTACTTAAATACTAATGAGGCTTTTGGTAGAACTAATTTCTCACCAGATTTAAGTGCTACTAAACGTAATAGAAATGATATGACTCATGAATGGTTTTATATGGATAAAAAACCAAAGTATTTAAGATATGACGAATTAAATGATACGTTTTCATATGTTAATTTTATTGAAGACTTTGAATTAACTGCTGATTTATTTAAGAGTACTAAGAACAATTATTTTGATAAGTTCATGATAACTGAAGGTTTTGAAAAGAACCTGGATGCAAATGATATAACGAGTATTTATGATAAGTTTGGTGAATTCACTAGAAGATATTTAAATCCAGATGATGTAAACAATACTTTCTTTAAAACAAATTTAAAGAAAAAATATACATTAATTGATGGTGGAGATACTAGTGCTTTTGCTAGTACTATATTTAAGGGATTAAAAGTTGTTCTTAAAAACAGAAAAGAATTTACAGAAAAAGTTGCATTAGACTTTGTACCTACAAGTGAATTTAATGGATACAAATTTAGTATTTTATTGAAGACTAATACTGATGTGAAAACTAATAGTGTTGATTTTGAAGTAATTCAAAATAAGAAATTTAAATTTGTAATATTCTTTATTAACTTAAACATAAGTGATTATTGGATTAAGGGAAATATGAATAGAAAACTACTTTATGAATTAAACCATAAAATAGTATACGATCATACAATAGAAGATTATAATTATGCTAACACTTCTTTTAATGGTGCATTAAGTTGGAATACTGCTAATTTTACTGGAAGTACGCCATATGCGGTTGAAGGTATTAATCATTTTGATGGATCTGTTCCTAATTTTGAGAACGATATTTTAATAGGTGAAAATGGATTATTTGGAGAAGTATTAATGGACATTTATCCAGAAACTCCTGGTAATACAATGTATAAGTTTTCAATTTATTCAATTCAAGATACTAACACTATGTTTGTTGTTTCAAAACCTGTTAATGTTAATGATCCAAATGATATATTAGATATTACATATTTGCCTAATTATATTCAGAAGAAAATTAAGTATTATTACACAAACGGAGGTAGTAATATTCATAAAACGCTTTTAGAGAAAATATCTATAAATAGGGTTGCAGATATGATTAATTTAAATGATGATAGTGTTACATATACTACCGTTGAAGAAGATGGAACTGTAAATAATAATAGATTTACTGTTAATTTTGATGATGGTAATGAAATAATTAAATACGCAAACATTTCTATCGAAGAAGATAATGATAAACCTAAAAGTTATAAATTATTTAAAGGTATTATTGGTTATAATCTTGTTAGATCTAATGAGGCTTTATACTATCCATTCTTAGTTAGACATAATGGTGCATACACTGTTGATTTTACACCAGTGATAACATTTACTGATATGTACACTCATTTTAAATCTAATAGAATTCAAGCAAGTGCAGATCAAAGAGAAACAGGATTAGAGTCTATATTATATAAGCACTCCTTAACTGACGGATATGAATTAACTACGGCTAAATCATATTATGAAAGATATAATAGATGCGGTACTACGTTTAATGTAGGATTTATACAAGATGATGGCACACATGATAAATATTTCGGTGTTATTAAAAACCATTTTTATCATAAAGTTAATGAAATAAATCCAACAGGTATTACAAAGCTTTCAGAGTCATCTGATAAACTTCCATTGTACCCATTAATTGATGAAGTTGCTATATCAAAAAAAGATGTAAACGTATTTAGATCTTCATGGGATGCTGGTTATTATACAAGAGCTTTTTCTGGTGGAAAATCAGAAGACATTCCTGGAACATTAGACAATACTGAAGAAAGATCTTATCTTGCATCTACAGTAATGAAGGTTAAAAATAATTACGATCTTATTTCGTTTAAATATCAAACTATTGGAAGCAAAGAAAAACTAGATGAAATACTAAGCAACTCTATAAATGATGCTGAAGTATTGGTGTTCGAAGATGAGAATGAAATCGTTGCTGATTTTTATATTACTGATATTACTACTAGATTGTTAAAAGAAGACGGAGTATTAACTGGAATTCAAAACTATGTAAGTGTTCAAAATTCAGCAGGTGATAAAACGACATTATCTGATGATGCTGATTTTTATATAAGTAAGAATATCATTGAGCAATTTGTAGTTGATTCTGTTAAATTATACACTAAAAGATTCAAAGGAGCTGCTTCAAGTATAGTTAGTTCTAACGATATTAATTTAATAGGTGATGGAGGATTTTCCCCTGATAATAATTTCACTTATAAACCACATAAGCAAACGCCTATGAATTTTAGGTTGATATATAATAAAAGATTAGGATATTCTTACGACATTAAACCTATGATAAAAATAAAGTCATAAAATGGCAATTAACATTCAAGAGATATTACACCCAAGCGATTCGGACTCTATAAAGTTTGAGAAAATCAATTATAACTTTGATCAAATTTTAGCGAATGGCGGTGGGCCAATTGGACCAAAGGGTCAAAAAGGTGATCAAGGTCTACAAGGAAGTACTGGTCAAAAAGGTCAAAAAGGTGAAACAGGACCTATTGGTTTAAAAGGTGTTTCCGGAGCTACTGATAGTCCATGGTACAAAGTTAATGTCGATACAAATAATGATGGTCAAAATGAAGTTAGTATTTTAAAACCTAAAATTGGATCAGATTCAAATATGCCTATTATCTGGTTAGGTGATGATGCATTTCAAGAAGATGTAACAAATGGTGATATTTCTACTAATGCTAGATTATCAATTGCCAAAGATTCTACCTTTGAAAATTATATTAAATTATATCATGCTATCGATAAAGCACTAGTAATGACAAGTATTACTAGTACAACGACTGAGGGTATATTTTCTAAATTTAATTGGCAAAATGCATTTGGTAGTTCAAATATAGAATTTGGAGCTACTACAGATAAAATTACATTCTTTGCAAACAATTATTCATTTTCAGCTAGCGGTGTTGGAATCAATTTAAAGTCAATTGGTAATACAAATATCAAACTTAGTAGCACTGGTTTTGGAATTTTAGATGTAGACATGAATGCTGAATTTAAGGGTTATTTAAGATTGCCTGCTGGTACTACAGGTCAAAGACCTTCTGTACCTCAATTAGGTATGATTAGATTTAATATTGATTTAGATATTGTTGAAGCTTATTATAATAATGGTGGAACTCCTGAGTGGAGAGAATTATGTACTGATTGTGGAACACCAGTCGGTGATAGTATCGGTATTTCAGGTGGAGATATAAATGCTAATGCTGATGGATCTCCAGCAACTGATACAATTGAAATTATTGGAGGTGATATTCATGCTAATGTCGATGGTTCACCATATTCTGCAGTAAGCGCAGCATTAAGTGCAGTTGGATCTACTTCACTTACAGCAACTTATAATATTCCAACAACACTTTATTTAAATTATACAATTGCACCTACATCATCTGATCCAGGATCTTCTAACGTATTTGTTAATACTCCTGGATTAACTATCACTCCTGAACCTTCTAGTAATAGAATAAAAGTTGTGACAAGTGTTGATGTTGTTGGTAAAACTTGGAACGTAACAGTTAAACATCCATTAGATTCGAATGTTATGGTAGTTTGGAATATATCATTAGTAAGTGCTGCATCACCAACTGCAACACCAGTTACACCAACTGCTACTCCAGTCCCAGCGCCTACTGCAACACCTAGTCCAGTCGCAACTGCAACAATAACTAATGTATTACATGTTGTTGATGATACAGTAAGTGTTGTTTTCAACTTAAGTGATACTGTTAATTGTTCGGCAGTTACAGTTCAATACAGTTCTAATCCAACTGGACCATGGAATGGTAATACATCAGGTTGTTCATCACCTCGTGCAGTTGAGATTTATGGTGCATGTGGAACCACATACTACTTTAGAGTTGTTGAAACTAGAAGTGGTTTAACAGATGTTATATCTAATGTATATGAATTCACATATCCAGATTGTGACTATGGAGGTGGAGGAACAGGATCTATTGTATAAAATTAAATATAAAATAATAAAATAAATGGCAGCTAACGATTATACAAGAAGTGTGAGTATTACACCACAAAGTTCATCTTATTCATGGAGTACACCTCCAAGTTGGATCACTATAATACAATTTGGCGCTAGCAACGATTGGGTAATTACTATTGCTGCAAATACAGGTGCTTACAGAAGTGCAACTATTTCTGTTACACATAGTAATGGAGTTACAACAGATAGTATAAATATTATCCAAGAAGGCGTTTCTTCTGGTGGTGGAGCAGGTATACCAACTGCAACTCCAATTGTACCAACTGCAACACCAGCTGCAACTAGTTCAGGTGGAGCAGGTATACCGACTGCTACTCCAATCCCAGCTCCGACTGCAACGCCACCTCCAACTAGTTCAGGTGGAGCAGGAATAACAGCATATACATATTCTGTTTTCGGTACTGATTTTTATAGTTTCGGTAACGTATCATATATCAATCAAGCCGGTGAATATAGATCATCGTCTGTTGGTTATAATCAAACTATTTCGATTTGTGCTAGGTCAATTATAAGTCAAAGTGGTTGTAATGTAACGAACACATATAGCATGTGTTTCTAATCTAATAAAATTAGGATAAATATAAAAAGAAAATAATAACAATGGCAGCTAACGATTACATAAGAACGGTAAATATCACACCATTGAGTACTAGTTACTCTTGGGATACACCACCGAGTTGGATCACTATTAATAGAATAGGTACATCTGATGATTGGACTATAACTATTGCCGCTAATAGTGGTATAGCTAGAAATGCTACGTTAACCGTTAGACATGCTAATACAACTACAGTTGATACAATTAATGTTTCTCAAAGTGCTGGAATTGTAGTACCAACTGCAACACCAATCGTACCAACTGCAACACCAATTCCACCGACACCAACACCAACTTCACCAGCAGGTGCAGGTTACTCTTTATCTTTTGTTGACTCTAGTTTTACTATAGATGATTATACTTTTGGTGGAAATACTTATGTAGACTTAAATTATAATATTACTGGTGCTACAACTCCACCGACATTAGTACAAAAATCAGTATATCTGGATTGGACAAATCGTTCTGGACCAACTGGAGGTGTAGGTACAATTAGATTATATAGTTTATTACCGCCTGCAGAATTACCAGTTAGTATGCAAATGTTGCCTATTTTTACGCTTGCACATCCATTAGATAGTGGTGTAACTGCTTCTATTCCTGGTTATATAATTCAAGCACAAGATGAATTAATTATTAGAAATCCAGATCCAACATCAGTTCCTAGTCCAACAACACCACCATCTACTGGCGGCGGTGGCGGCGGTGGCGGATGTTTAATTGGAGGAACTAAAATTACTTTATCTGATGGTTCATTAATAAACATTGAAAATCTTAATGTTGGTCAAAAATTAATGGCGACTGTTTTTGGAAATATGCCAAACACTGATGATGTTACAACGTTAAAATCTTGGACAGAAATTAATCCTTCTATATCAAGTACTGAATCTGAATTAGTTTCAATTAAAGCATATGAAGTTTCTAAAACTTATAATTTCAATAACGGTTTAATAGTATCTTCAGGAGATCATTTACATATAGTTAAAGTTAATGATTCAACATGGACTGTATTAGAGGCTGAAAATATTAAAATTGGTGACAAGTTCATGACAATAAAAGGTGAAGTACTTATAGGAACAATAACAGAAGATCATAACATCACAACTGTTTACAAATTAGATGTTGAACCTAATGACACTTATATTGCTAACGGAGTGGTTACACATAACTTGAAAGATGAAACACTAAATCCAGTCGAGGATGTTAGACAACAATAAATTTAAATAAATGGAAATTAAAAACAATTTAAAACAATTTTTTTCAAATAAGAGTCTAGTTATTTTTGTAGCTGGTGCTCTTTTTGTTTTGTTGTTTTTAAGACAATGTAATCAGATAGATAATTTAAAAGCTAAAGTTGAGATGACTGAAAAGGATTCTCAAAGAAACTTTAATAATTATTTAGCTTCTAAAGATTCAGTAAGAATTGTGGTTGCTAAGAATGGTAATTTGATTAGTGAAAAAAGAAGTTATGAGTTTGATCTTAATGATTTAAAAGGAGATCAAAAAGAATTAATTGAAAAATACAAAGAAGCTTTAAATTTAAATAGAAACTTAAATAAAGTAAATACTTTATTAACAGCTGACTTAAAAATAAAAGACACATTTGTAGCAGGTACTAGTACTACTAAAATAGACTCGATAAATACTAAAATTAAGTTTAGTAAATTTGATGATTTTGGAAAAGGTAATTCTAGAGATCTTTCAGGGGAAATGCTAATCACGAAAAACGGTACAGATTTTAAATACAGTGATGCCACGTTCTCTATTAACCATAAGATTAATTTAATGGCTGCGATAGAAAATATTGATGGAGCTGATCAATTAAAAATTTCAACTTCTTACCCAGGTTTATCGTTTGACAATATAGAAAATATAAACCTAATTAATACTAAATTAAATCAAAAGCCTGTTAAAAAAGGTGGTTTTGCAATTGGTATTGGTTTAGGATATGGAATAAATTTAAATAATAATCAAATAATAAGTACTGGTCCATCAATAGGTCTTGGACTTTACTACTCACCGAAGTGGTTAAGATTTTAAAATAATATAAATAATGGCACAATCATCAAGATATTTTTACTTAGACTCAGACATTTTATTAGAGTTTATTTACCACGATCAAAGTAATCCTTCTAAATATCAAATAGAGGTTGATGAAAATGGTAGCGAGGTAAAATTCTTAGATACAATTAAGGGTGATCCTTTCAGTCAAAGACATTTGATTAGTGAGTTAGGTAGTGCTGTTGTAAACTTTGATGTTACAGAAACTAGTGGTTATTTGTCAGTTGAGAATTTTGCAGCTAGAACTCTTTTACTACAAAATGGTAAAACATATAAATTTAATTTAAGTGCATTAACAAACCCTAGTTTATTTACTATAAGTGGTGCACTTGGAATTTATTCATATTCTAGCACTACTCAAATTGGTCAATTTACTCCTGTACAAAATGGTACAGTTGATTATTCATATGAAGGTTTAAAAGGCGGAAAGATAATTGTTGACGCTAGAGCTAATCCTTTATTTGCAAATCCTGATGAAAATACAGGAAATGATATTAATCAAACTATCGGTAGATACCATGCAGTACAAACTGATTCTACTGCAACGAAATACGCTTTATTAGGATATGATTCTACTGGAGATTATGACATGCATAATTATATTAATAATAATATAGATTGGGCTGGAGGAAATGAAACAGATCTTTTAAATTACCAAACTAATGCTACTGCTAATATTAATTTTATCAAGTATGATAGTATTAGACTTCACTTAAGAAGTGGTTACAGTTTTTCTGCAAGAGGATATGAAGGATTTTTATTTCAAGTTGCTGCTAAAAGAACTGGAGGCGTAAGAAATTACTTAACACAATTAGTTTACTTAAACACTAGTAACTACGAATATTCAAATCCTAAACCATTTATTTTAGGAGAAACTTTATATAGTAAGTTTATTGATATAAAAATACCTACACTAGTAAATCAAAACAGCGAGTTTGATGATTTATTTTATGGAGATGGTACATTAGGATCTAGTGATTTAAATCCTACTGCAAATTATGAACTTACATTTAAGTTAATAAATAATTTGGAAACTTTTAATGGTTATGATTATTTTACAACTAAAGAGGAAAATAAGTTTACTGTTTCGAGAGAAGATGAATTTCAAGATTTTACAGTAGTAGTTGAAGATGCAACAGACGGAGATTATTTTAGAATATATGGTGAAAAAGACAATTCAATTGGAGCATTCGAAGCTTATATTTTAAATCAAATTACAAAAACTTCTGATGATATTATTGTAATGTTTGACGTTGATGTTTTTGAAAGCATAGGAACCTCAGAAGTTAAAACTTTCCAAACAACCTATACACAATACGAAGATTTTAATACGCCGATTGTTTTTAGACCTGTTATTATTAATAGTAACATAGCTTCTAGTTTCTCAATTGATATAACTATGAGAATATGGAATCAAACCGATAATACACAAATTGTAAAACGTGCAAGTTTGTCAATTGATCAAGCTGCTAAATATGGTAAAAGATTACAGAAACTTAAAATTGATTCACCAAATCAATTAACTGAAATTTATAATGTTCTACCACAAATGGCTTCAAATAAAATTGTTGCTGGTATATTTACTGATAATTTACCAAGAAGCGTTAAATATGTACCTGCATTTGTAGAGAGACATAATGTAATTGCTACTAGTGCCACTGTTAGATTCGATACTAGTAATGAGAACATAATGACACAGAATATTAATGAAGTTGATACCTCTAGTTTTAAAACAGAGGGCGAATTAGTTATTAAAGTTCCTCCATTTACATCTTATTACAAATTTGTTGTTGCTAAAAGAAAAGAAGACGATATAGAATTTATATCTTTTGCTAATACTGAAAATGTTGTAATGACATTTAGTGATGGAAATCAAAAGCTAAAATTCAATCATGTTTCTAATAAAGACATTAATATGGGTGAAGGTGAATTACTATTTAAAATTAGTGAAGCTAATGCAAATACTATAAGAGGTATGAAAAACAATACATTTTATATTAGTGTTAATAATGGAATAGACGAAAACATGATTTTGTCTGGTAAATTTATGATTTAATTATGGTTCTTAATAGTAGAAATAATGCATTTGATTTTAGATTTCCAAGAGGATTTATACCTGCTGAAGTATCTGAAAAATATAAGAAGTATCTTAATAAGGTACCAGGTGGTTTATTATCAGAACCTGTTGATTTTGTAAATTACAGTATTCAAGGTATTAATATTCCTGGAATTTCATTTGAACCAGTTACACAAGAAGATAATGATGGAACTAAGAGATACCATCGAGGCGCAATGCCAATTCAAAATACAATTAATAGAGAATTTACAGTAACCATGCAGTTATTAGATGGATTTATTAATTATTGGATTATGATGGATACTTTATTGTATTATTATGCAAGGTCAACTAAACAAGCATATATTGATCCGTTAACTTTGAGAATACTTGATGCTGAAGGTGCATCTGTTGCATACATGGAATTTACTGATTGTATTATGAATTCTATTAATGAATTAAGTTTGAATTTTGCAGAGAACGTTGCATCATTTAGTACATTTGAAGTTACGTTCTTCTATAATAAATTAAACCTTAGATTAGAGGTTGAATAAATATCAGATATATAACATATGAAAACATTTAATACTTACTTACTTGAAAACTCGGCTACTGAAAAAGAGTTACAACTTATCAATGAGGGTTTACAACAAGAATGGACACCTGAATTAGAAGCTAAGATTGATGCAGCTTTAGAGTCATTTGCTCTAGAGTATCAAAAAGCTGATGGTACTTATGATATTGAAAAACTTAATGAAGAGATTACTAATGAAGGTTTCTTTGGTTCTATTATCGGTGGTCTTACTGGATTTGCGTTAGGTAAATCAGTAGGTAAAATGATAGCTAAGGTTTTAGGTATCGAAAAAGGTATTTTCTTTGACTTATTAACTTCAAGACTTGTTGGTGCTGCTTTAGGTGCTAGTCTTGGTAATAGAATATAAATGAATTTTTTAGCAGTAGACTTTTCTTTGAATTCCCCTGGAATTTGCATATACAATGATAAGAGTAAGAAATATCATTTTATTAGTTACATGAAGCCTGGTACAGGCACTAAAGCAGAACAAAAACTTCAAGAAGAGTTATCTTTATTAAGTGATGTTACTCTTATTAATCAACCTGATTTTACAAATAACGAAACTTTCTCAAGTGCAGAACTTCTTAAGGTTAAACGTTATGATAAAATGGCAGATGACATTATAAACCTTGTTTTACAAAATTCTTTTGATGGTGATGGGTTTACAATTGCATTTGAAGGAACTTCTTATGGTTCTAATGGTGGAACCAATAATATGATTGACATGGCGGCAGGTGCTGCAATCCTAAAACTAAAACTTTTGAAGACTCTTAATCCCGATGACATATTAACTGTGGCTCCAACTACTATTAAGAAGTTTGCTGGTAAGGGTAATATGAATAAGCTTCAATTGTTTGATTGCTTTCAACGAAACGTGAACGAAGACCCAATCTTGGCTAAAAGTCCTTTGTGGAAAATCGTTAAAGACCTTGAAGTTGGAAAGAAGATCCCGAAGCCTTTAGATGACCTAGTTGATGCTTATTTTCTCGTTGCGTTCGTTGCAACCCCAAACACCTAATCTTTCCTCTGGCGTAAAGACATATTTTATATGCTAGTTGCGTAAAACTGTTTCATTTTATTTGAAAAAAAATAAAAATAGTTCTCCATGAAACAAAACTAAACTTAGATATATAATAAGTATACTATTAAAGTAGTAACATAAGGCAAAAGAAATGGCACAATTAGTTACAATCGATTTCATCCGACTAAACACAATCCTATATAAGATGGTTGTAAATGGTCAACTCTCAAATGAAGAGCGTGAAGCATTACTACACAAGTCAGGGCTACTTAAGCTTACGGATACTTGTTGGATTGAAGACGAAAATTCTACATTAACATTTCCTTTTCCTGAAGTTGAAACTTTTTAGAGTATACGATTATAAGTATTATAAACAATTTAATAATTTAAACAAACTAAACAATTTAAAGGTATGAGTGATTCATTTGACATTTTTAACTTAGGTGTAGAAGACGTAGAAACACACCAAGTAACAACAAGTACTTCTTCAAACGAAGTGTACAAACCAACCGCAGACGATGGTAAAGATGGAACTTACAAAGCATTAGTGCGATTTGTTCCAAACCCTGAAAACCCTCGTAATTCCCTAATTCAAAAATATGTGCACTGGATGACAAATTCAAGTGGTGATGGTAAACTAGTTGATAGTCCATCTACTATTGGTGAAAAGTGTCCTATTGCAGATGTGTTTTGGAAACTACGTAAATCAGATTCAGCTGTTGACCGTAAGGCATCAGAGAAATTGAAAAGACGTCAACAGTATTATGCTTTGATTAAGATCATTAAAGATCCACAAAACCCAGAATTAGAAGGACAATACAAAGTCTTCAAATTTGGTTACAAAATCAAAGAGAAAATAGACGCAGAATTGAAACCAGACTTTGGTGAACCAACACAAGTATTCGACCTTTTTGAAGGTAAGAACTTTGAATTGATCATTACACGTCAAGGTGACTTCAACAACTACGACAAATCTAAATTCTCAGCTAGTAAATCAGCTATCATTATGGGCGATGCACCTGCAGAACGTAATAAAGAGACGATGACTACTATCAAAGCAGAATTAGACACAGCACCTTCATTAAAAAGTTACGATTATCAAGCATGGGACGAAGAAACTCGATCATTTGTAAATGATGTATTGAGAATGTATTTAAACCCAGGTGATTCAATCGGTGAGATGACTTCAAGTGCTCCTAAGAAAGCTACTAAAAGCACAAGCTCTGTAGCTGAAATGGAAGCTCCAGCGAAAGCAAAAACAGAATCAACATCAAATGTATCAAATGACGATGACTTAGATTCTTTTTTGAATGACCTCGACATCTAACATAAACCTATCTGAAGAGTTAAAGGATAAAATAAGATATTCACTTAAACAAGTAGTATCTCAAAAACATCCTGAACCTAATAAGAAACTACTTAAAGACATGCATGGGCGAATAACCCTTGCATGTCCTTATTGTGGTGATTCTCATACCGATGATACCAAAAAAAGAGGTAACATTTTCTGGGATACACTACAATATCACTGTTATAATTGCAGCCATCACACTAATGTTTATACTTTTCTAAAAGATCACGAAGTAAAGATGGATAATTCAGATGACTCATTCGCAGTTATCGATTATATTCAACAAAACAAAATACAAGTTAATCCTGAATCAGTTCTAAAACATCAAGCTTTAGAAACTGTTCATAATCTTGCGATTGAGGTTGATGAGTTTAAGAAACATTTTAGGGCAAAACCAATAGTTCCAGGTGACTGGATTTGGTTTCAATTAAAAGCAAGACTTCTACATAATAGAATAGATGATTTTTTATATTCAGAGAAAGAACATCGTTTGTGGATTCTAAACTTTAGTACAGATGGTAAAATTATAGGAGCTCAGACTCGTAGAATGAAAGGATATGGTCAAAGATACTTAACGTATGATCTACCTAAATTATATGAGGAAATGGGTAAACCGTTAGAAATGACCAATGAAGAGTTAAATGCACTTACAAAAATATCAACTTTGTTTGGTATTATGCAATTAAACTTTCAAAGAACAATCACATTATTCGAAGGACCATTAGATGCAAAGTTTATGAATAATTCATTAGCTCTTGCAACTGCAGGTAGATCAACAGATGATTTCGATGAGATACCAACTGTTAGATACATGTTCGATAATGATGCAACAGGTAAAAAGAAAATGGCTGAAAAACTTAAAAGAGGTAGATCCGTATTTATGTGGTCTAAATTTCTTAAGGAAAATAAGCTGGATACATATAATATTAAAGATCTAAATGACTTAATATTGAAATGTTTTGAGCTTAAAATCGATGCTCATAAAAAGATCGATCAATATTTTACATCAAGTCAATTAGATTTATGGTACGTATAGCAGATATTAGTAGTATGGTTGAAGATAATTTGGATGACTTTCAAAAAGACAGTGATAGATTTAAAGGTATGAAACTCTTAATAGATTTCTCACCATTAGATCTTAGTGTCAATTCTCCAGATATTAAAATGCCAGAGCCTAAATTTAAAAAGAAACAAGTTATTGCAAAATTTATTAAGCCTAATCCTAACAAAAAATCATTATTTTAAATATGAGCAAAGAAGTAATATTAGCGCTTGATAAAAAATTAAGTAGCCAACGAATAGAATGGACTAACAACATCAAAGAACTTGCACAAAGTCTTAGACGTTTAAACGAATTAGAAGGAACTATTGCAGAGGTACTTTCTTCAAGACAATCTTTAGTCGAACAAATATCATATTTAAATATGAAGATTAAAGAACAAAGAAACAAAGTTAATGTCAGATATAGAGAAGCCTATATTAGATATTATGAATACGATTATAAGCTCGGTGAAAAGCAAAAAGAGAAGTTTATTGAAACTGATCTAGCCGATGAAAATATGATATTGTCTCACTTAGAAAATCAAGTTGAATTTTTTAGAGACTCGGTAAAAACTCTAGATAACATGGGATTTGCCATCCGTAATAGACTTGCATTAAAAGATCTATAACGGTAAACAAAAATGCTCTAACAATGTGGAGCTTAGTTTAACTGAAAACAAACAGTTGCTTCGTATTGACGTAGCATCTGAATTAGAATTAGAACAACTCAATATATCTCTTAATAAGAGAATTGAGTCTTGGCGTTTCAATCCCCTGGTTAAAAAGGGGCTTTGGGATGGCTACGTTTCATATATAAAAGATGATAAGTGGATTCCTTCTGGACTGTGGAGGGAAGTCATGGGTATTTGTAAGAGCTATGGGTTTGAATTCAAGCTTAATGGTATTACAGATATTTTCGATACGAATATTAACCAAGAAAAATTTAATGAATGGGCTTTAGCATTCTTTGATAAATCTGAGATCACTCCCAGAGATTATCAAATAGAAGCTGCATTCAACATTTTAAAATTTAAAAGATGTTTAAGTGAATTAGCAACTTCGGCTGGTAAAACACTTATATCATTCTTAACAGTTGCGTACTTGCTAGAAAAACAAAAGGCACAAAAGATTCTCTTTATAGTACCCAATGTTTCTTTGGTAGTACAAGCAAGTGAGGATTTCCTAGATTATAATTATAGAAATGCTGTAGATATTAAAGTACAGCAAATTTACGCAGGTCAAAAAGTAAGACCAGGTAGAAATGTTATTATAGGAACATATCAATCTCTTGTTAAAAAAGACAAAGCATATTTTGAAGAGTTCGATGCAGTTATTGTAGATGAAACTCACAAAGCAAAATCAGCATCTATTAAAACCATATTACAAAAGTGTGCAAATGCTAATTACAAATATGGTTTATCAGGTACTATACCAAAAGAAGGCACTTTAGATAGATTGACTCTAATGGCATACACTGGACCTCTAATCACTGAGATCAGTGCAAATTACTTGCAAAATGAAGGTCATATTGCAGGTTGTAAAGTAAAAATTATAAAAATGGACTACGCTCCGCAATCTACCAAAGATGCGTTTAGAGAGATGTCACAAAACAGGTATGAAAGCAAAGATGTTTTTAAATTTGAACAGAATTATGTTATTAATTCACCAGGCCGCCTTAACTTCATTACTAGCATTATTTCCAGAGTTCGCGGTAATAGCTTGGTCTTATTCCATCGTATCGAGCACGGCAAAAAGATATATGATAAATTACGCAGAGAAAGTGATAAAACAGTTTACTATGTTGATGGAGGAATTGACCAAGATATTCGAGAGGAACACAAAAAGAAAATGGAAGCCGGAGAAGAAGTCGTTATTGTTGCATCGTACGGTACATTTTCAACAGGTATCTCGATTAAGAAGATTCACAACATCTTCTTTACGGAATCTTTTAAATCGGAAGTCATAATTAGACAATCTATTGGTCGTGGTTTAAGACAACATAGTTCAAAAGAGTCTGTTAATATTATTGATTTTGTAGATGATCTTTCATCACCGGATTGGGATAATTATTTAATGAGACATTCCAAAGAGAGACAACGTATCTATAAAGAACAGAAGTTTAAATTCGATATTAAAAATGTAGATTTTGAAGGAGATATATAATAAAATAATAACACACAAAATATAAAAAAAGATATTATGCAAAAATTAAAATCATTTGATCAGTTTTCGACTGAGACAAAAATTTCTCAGACTAGACAACTAGAAGAAGACAAGACTATCAAAAGACAAAATGAAGCTGAAACATTCAAAACATTACTAGCTGAATTTAATGTAACTTCTATCAAAGAGTTAACACAAGAGCAGAGAGTAACATTTTTTACTAAACTAAGAGGTGCTGAAGTTAATGAATCAGTTTCGTTAATCGAAGAAGGTACAAGAGGTCAAATCGGTAAAATTGATAAAAAAGGTAATATCACTTCAGTATATATGCAGTATGATTCATATCCTGAAAATATTTTACCACATCTTAATAAAGGATTTAAAAACGGTAAAAATGTTGATGAGTTAATTAAAAAAGGTAGCTTTTCAGGTTTAGAAGCTTCTATCGATAAAATTAGTTTTTATGGAAAACCAGGTCATATGACTGGATCAGCTACCACAGATGCAGATATTAAGAAATACCTTACAAAAACATCAAACGAAGAATCAGCAGAATATGTTTATTTATGGGATGAAAATGCCAAACAATGGTTGATGGCTGATACTTATGCAAATACTGGTTTAGTTCCAGCATTTGAATCACTTTCAGTTTCAGTAAATGAAGCAATTCAAGTACAGTATAAAAGAGATGCTAAAAAAGTACTTACAGTTTACAACAACTTATTCGGTAAAAAATTAACTGATTTTGGTGCAATGAACATTGACAGTAAATTAGGTTGTATTAAATACTTGTTAGAAGAAGCTATGATAGATGCTAACTTTCATAAAGAAGGACCAGTTGCATCAGCTGCTATTAAAGGTAACATTGGAACTTTTCAAGTTAAAATGGCAGGATTAGGAAATTATTTTATTAAAATCGGAGCAACGACAGTTAAAAGAATTTTAGATCAATACGTGACTGATATTTCAGGAGCATCTGGATGGTCTGGAGTTGGAATAGCTGAAGGTACTGCACTATACTTAGAACAAATTGGACAAGAGACTGCAGGTCAGTCTATGTTAAATGCATTTAATGGAATGTTTAATGAATCTTTTATTAATGAAGCTGAAAAGTTTAAATCAACGAAAGACTTTGAAGAATTCTGTGAAGAAATCGACAGTATGCCAGAACAAAGGATTAAGAAAATAATGGGTAAAGATTACATTGATACTCCAGGTGGTTATAGAGACGAAGCTGAAGATTATGACAATGACATAACTGAATATATGATTTCTAATATGGGTCGTAAAGACTTTGAAGAACTTAAATCATGGTGGGAAAATAATGTAGCTGAATCTTTCATCAATGAAGCTGAAATTAATTCAGATGAAGAATTTAATGAATATGCAATGACTGTTTTGAAAAAAGCATTTGGTGCTGAATTCGATGAAGCTAAAGCTAAAAAAGTTGCAGATGGTATTCTAGCAAAATCAAAGGGTGATTATGGTACTGCCGTTGGTATGTTAACCAGTTCTTTAGGAGAATCAGTTACTAATGAAGCAATCGATACCAAATATTGGGCAGATTATAATACTGACACTTCAGGACAAGGAAATAAAGAATTTGCAGAAAAATCTAAAGATTTCGAAGATACATTTTCATTAGCAGTTTCTGAGTGGAACGCTGAGGCAGACGGTGCTGAAAACAGAATTAAAGGTTCGCAAATTGATAAAGTTAAAAAATTAGCTCAGGAATTCTTCAAAAAAGAAGGTTACATTTCAGTTAACATTGCACAAGCAATGATAGCACAAGAATCATAACAATTTAAACAAGATACATATCTTATGAAGATTTATAATACATTTGAACATTTTTTAACAGAGAGTTTGCACGACAATCATGACTATACACCAATCTTAGAAGGTGGTGCAGCAGGTCATATGTCACACCCATTTGATAATAATGAATTGACGTTTGGTGATTTCAAAGAAATGATTCAAGCCGGTCTTAGTGGATCTCTTAATTTCGAAGAAGAACCTACTGAAAAAACAGACGGTCAAAATGTATTTGCAACCATTCAAAATGGTGAAGTAAAATTCGCAAGAAATAAAGGTGATATGAAAACGCCTATGTCTTTGTCTGATTTTAAGACAAAGTTCGAAGGACATCCTAGTAAATTAGTACAAGACACTTTTCAATTTGCAGCAGATGATTTAGCATCATCTCTTATTAAACTACCAACCAAAACTCAAGAAGAAATATTTGCAAATGGATTAAACTTCATGAATATGGAATTAATTTATTCTCTTAATCCTAATGTTATTCATTATGATGTTGATGTTATTCAATTCCATGGTGTAAAAATAACAGACGGTGAAGGTAATATTACAGGAGAAGATAATTCAGCGGCAAAGAAAATTGCTGGTTTATTAAAAGATGTTGATGCTCATATTCAAAAGACATTCTCTATAATTCCACCACAAGTTATTAAGATAGCTAAAGATATTAACTTTGATGAAAATAAATCAAAGTTCATAGCTAAAGTTGATGCTCTTAGAGACACATTTGGTTTAACAGATGCAGATGCAGTTGCAAGATACCATGAAATGTGGTGGAGAGATCAAATTAATTCAATTTTCCCAGATGCACCACAAGATATTAAAGAAGGTTTACTATTAAGATGGGCATATGATGATAAGAAAACTCTTAACATCAGAGATCTTGAAAAAATGGGTTTATCAAAAACACAAGCAGATGCTGTAAAGAAATTTGACAAAGAAGATGTTAAAAAGAAATATAAAGAAAACATTAGACCATTCGAAGATTTATTCTTGGAACTTGGATCTATTATTTTAAAGAACGCAAGTAACTTTGTTGCTGCAAACCCTACAGCAGAGATGCAAAGATTACACAACGAACTTAGATCAGAATCGGATAAAATTAAAGCAAACGGAGACCTTTCTCAAATTGCAAAAGTTGAAGCAGAACTAGCAAGACTAGACAGGATTGGCGGTATTGAATCAATCATACCAACAGAAGGTTTAGTATTTGTTTATAAAGGTCATACTTATAAATTAACAGGAACATTTGCTGCAGTAAATCAGCTTATGGGATTTATTAAATACGGTAGATAATGGCATTACAAAACTTAAGAACATACTTTGAATCCTCTAACATTAATGACTTCTTGTCAATGATAGAGTTACCATGCGTTGTATCAGAAAAAATACAAGCATCTTCATTTCACGTTAGAAAAACCAATACAGGATTTGAATATTTTAAAAGTGGTTCTAAATCAGCAATGGACAGAATAGACAGAACCATGGTTAAATACTATGAAAATGGTATTAATTATTTTAAAACTATTTTACCAGAAGTTACTGAAGAAATGCCAGTAGATTGGAAATTTGGATTTGATTACATGATCGACAACAAGACTGTAGATATTGAGTATGATATTTTACCAAAAAATCACTTAATTTTAACACACATTCAAATATTAAATCCTACTGATCCAACTCAAATTAAAAAAGTAATTAGAGATCCACAGGTACTAAACAAATGGGCTGATAAATTAGGAGTTAACAGAGCGCCAGTTATTTTTGAAGGTAAATTACAATCAAATCAAAAAGATGATCTAGTTAGACTTTTAGAAATATCAGATGCTGATTTCGCAATTAAATTTAAAGATCACTCTTTCACAAGAACAATATACAATATATTCAATAATGGACTTACAAATCCAGCATTGAACTATTCATTAGATAATGAAATCGATGGACTTATCATTAACTTTTATGAAGGTAAAACAATTAAAAGTTTTAAATTAGAGAGATTTGATCGTAAACCACAAGAAGACAGATCACCGTCTGATATGTACCAAATTTCAATTTTAGATTTGGTAGAGTACATTACTAACTACGATCTTGACAGTATTCAATTAACCGAAGAGTCAGCTGACTTAAGATATATTGAATTAATCTCAGAACTATATAACGGTTACGTTTGGACAAATGCATCTAAATACATTGGTGCTAATTTTGATTCAGCAGATTTTTCAGATAATCCTGGATTTGAACTTAATACAGATTTTATTAAAAACGAAAAAACTTTAGCACATGTGCAAAATAAGGTTTTAGCAGAATTATATAAAATTGCATTAGGAAGCTTTAGAAAGAGAAGAAATAAAGAGACAGATATTATTAACAAAGATTTGATGATTCAGATCAATGACATCGTAGACCATATAGAAACTTTAGTTATGGCTAAAACAAATGAAAACGACGTTATGACATTCAAGTCATATCTTATTAATCAAAAACTTCAATATACAGATAGTCCAGTTTTAGAAGGACTTTCAGTTAAATATCCAGATCAAGGCAAAATGCCAGTAAATATGTTTGTTGGTAGATTCCAACCATTTACACTAGGTCATGTTAAAGTTATTGAAACTATTTATAAACAAAATGGATTTCCAGTAGTTATATTTTTAGTTAAATCAAAAACTAAGAAAAAAGAGGATGCATTCTCAAGACCATATGACGAAGACACTCAACTTAAGATGTTAGAAAAACTTAAAGGAAAATATCCTATTCAAGAAGTTTTTATAATTGATAGAGGTGCGATCGATTTAATGTTCAATACAATGAGACCTAAATACGAACCAGTATTATGGGGAACAGGATCAGACAGATTACAAACATATTCATATCAAGTTGATAAACCAGAATATAGAGAAGATTTAGGTTGTAGACCAGATTTCGGTTTGTTTGAAATACCAAGAACTGGCAAAAACATATCAGCAACTCAAGTTAGAGAAGCTATGTTGGCTGATGACGAGAAGACTTTTAAGAAGCTAACTCCAGCACCGATACATGATATGTACAATGAATTAAAGACAAAACTAGAAGCATCTATGGGTGTTACAGCAGAGTCTAACGAGACTACATTAACATTTGATCAGTTTATTAAGAATATATAATATAAAACATGGAAACAGAAATGTCATTTAACGAATTCATTAACGAAAGAAATATTACTATTAAAAGGCAATATACTCAAAATCATCCAGCGAAAACCGTAGGTAAAGCTGCTAAGATTAGAAATAAAGTATTAGAAGCTATTAAAGACGGTAAACTTACTAAAGAAGAATTTGATACAATTTTAAGAGAAATGACAACTGATTCTACAAGATGGATGAGAAGAAATTCAGGATATATCACAATGAATGAGGAAGGTATTTCACTTTCTAAAATGGGTAAAAGAATCTTAAGTCAAATTTTGGTTAACGATGAGATCAATGAGAAAGCTACTCCATTTAAAATTGCAAATGCAAAAGCAGAAGAAATATTTGGAGAATTTGGCATTGCTACATTAAGCTATGATCAAATTGAAAGAATCATCGATATTAAAAAAGCTGATGCGCTGGCAAAAAAATATGGTGAAAGTAGTTTTATGTCATTATCAGAATTAGATATGGAAGAACTTCTTAATAAGAATAAAAACTTAATAAAAGAAAATAAAACAAATAATATGAAAACAAATTTTATTCATGAGTCATTCAAAGGATTCGTTAATGCTTTAAATGAATCAGATATTAATGAAGCATTTGCATCGATGCAGTTGGCAAATTTATTCACTAGAGATGGTGGTAAACTTGATCAAGCTTTAGCTAAAGGATTCTATAACGCTACTAAAATCAAATTAGATTTAGTACAAGATGAAGATCTATTAACAATGGATGCTAATTCAGCTTACAAAAACAAACAATCAGACACTATTATATTTTATATCTCTGACACACCTAAAGAAAATCCTTATGCACCTTCAGATGCATATAGTTCTGCAAAGAATATTCCAGGCGAAGGTTATTTATTAGCTGTAGCTTCAGGTGATAATAAATTCTATGATAACGCATGGTCTAAATATGCTAAAGATAGAAGTCTTAAGCAGGTAGATAATAATCCAACAGACTCAATCGGTATTGGTAAAAGATATTCTGGATGGGATGCTACTGGATTATATAATGTAAAAAGAATTTCAGAAGTTGCTGACAGAGCAGTTGTAATTAACGTTGCATTACTTAAACAAAAGTATTCATCAGAAAACCAAAGAAGAGAAAGATCTGCGGCTAGATCAGGTGCAACAGCATTTAAATCTGATAAAGATTTTAAAACTGAGAATATGAATAGATACCACCAAATCTTAGCTCAAAAAGCAGCATCAATGCCATTAGATACACTTGTAGCTGAAGCTATTGATACTTTAAGCAACCAAATCAAAGATGCTTTATTGAAAGGCGAAAAAGGAAAATACGGAGATATTATCATCGGTACTAGTTCAAAAGGAAGAGAATGTAAAATGTCAGATGCAGCATACCATATGAAAAATATCTTAGATGAATATCAAAGATATGTTGGTTATGTTAAACAAGAAGAAGATAGTATTGCTAGATATGGTCAAGCAGAATCATGGTATAAAAAAGAAATGCAAAACTACGCAAAAAGTGTTAAAGACAAAGTTGATCAAATTGGATCAATGTCTTATGCATGGTAATAAAAAGATATAAAGATGCCAAGTAAATCAGTTGCACAACAACACTTAATGGGAATGGCTTACGCTTATAAAAAAGGTGAGTTAAAGTCAGATGAAGTAAGCGGAGAAGTTAAAGACTTGGCTGATTCAATGACTATGCAACAACTTAAAGATTTTGCAAGTACAAAACATAAAGGTTTACCCCAATATGTTGAAGAGAATATAACAACTGCTGCAATGGCAGGTATGGGACCAGTAGTTTTACCAATGAATGGTGTTAATGGTTCTGGTGATGTACCAGCAGGAAAAGGCGATGCTAAGAAAGCATATAAGAAAAAGAAAAAGAAAACAGTGGTACATTTAACATTTGAAAATTTTGTAAACGAAGCATATGAGAACGACGACATCAATATGATGTATGGTTATTTTGGAAGCATGGAACAAGAATACGATGAAGCTAAAGCACATAAAGAGTTTGATCAAGCAGTAAAAGATTTAATTAAAGAATTTAAGTTTAAAGAACAAGACGCACTGAACTTATTAAATTCAAAGGTAGGAAGGCAAGCAGCAGATGCTATCATTGCCAGAGAATGTGAAGAAGGTGCAGTTAACGGAGTTTATTGGTATTTAGGTAAAGATAAAAATAAAGTTTTATCATACACTAAGAAATTGTAATAATTAATATAGATATTTTTAAAGCCCAAGCGTAAGTTTGGGCTTTTTTTATGAATTGTTCGTAACTTTTATGAAAATAAATGCAAAAAAGTTTTGGGTTGTCAAATATTAGTAGTATATTAGCCTTATAATTAAAACACTAACAGATATGACAGTTACAACTTATACAAACTTTGACAGACATGAAAACATGGATTCTGAAACTAGAACAGAAATCATGTCAATCATTAGAGAACTTATGGACTTTGATAATACTCGTCGCTTAGAAAATTTTATGTATGGTTTATTTGATGGGTATTTATATGCAGATCTTCAAATTGAAGCTTTACAGTTACCTACAGAAATTGCCTCAAGAATTATGAGAGTATTCGATATCTGTAACCGTTACCCAAAATTACAAACTCAAAACAATTAATATATGAACACTTTAGAACAAATTGAAAAAGTAAAAGAATTAGTGTCAAACTATTTTGACAAAAATGCAGAATGGTGTGGAGTAGCATCTCTATCAGAATCTGAAGCACAACATGTGATCCAAATCGGTGCATCAATTTTATGTACTAAATGGGAAGTTGGTTATGCTGGTGGAGGTTTTGTACAATCATTCGTTAAAAATGATTTAATGGGTGCTTTAGGTAGTGCAGACTCAACAAGTCTTAAAGGATTTAAATTCTTTGCAGCCTTAATGTATAATATTGGAAAACCTTTCTAATATTTTTGAAACAATAAAAAACTTAGTAGTATAATTATCAAATTAGCAATTTAACATAGACGTTATGAAATTAGTAGACGCTTTAAGACAAGAAGACATTTTAACAGAAAATGGCATGGCCACAAACTCAAGCTCATTAAATGCTTGCGTAGATTTATTCTTTAACATTGGTGCAATGAGAGGCCAAGACAAACAACGTTTGATCGCAACCTTTTCGAAAGCGTTCAATGAAGATCCTAGACGTGCAATGAAATTGTTATTTTGGGCACGTGATGTTAGAGGTGGTGCAGGTGAACGTCAAGTTTTCAAAGACATCTTAGTTTACTTAGCTGAGAATCATGACTTGGTTTTAAAACCAAACTTACACTTGATTTCAGAATATGGTCGTTGGGATGACTTGTTAGTTCTTACAGGAACTTATTTAGAGAAAGAAGCATTTACATTAATCTCAGATGCAATCATTGCTGAGAATGGTTTATGTGCTAAATGGATGCCACGTAAAGGTGCAGTAGCTGAAAAGTTACGTAAATTTACAGGTATGTCACCAAAACAATATCGTAAATCATTAGTTGGTTTGACAAGTGTTGTTGAAACTAAAATGTGTGCTAAAGATTGGGACTCTATCGAGTTTGGTAAATTGCCATCAGTAGCATCAGCACGATACCAAAAAGCATTTGGTAAAAATGCATACGAAAGTTATTCAGCTTACATCGCTTCTTTAGTGAAAGGTGAAGCTAAGATCAATGCAGGTGCAGTATATCCATATGATGTGATTAAGTCATTGACTCATGGAAATGCAACAGTTGCTAACGAGCAATGGAAAGCTTTACCAAACTACATGGAAGGTGCAAACGATATGATTTTACCAGTTGTGGATGTTTCGGGTTCAATGTCAAGTCCAGCAAGTAAAACTGTAACTTGTATGGATGTTGCAATCTCTTTAGGTCTTTATATTTCTGAAAGAAATGAAGGTGCTTTTAAAGATGCATTCGTTACATTCTCAGATAATCCAAAATTACAAGTAGTTTCTGGATCTTTAGCTGACAGATATGCACAAATGTCGACAGCTGATTGGGGAATGAGTACAAACTTAGAAGCTACATTTAAATTGATTTTAGATCAAGCTACTAAGCACAAATTATCTCAAGACGAAATGCCAAATAAAATCTTAATCTTATCAGATATGGAATTTAATTCGGCAACTGGTTCTAGAGGTTGGGGAAGTAATAGAACTGAAGCTTGGAATCCAACTGCTCAACAAATGATTGAGAACATGTACGATGTAGCAGGTTACACAATGCCTCAAATCGTTTATTGGAACATTCAATCCAGAAATGGTGGTGTACCAGTAGCATTTGACAAAGCGGGAACTGCATTGGTATCAGGATTCTCGCCAGCAATTATGACAAGTTTGCTTGGAGGTGATATTGAATCACCACAACAAATAATGGATAAAACAATCTTGAGCGAGAGATACGCTCCAATTGTTTAGATATATAATAAAAGAAATTAGGTTCCTTACAGCAAACAATACACAAGCAATTACAAATTAAGCAAAAAGGAATGGAACCTGGCGGATAGGTACAGCAAAAAGTACAAACACAGCTATGATAGAGTCTAGATAAAAACGTGGAGTTTTAAAATGGTTCGCCCTCTAAAACAGTGAAGCGCTAGACAAGGTGAAGGTTAACACTAGAAAATGGATCACAAGTCATACCACCCCAATAGGTGCAATTAGGATGTAGTCGAAGTATAGTAGACTCTCGCGAAAGCAAAGCCGAAGACTATAAAGAGGGTTATTCTGCCGAGAAGAAAATCACGAACAACTATCCCGTATTAGATTAGAATCCTGGTAAAAATTGTTAATAACTTTTTTAACCAGGATTTTTTTTTGTCAATTATTATTCGTATATTAGCTTTATAATTAAAAACAAACAAATTATGCCACAAATATTTAAAGTAGGAGGTTGTATTAGAGATAAGTTTCTCGGAGTCGACTCAAAGGACATAGATTTCACATTCGTTTTAGACGATTTAAGTGGAACAGTAGAAGATGGTTTTCAAATCATGACGGATTGGATGACTGAAAGAGGATTTGAAATATTCTTAAGTACTCCAGATTGTTTTACGATTAGAGCTAAGTTTCCAAAAGATCACCAATTCACTGGACTTGTTGCAGATTTTGTAATGGCAAGAAAAGAAGTCGGTTACACTGAAGGAACTCGTCGACCAATCTTAGAACTTGGAACTCTCGAAGATGATTTACTTCGTCGAGATTTCACAGTCAATGCTTTAGCAGAAGATATTGATGGAAACCTTATTGATCTTTTTGGTGGAGTAGATGACCTAAAAGCCGGTATTTTAAGAACTCCATTGGATCCACGTATCACTATGATGGACGATCCATTGAGAATCTTAAGAGCTCTTAGATTTACAATCACTAAAGATTTGACAATGTCTATGGATATTTGGGAAGCTATTCAGCAACCAGGAATCTTAAAGAAATTAGAATTGACAGTAAGTAGCCAAAGAATCAGAGACGAGATTGAAAAAATGATGAAATTTAATACCGTTAGAAGTTTTAGACTTTTAATGGATGTAGATGCTATCATTCCAGGATTTTTAGAATTAATCTTCAAAGATGGAATGTGGTTAATGCCAACCTTTAAACAATAATATTATGATAAACAATTTAGAATTAATTAGACCTTTATTGAACTTCGAAAAGAAGGGTGACTTTTACATGCTTTATGTTTTTAAACGTAAGAAAGATCAACCTGAAGGCGAACGAGATAATCATCAATCAGTAAGAACTATTAAGACTTATTGTATTGAAAGTATTGACCATTTGGAACGTAGATGGGATGAGATTATTCAATTATGTGAGATGTTTAAGGCACGTGCTTATATTCATGTACAAAAACAAAATCACTTTGATGTGTCACTTAATATGATGGTTGCACTTGCACAAAGAATTCAAGATGGTAACACAAATCAAAAGGGACTATTCGATTCTGTTGTTGGTCAAATCAAAACTCAAGAAAAGAGATGGATCATTGATGTAGATGATATGATGGAAGCTAGTCCAGTGATGATGGCTTATATTGAATACAATTGTGCACCGATTACTAAAGTTAAATTTGATGAAGCAGGAATGCCAATTGGGTATGAAGTTGGTCCAAAAATTGAAGCGATCATTCCAACTAAGAATGGTCATCATTTAATCACTAAGAAGTTCGACGTAATGAAGTTCAAAGAGGCTTATCCTGATTTAGATATTCAAAAGAAGAATCCTACACTATTGTACTATCCTGATAGTCTAGAAAATTGTTAACAACTTTTATTACTAATATTTTTTTATGTCAATTATTATTCGTATATTAGCTCTATAATTAAAAACAACTATAATATGAAAAATTACAAAATGTACAAAGGACAAAATCTTAAGATTGATAATATAATTATTAGCGCAAATACTGTCGTTAATGTATTGCAAGAAAATTCAACTTCGGCTGTGGTAGAAACGGTTTATTCAAATCAAGGAACAAGATTTCAATGTTCTCTTTATGACCTAAATGAATTAAATAGAATGGTAACCGAAGATATAAAGTTAGATTATTCTAAGATTAATAATGTAACAGTTGGAGGAATTGACATGGAAGATTATGGAGATTTTTGTGATGCATACATTGAATCTGCAGATTACGGAGATCGCGAAATGAGTGAAAAGGAATTGGACATCTTAAATGAAGATAGCCAATTTGTTAATGAGTCAGTATTTGCTCAACTTTATTAAAGGCAAAGCGAAACAAAATAAGTCTAATACATATAATAATAAACACTTCACATGAACAAAACTAATATTTTAGAAGAAGCTAACAAAATTGTTAATGAACGCTCAGAAGAAAAAGAACGCATGTATGGACCTTTCGAAGAAGGTATGCGAAGAGCTGCAATGATTTTTAATGGCATGACTGGTAAAGAAATGAATGGATCTGACATGTATGCAGCTTTAGTTGCACTTAAATTGAGTCGTCATTCATATAATTATAAACAAGATAATCTATTAGATGCAGTTGCATACTTAGGTGCTCTTGACAACTATGTTGAAAAACATGGTTATGGTGAATCAGAAGATCCTATTAAATAATATCATATGTCAGAATTTAAGTACTTAACAGACTATGTTACCGATAAGTCGTCTCGTATAGCGATTGCAGCCTTAGTTGGTAAATTAAGTCCAAAGGAAAGCTCACACAAAAGCGGTTGGGCATTTCATTTAGCTAATCAAATAACTAACTTGGGATTTGAAAGAGTAGATGTCATTACAGATACTGAAACCAAATGGCAAGATTACGACTGTATTCTTATCGAACATGGTATGGAATTCAAAGGTACTTTTAATATTTTTGGTGGTGCGAACGATGATTTGTACCACCAATTAATTCGTATCAAAAGTGGTGTACAGATGTATAGTTTACATCATGATATGCCATGTATTGCTACACTTATCGAACAAAGACTTAAAACTGGAACTGACTTATTTAAATCTATCGAACCAGATATCGAACCAATAAGAGAAATTTGTGCAAACGATATTCCAAGAATTGATCACATTGCTAAAACAGAAAAACTTTGTTTTGGTGATAGCCATTCATTTAGTCAATATACACCGGGTTACATGACTCAACGTCATGATGGTTTGACTATGCATGGTGCACTTAAACGAGGTCTAGACACATATGTATATCCATGGATCACTGATCTTAGGGTCTACATGGGTAACATTGATGTGAGACATCATTTAATGAGACAAGATAATCCTTCAGCTTCTGTTAAAAATCTTATGATTAAATATGAACAAGAATTATTGAAACTACAAGAACGCGGTGTTACCAATATTGAAGTAATACATTGTTTACCTATTGAAAACGAATCAAGAGTGTTGCCTAAAACAGGTTACTATAAAGGAACGCCATATACTGGAACTTGGTCAGAACGTGCAGCTTTAGTCAAAGAAATTAATTCATCTATCGATGATATGTGTCAAAGAAATGGATGGAAATCATATAAACATCCAGAAGTGTATTTTAATGCACTTAACGAATTGACATTTGATGTTATGGAAAAACCAAAATCAGTACACATTGCCCGTGAATTTTACAGATGGGATGTTGCTAAGAATGAACCTAACAAAAAACTAATTAAACAAACGCTTGCACTTTTTTAAAATGGAAAAGAATGATGAAAAATACAAAATAGAAATAACGTACACTAATGGTACGATAGAGATATTAGAAATTAAAACAAATGAATTAGAATGGTCTATGATGCAATATCAAAGAAATAGAGATCCTTTTAATTGGAAAGTAATTAAGTAATATGCAAATAAAAACTACCAGATACTATGAAGAATTCCTAAGATATTATGATCTTGCACTTAAACAACAAGAGCTTAGTAATTTAGGTCATATTCCTCATCATGAAAGTGATGTTAATGACGAGTTAATGCACCATATTGAATTATATGATGTAGTAGAACGTAAATTTGCAGGATTCTCAGCAATCATCAACGATTGTTTTTATGGTTGGACAGAAGATCATCCATATTGGTCTCGTATGGATGCAGGACTTTACACACCACAAAGATTTGAGATTGCAAATAATTGGACAAACAAACAAAGAGTATTTGGATTAGAAGAGTGGCTTTATGTGTTTATATTACACAGAGTTTGTGGATCTGCAATTAATTATGCAACCAAACCTTCTGGTTATCACAATACAATATTGCCATCTTTACATGATTGTAATACAATTGAAGAAATGTGTGAAAAGATTAAATATCATCCAACACCATTTTATACTTCAGTTGGTTATCAATTTCCGGCATTTCCAAAACCACCTACACCAACTTCAGACGAAGATAGTTTTGTAGGTATGTCATCGTTTAAAAAACCAGAATATGTTTACAAACGAGGTGGAGATTATTTCTTATGTGAATATGCACCAAGATTAGCAAGAGATATGGCAACATATCTAACAACTGGTGATAAAAAAGACTTAAGAGAATTAGGTGATTGGATGTTTAAGTGGAATGCAGACAATGGTTTAAGAGCTTATAGATTTCAATACGCTGCAGTAATTGCAGATGTTGCAGATTGGTTCCCAGAATATATGAACAGAGAATCTATGTTTTATTATGGAACAAATGCAGTAGAATGTATTGGTTATTTGGCAGATCCAGTTTCAGGTGGTGGCAAGAAAAGTGAAGAATTCTTAGATTCTGTTATGAATAAGATCTATGAAGATACAGGATCATTGCCATATAACGCAGAAGATGTGGCCTGCGATTATATTAGATGGATCGAAAACTACTTAAGACCGGGAGCAGACTATGCCCACATCAACATGGACACTCTATGGAACTCTTCATCAATAAACGATCATCCATTTGGTAGACAAAAAGCTATGTTAGATTTAGGTCTTGTAGAGACTTTCAATGGTATGACTTCGTTTCCATCAGATGACAAGATATTACAAGCTGCTGGAGTTTCAGTAGAAGATTATAAAAAAATGGTAAGTAAACTATGATTAACGACCAACAAGTAGTAAGAGAACCTCAGTGCGATATTGAACCTAAAAGAAAGGCTTCAAGTATAATTCAGAATAAATTATTTGAATTTGAAGATGACACTAATATGGTTTATAATAATATTTCATATGAAGGCACTTCAGATATTATCATGCATAATGGTAAACCTAAGGAAAGCTGGATGAAAGATTGGACTCAAGAACAACGTTTTGATAAATTCTTTGAATTTTGTCATGCGTTTGATAAGAGACAAGATAAATTATTATCAGAAGATTATCAAATATTTTCACACAGATTACATTGGCACGAACATCCATACTGTTATATGATGCAAAATGAAACTAATCTAGAAAAGCTTCTTTATTATACGATAGTATTCTCATTCAGTAATGAACATTGGGGAACTATTATGAGGTTGATTAATGAAGGTGAAGAAAAAACAAGAGAACACTTTGTTGAAAACAGACATGCACGTAATGATCTATTTCAAATCTATTATCCTAAAGGTACACAAGTTAAAGATTGGTTATTAGAAGGACCTAAAAAAGCAGCCAAAGATATGGCTTATGTTTTAGAAAATCTAGAGAGACCATATACGATGATGGAATTTGCAAAAATTCTAGAAAAGTATTTTAAAGAACACCAAAACTTTAGAAGTCCATTATATCCATGTAAGAACACTGCACGATATGTTGCAATGAGTAGACCAGATCTTGTAGATCCTGAGTCAATTCTTTTTGGTGGAACAGGACACTTTGATGGTATGATGCAAATCTTTGGAGGACCAAACTTAAATGGTAAAGTAAAATATTCTATTGACAAAGATGGACAATTTATAGCAGAAAACAAGTATGCTGAAATGTGGATTGAACAAATGCATATTTTAGCTAATCATCCAAACAACCCAATGACTAGTCAAAAGATGTTAAACGTAGAAGATAAAACGTGCTTCATGTATAAGCATATTGCAATTAGTCATGGTATTAAATCTCCAACTAAGAGAATTCCATACACATGGATTTTTGATGGAGCATTCAATTTAGCAAAACATCCCACAGAAAATATTATAGTAAATGCTGAAACAACTCGATACTTGTGGGGTAAAGATTATCCTAACGAATAAAAATAAAGAAAATGAAAAATAAAGCAGAAGATGCATGGCAAATCCTAAGAATTCAAGGAGAATTTACAAAAGGATTTGATACATTTAGCGAACTGGGCCCATGTATTTCCGTATTCGGAAGTGCAAGAACCAAAGTTGCAACTAAATGGTATGAAGAGGCAAAATTATTCGGCAAACTAATTGCATGTGAAGGTTTTGGTGTAATTACAGGAGGTGGTCCTGGTATTATGGCAGCAGCTAATCATGGCGCAAAAGAAGTTGGTGGTAAATCTATTGGAATTGGAATTGAATTGCCATTTGAAGCAGGAATGAACAAGTATGTTGACCTTGGAGTTGAGTGTAGGTATTTCTTTACACGTAAAGTTATGTTCTTAAAATACTCACAAGCGTTTGCAGTATTTCCTGGAGGTCTTGGTACAATGGATGAATTATTTGAAGCTATTACATTAGCACAATGTGGACATAATGTAAAATACCCAATAGTTTTAGTTGGTAAAGAATACTGGACAGGATTAGTAGATTGGCTTAGAAACGTTGTACTTGAAAATGGTAAAATGAGTGATAAAGATTTTGATCTATTTAGAATCGTAGACAGTGCAGAAGAAGCAAGAGATAAAATCATGGAATATCATAACAAATATATGACAGATCCAGAATATTTAGGAAGTAAAACAAATTTTTAATTATGTCACACGATAAACACACAAATAGTAATAGAAATCAGGATCTAAATCTAATGATGCCAAATAGACAGGCTTGGTTAGATTTAGCAGGTGATTGGAAAGATCCATTCGATTCTCCTAAAATTGTAGAACATGATGGATTTAACGTAGTTCGAGAAGATTTAATGGGCTTTGGATCTAAATGTAGATTTGGTGACATCTTAGTTAGTAAATGTCAAACAGATACATTAGTATACGTTCAACCTCGTTTTGGTTTTGCTGGAATTTCATTGGCATATTTAGCTGAAAAGTACAATAAGAAATTGGTCTTATTTAGTCCATCTCAAAAAGAGATTTCAGATCATCAAGCTATTTGTATTGAGAATGGCGCTGAAATGAAATTTAAAAGAATCGCAGCAATGCCAAATCTGAATGCACATGCAAAAAGATGGGCTGAAGAAAACAATGCAACTTTTATTCCATTAGGTTTAAAACATGAATTAGTTACAGCGGCTGCAGTTAAAGTAGCTTATGATCTTGCAGAGGAACATGGATACCCGAAAGAAGTTTGGTCTGCTATTTCAACAGGAGTTTTACAAAGAGCTTTACAAATCGCATGGCCAGATGCAGACTTTAATGCAGTGGCAGTTGCACGTAATATCAAAGATGGTGAATTAGGAAGAGCAAATGTATGGTCACATCCTAAACAATTTAATCAAGATGTAGATGCTGCATATATGCCACCGTTTCCTTCAGCTACTAACTATGATGCAAAAGCATGGGAATTTATGAAAAAACATGGAAATCCAGGTGCATGGTTTTGGAATGTAGGTGGAGATCCTAAACCAAAACAAATGACTACTAAAGAAACTGTTAATTCTCAAAGAGGATGGGGAGAAGTTTTGGAAATGGATCAATAAAAACCTGAAACTAAATTAAAAATATTCATATTAATACTATAACAAAATAAAAAATGGCAAACATAGACAACGAATGTAAAGATCTAGAAGTACAAGACTTTTACGACCAATCGACAACACACTTAGAAGATATTATGTCGCATCAAAAAGAGATGCAAGAAAAAACTTATGGAATTAAGTTTGACGAAATGTCAATTAGAGAAGTAATGAATTTTTGGCATGTTAATACTCACGCAGTTATTGATGAGTTACATGAAATGACAGATGCTCTTGGTGGTATTAAAGATGGCTCTGGAAATGCAGTATGGAAATACTGGAAAAAAGACTTCTCAAAATATGAAACTATGAAAGTTTCAGATCTATCAGAAGATGATCGTAAAGAGTTGTTCATGGAATGGATCGATGTATTACATTTCTTTATTAATTATGCAGCATCAATTGGCCTAGATGCAAAAACAGCATATAATTATTATTTCGCAAAAGCAGAAGAGAATAAAAACCGTCAAAAACGAGGCTATTAATGTTATTAGATATAGAACAAACCGAAAAGGAACTAATAGTTTCATATTACGACAAAGAAGGAAAGGTTTCCTTCAAGAGATATTCTGTAAACCAATTCCAAAATTGGGTAGTCACAGAAGAAAAAGATAAGCATAAAGATAGTACCTATAGAAATTGGGACAATAGACCACTTAAAAGAGGTATTGCAAAATCTTTTAATAAATTTAGTTTGTTATATTTCATGGACTCTTTGCCTGAAAAAGACAAAGAAGAGATCTATGAATTTAATATGCCACGAACATACTTCGTCGATATTGAAACCGAGATCGTTGATGGTTTCCCAAAACCAGAAGAGGCTAAGTCTCGTATCTTAACATTTTCAATTATTACGCCTGAACGTAAAGCAATTGTATTAGGTCTTGAAGATTTAACATCAGAACAAATTGCTAAAATTGAAAAGGATACTAATGCACACTTAAAAAACTACGACACTGATTGGGACTTTTCATATCATAAGTTTGATGATGAGTACAATATGTTGTATACATTCTTACATAAGTTTTTGCCTAAGTTCCCAATGATGACAGGGTGGAACTTCATTAACTATGACTGGCAGTATATAGTCAATAGATGTAAACGATTACAGATTGACCTGACTGAAGTGGCAATCACTGGTAGCTTAGACAAGACAGATCAGCGACCAATGCACATGGGAATTTTGGATTATATGCAATTGTATGATAAATATGACAGATCAGTTGCTGTAAAAGAATCAAATTCATTAGACTTTGTTTCTGGTGCAGTATTAGATGTTAATAAAATCAAATACAGCGGATCATTAACAGATCTTTATAATAATGATTTTACAAAGTATGTTTTTTATAACGTAATTGACTCGTGTCTTGTATATTATATAGATCGACAATTAAGATCAATGGAAGTACTTTTAACATTAGCAACTATTACAAGAATGCCTTTATATAAAGCTTCGTCACCTGTGGCAATCACAGAAGCTTTGTTAGCAAGAAAACTAGCAGAAACAAATAAAAAGATTGGTATAGAATACGGCAAAGCAGATTCTCTTAAAGAAGGTAAATTTGAAGGAGCATTTGTAAAGCAACCTATTGTTGGTTATTATAGTGGAGTAAGTGCATTTGACTTTGCATCACTATATCCTTCAATCATGAGACAGTTTAATATTTCTCCCGAGTCATTCGTTGAACAAGTTCCTGAATCTGAAATTATCGAAAGACGAAAAGATACAGCTGTAATTGTTTGTGAAAATGGTGTAGTATTTAAGAAAGAAGACTCAATTCTTAAAAAGATTCTAAGTGATTTATATGCTCAGCGTAAAGATTACAAAGCTACTTCATATAAATATTATGAAAAAGCACATGAGCTAGAAAAAAAACTAAAAAAAATTAAAAATTAATTTTCGAAGGTAACGCCAATACACTTGATATATAAATTACAAAAAAATACAACTACAATGAACAATAATATCTTCGAAAAAAGAGTAAACATTTTACCATACGAATACCCTTCATTATTAGCATACAAAGATGCAATCCGACACTCTTATTGGATTCATACGGAATTTAACTTTACTACAGACATTGATGACTTTATGACTAAAGTATCTGATTCTGAGCGTGAAGTAATTAAAAGATCAATGTTAGCAATTGCACAAATTGAGGTTAATGTTAAAACTTTTTGGGCTGATCTTTATAAGAGAATGCCAATCACAGAAATTGGAGATGTCGGTATGACATTTGCAGAATCAGAAGTGCGACACAAAGATGCATACGCACAATTATTAAGAATCTTAGGATTAGAAGACGAATTCCAACATGTAGTAGAGATTCCAGCAATTAAAGATAGAATTGCATACTTAACAAAGTATTTGGATGGTACAAGAAGTAAGGACAATAAAATGTATACAAAATCTGTATTATTATTTTCATTGTTTATTGAGCATGTTAGTTTATTTAGTCAATTCTTTATTATGATGAGTTTCAACAAGGAGAAAAACTTATTTAAAGGTATTTCAAATGTAGTTGAAGCAACTTCAAAAGAAGAGGAAATTCATGGAAACTTTGGATCTGAATTGATCAATATTATTAAGAGAGAAAATCCAGAATGGTTTGATGAGGAATTTGAACAACTTATAGATTCTGCTTGTAAAAAAGCTTATTTAGCAGAGGTTAAAATTCTTGATTGGATTTTTGAAAAGGGTGAACTTGATTTCCTATCAAAAGAAACTATCAAACAATTTATTCAAAATCGTTTCAATAATTCACTACAAAGAATTGGAATGAAACCAGTATTTGATGTTGATTTTCAAGAAGTAGAAAAATCTTTATGGTTTGACGTTGAAATTCTTTCAACAAAAGAGGGTGATTTCTTCTATAAAAAATCAATCGATTACAACAAAAAGTCTAAGGCAATTACCGAAGACGATCTATTTTAAAATAAAAAACAAAAGAACTAAATGGAATATCAAAAAAATTACTGGCTTAATGAAGACAGTAGAACATTTTTATCTAGAGGTTATATTACAGAATCTCCAGAGCAGCGAATTAAAGATGTTGCAAACACTGCAGAAAAACAATTAAAAATTGAAGGGTTTGCAAAAAAGTTTGAGGACTATATGACAAGAGGTTTTTATAGTTTTTCAACACCAGTTTGGATTAACTATGGAAAAGACAAAGGACTTCCAGTTAGTTGCTACGGATCAAACGTTGACGATACTTTAGATAGTATCTTAAACGGTTCTAGAGAAATTGGAATGATGTCAAAATATGGAGGTGGTACTTCAGTATTTTTAGGAAACATCAGAGCAAGAGGAACTAAAATCTCAACAGGTGGAACAGCAGATGGACCTGTCCACTATGCTAGAATGTACGATACAACAGTTGATGTATGTAAACAATCAGAAGCAAGAAGAGGTGCATGTGCAGCATGGTTACCAATCGAACACAATGATATTTTAGAATTCTTAGATATTGGAACTGATGGTAATCCAATTCAAAACCTACAATACGGTGTTACAGTTACTGATGCTTGGATTGCTGAAATGAAAGCTGGAGATCCAGATAAACGTAAAGTTTGGGCTAAAGTTATTCAAAGACGTAATGAGTTTGGTTTTCCTTACATTATGTTTAAAGACAACTCAAATAATAATTCACCATATAAAGAATTAGGACTTGATATTACAGCAAGTAATTTATGTTCAGAAATTCAGTTACCAACAGACAGTTTTAATTCATTTGTATGTTGTTTAGGTTCTATTAACCTATTACACTGGGATGAAATTAAAGAAACTGATGCAATTGAAGTTTACACAATGTTCTTAAATGCAGTTATGGACGAATTTATTTTAAAGTCTTATAATATGCCAGGAATGAAAAGAGCATGGAGATTTGCAAACGATCACAGAGCATTAGGACTCGGAGTTTTAGGTTATCACTCACTATTCCAATCTAAATTAATTACATTTGATTCTCTTCAAGCAAAACAATTAAATCACGAAATCTTCTCAACAATGAAAGAGCGTAGTGAAATAGCTTCAAGATGGTTACACGATGAAAAAGGTTACAGATCTATCCGACCAGGATATGCAAATACTACATTAATTGCAATTGCTCCAACAAAAAGTAGTTCATTTATTTTAGGTCAAGTAAGTATGGGAATTGAGCCAATTAAATCTAATTATTTTATTAAAGATTTGGCAAAGTCAAAGACCATTTATAAAAACCCAATGTTAATTGAGGAACTTGAGAAATATGGTTTAAATACACCAGACGTTTGGGAAGGTATTTTAAAAAGAGATGGATCAGTACAACATTTAGATTTCCCAACTAAAGAAGTTTTTAAATCTTTTGTGGAAATAAGTCCAAAAGAAATTGTATTACAAGCAGCACAAAGACAACATTTTATTGATCAATCACAATCGTTAAATTTAATGATTCACCCTTCAGTTTCAGCCAAAGATATTAATACATTATATCTATATGCACACGAAGAAGGAGTTAAAACATTATACTATCAATTTAGTCAAAGTTCGGCACAGTCATTCGCAAGAGATATTCTTGAATGTTCAAGCTGCGAAGGTTAAAATATCCGGTGGTATGAAATAGGACCACATTTTAGGACCGTTATAGTTAACGGGTTGGGCAGAGAAAAGTTCGCTACTATCTCTGCCCTTTTTTTGTTTAATAAATTCAGATATATAGAATATAATAAAATATTAAAATTATGAAAACACCCATTAAACCAAAAACATTAAATCCAGAAGTAGTTAAAATTATTAACATCAGTATTGGTTTTGAATATACTTCACATATGTTCTGGAATGCAGCATCAAATTGGTGTGCAAATAAAGGTTATAATAAAGCAGCTGCTTATTATGCTAAGGAATCAATGCATGAATTAGAACACGTTAAAGATTTACAAAACTTTTTATTAGGATGGAATGTAGTACCTACCGTTCCTCAAGTGGAAACAGTTTATGAATTTGATAGTTTAGTAGACACTGTTAATCAGTCATATAGTTTAATGGTAGAAGTCTTTGACAACTATGTAAACGCATCACATGATATTTTTGCAATTGATCTATCTACATTTGATTTCTTACAACATCTTAGAATTGGTCAAATAGGTGCATTAGCAAACTATTCAAACCTATTAAGTGGATTAGAATTAATTGACACAAACAATAAACTAGATATTTTATTCTTCGAAGACGAATATTTTACAGAAAACTAATTTGAGTATCATCGAATTGTACCCCTCCTCCGATAGTATCGTTGGATCGAAGGCTTAGAGAAATCTAAGCCTTTTCTTTTGAAACAAACCCAAGTATATCGGTATAATATTCAAATATCATTATCTAATAAACAAATTTATGAAATTAAAAATTGATCGCATTGACCAACATGCACTAACAGAGTTTATCAATCGTGTTAAACTTATTGACTCTTTCATCTACATGAAAATTAAAGATGGACAAATTAATTCAACAGTTTATCTTCCACAAAGAGATGCTGTAAAACACCACTCAATTCCGGCAGATAAAATCTTCCAAGTAAGTGAATGGCCTGATACCGAAAAAGAAATGAAAATTGCATTCTTTGAAGGTAACAAAGTTATCGAAGCTATTAAACACTTCGAACATGACGCAATTAAAGGTGAGTTTGAATTCATCGAAAACGATGAAGAATTCGTTGCATCTACATTACGTATTTTCAATGACGAATTGGAAATCACATTATCTTGCTCAGAACCATCTTTAGGATTTAAAGATCTTTCACAAGAACAACGCGATGCTATCTTTGCAAGAGCAGATTCTAAATTTGATTTTAGATTGGACACTCACTCGATCGGTAAAGTTAAAAACTTGTTTACATTAGACAAAGACGAAACATTTGGTATCAAATCTGATGTTGCAGGAATCAATGTAAATGGTAAATCATTTAATGTGGTACTTACACCAGACACAAACGGTAATGGTAAAGTTACAGTTTACAAAAAGTATTTAAATCTATTAGACAAAGAGGAACAAACAGTTTATGTGTCAGATTCCAAAGTAGTATTCGAATCAAATGATTCACACACTTTATTGACAATTTCAACCTGCCAAACTGCCTAATACATGACAATCGAAGAGTTAGAAAATAAATCAATTGACCAACTAACAGATGATGAGGCGAAGTTGCTTATAGACCACTATAAGCAACTTTCTGCCAAATTCACTGCGTATGAACAAGCAGTTAAGTTAACTCTAAACTCTATCTATGGAGCCTTTGGTAACAAATGGTTCCACTTTTTTAATCTAGATATCGCAGAATCAATTACCAAACAAGGTAAAAATGCAATCCTTTATTCAGAAACAATACTTAACAAATATGTTAATGATTTCTGGCATAAGGACACTGCGGTTCATGAACAATTTGGAATTAAGGTTAAAGGTAAAGTTGAAAAACCAGCAGTAATCTATATTGACACCGATTCATGTTATGTGCAGTTTCAAGATTTATACGAATCAATTATATGGTTAGATGAATCTAAGAAATTGACAATTGATGAATTCGTTCTAGCATTTTATGCATATCGTCTTAAAGACTATATCATGAAATGTATGGAGAAATATGCTGAAAAGAGAAATACTGATAACTTCTTAGTGTTCGAATTAGAATCACTTGCATACAATGGTATTTGGATGAGTAAAAAGAAATACATTCAAAATATTGCATGGGATGATAAGTTAGAAGTAACTGATCGTCACCCATCATTAAAGAAAGTAAAAACTATTGGATTCGATACGATCCAATCTTCAACTCCAAAATTTGCAAGAGAGAAATTAGTAGAATGTCTTAGAATTCTTTTTACTTCTAGAGTAACACCAACTGCAAATGAATTGCAACAATTGGTTGAATTCATGAAAAAATGTAAGAAGGAATTTAAGTTAGCAAATATTGATGACATCTCTTTTAATAAGAGAACCAACAATATTGATCAGTACATTATTGACGATCAAAAAGAATTGCAAATTGGACTAAAATGTCCAGCCAACGTAAAAGCTGCAGGATACTACAACTATATTTTAAATAACAATAAGAAATATAAGAACAAGTATAAACATATCCAAAATGGTGAGAAGCTTAAGATCTACAATTGTATAGGAACTATTAGTGAAGTCTATGCATTTATGCCAAACGAATATCCTTATGAAATTGCACCACAAGTTGATTACGATACTCAATTTGAGAAAGCAATGATTGATCCGCTAAATAGAGTACTTACTGCAATTGGTTTACAAACATTGGACACAAACTTAATTTATGCTTCGGCACTATTTTAATATGGAACTAAAAGACATTTTATACTTACTAGAAAAAGAAAATCCAAACGATCAAGAATTTGGTAAGAAAGTTAGGCTATTGATTTGGGAAATGAAAAAAACTCAAAGTGCAGAACTAGCCAAAGAACAATTACCTGGACAAATAGACATGTTTGGACCTGAATTTAAGTATCCGTATAATGAATAATCTTAAAAATAAACCATGGAAGTTAATTTAACAAAAGAACAAAAAGAATACGTAGACGCTTATAACCATATTTTAAATAAGTTATCAGGTATTCAAGAAAGAATTGATGGGTTAAAAATTGAAGCTAATGAAGCTTTACAAGAATTAAACGCATTAAGATCTAGGGAACGTGATGCCTTTCCAGAACAACTAGATTAAGAAACAATTTGGCATTTAACGATATAATATAAAAAATACAACAAATATGGCAAAGAAAGATTTCAGTTTTGACGATATTAACAGTGAATTAAAAACTCTAAATCCAATGGGATCTGTTATGGAATTCTCAACATTTAGTGAAGTTACAGAATGGATCGATAGTGGTAACTACCACTTAAACGCATGTATCAGTGGTTCACTTTTCGGTGGATGGCCTAATAGCAGAACATGTTCAATCGCTGGACCTTCTGGTACTGGTAAAACTTACTTAATCCTAAACTCTGTTAAAAGAGCAATTGATATGGGATACAATGTAGTGTTTTATGATTCAGAAGCTGCAGTAGATAAAGATCTTATGGTTAAGTTCGGTATTGATATAAGCAAAGTAAATTATCAACCTATTAATACTGTACAAGATTTTAGAACATCAGTTACTACGATTACTAGTAAAATGCAAGATGCAAAAGCAGCAGGTGGAAATGTACCAAAAATCATGATTATTCTTGATTCTGCAGGTAACTTAGCAACTGCAAAGGAAATCGAAGATGCAAAATCAGGTTCTGATAAAGCTGATATGACTCGTTCTAAAGTACTTAAGTCGATCTTCCGTATTATCATGACTCCAATGGCAGATCTTAAGATACCTTTCTTATTTACCAACCATACTTATCAAACGCAAGATTTTATCTCACGACAAGTAGCTGGCGGTGGAACTGGACCAGAATATGCAGCATCTATTGTATTATTCTTGAATAAGGCACAACTTAAAGATTCAGCTGGAGAAAAAGCAGGTATTATTGTTACAGCGAAACCAAACAAGAATCGTTTTGCAAAACCAACAAACATTAAATTCCATTTAGATTTCTCTAAAGGTATGAACAGATATGTTGGATTAGAGCAATACATCGATTGGGATGAAATTGGTATTACCAAAGGTGTAATTGAAAAGGGTGAAAAGATTCCTAAAGCATCTTCAAGAAATTGGATCTGTAAGCACTTAGATGAATCTGTACCAAACTCAGAATTCTTTACAGAAAAGGTATTTACACAAGAAGTATTAGAAAAAATCGAAGTAAGAATCAAACCAATCTTTAACTACAACACAGAAGAAAGAGAGATTGACATTGATGCAATTTTAGAATCAGATGAAGATTAATGAAGATAAACTTCCAATCAAGTATATTCTAGGAATAGAAAAAGAGATTGTGGGTTATCCTTCAGGATTCGATATTCTTTTAGCAGAAATTAAATTATGTGTCAGAATGCCTGATAGACATAAAGGTAATTTCACTTTACATGCTCTAAAAACTTATAGATTTCCAGAAACAGATGAAACACATCTTTTAACTTCTATTCAAGACTTAGTAAATCTTGATTTGGTCGAAGTCCTAAATGATTCAGAAGGTAAAGAATCGTGGACAATTAAAACAAACCCATTCGAATGATATTAGTAATAGACGATTTTATTAAAGACAAAGAATTATTAAGAGAAATATCTCAAGATGTAAACTTCTTCAATGATCCAGGTATTTATTACTGGTGGGATGGTTGGTGGAACGGTGAAGCAAAGACTGTAAAACATAGATTAATCGAGGCTATTTGGGCAGATAACTGTCCACTTAGCCAACCGATGTCTATTAGAGGTTTTGAATACTGGACTGGAATTCAAACAGCTAACACAGAAACTGGATTCAGCAATAACTTAGGTAATCATTATGACAAAGATGAGGAACTATATGCACTTACAGGTGAAATAGTAACACCATCAATTGGCACAGTATATTATCCAGAACAAGATCAATTTGAAGGTGGTATGTTAGAAATTTATACTGAAGGTATTGATAAAAAACCAGAAGTAGTTTATGCCAAACCTAATAGATTAATAATTTTTGATGCTGGAAAATATGTACATGCAGTGACTCAAGTAACTCAAGGTACTAGAAAAGCTATAGCTATTAATCTATGGCTGACAGAACCAATGGGTAAACAAAACGGCGCTATGCGCATAGAATAGAAATACAATTAAAAATAAACAACATGCAATTCGGACAAGACTTTGAAAAAATATTCTTTAGATTATCCTTAGTTAAAACTAAGTATTTAAAAAGCATTAAAGCTGGATTTTATACTTCTCAGGAAATTGATATTTTAAGTCAATTGTCTAATAAGTTCTTTGAGCGTTTTAATGAAACACCAAAAAGAGATCAATTACAAATGTTGATCCAAAGAAGTGAAAAGGCCAAAGAAAAAGTTACAGAAGATATTTTAAATATTATCTTTGAAGTAGACTTAGATCAATATGACGAAGAATGGTTAACTACCACAGCTGAAGCCTGGATCAAATGGCGAACATTTGATACTTCATTGATCGATACCATAGAATTTATTAAAACTACTCAGGTAACACCTGAAAACGTCGACAGTATAGTTCAAAAGGTTAAAGGTCTTATTAATGATAGAAATAATTTATCATTTAATTCAGATCTAGGATTAGACTTCTTCGAAGTTGATTCTCACGATCAAAAAGACACCGAAAAAGTTAGTACTGGATATAACTTCTTAGACAGAATGTTAGGTGGTGGTTATGACAAAGGTGGAAACTTAATCGTTTATGCAGGTGAACAAAACATTGGAAAATCTATTTACTTAGCAAATGATGCTGCAAACTTTGTTAAAATGGGAACAAACACCGTTGTTGTAACAGCAGAGATGGCAGCTCATAAATTCATTAAACGTATTGGTTCTAATTTATTAACTATTAATATCAATGAATATGGTGATAAAGCAAAAAACAAAGAACATATTCAAAGAAGATTAGAAACCGTAGGTGATGGACTAACTCCTCCAGGATCTTTATTCGTAAAACAATTTCCGACATCACAAGCAACAGTATTAGATATTGAAGCTTATGTGAATCAAATTGAAGAGGAAAGACAAATTAAAGTTGGTGCAGTTGTAATTGACTACATCAATATCTTAGCAAACTACAGAAACCAAAATACAGAAAACACATACATGAAGATCAAGCAAATTGCAGAAGATCTTAGAGCTATGGGTATTCGTAATAACTGGTTAATTGTAACAGCAACACAGATTACAAGAAATGGTTACAATTCATCAGACATTGGTATGACTGACATTGCAGAATCTGCAGGACTTTCACATACAGCAGATATTATGTTAGGTATTATTCAAGACGATTTAATGAGAGCTAATAATGAATACTGGCTTAAAGTTTTAAAAATCAGAGATGGTGAAGGAAAAGGAACAAAATGTAAATTAAACATTAATTGGAATTATATGAGGTTAATAGAAACAGAAGAAACCACAAACTCCAATTTACACAGTATATAATTATGACAAACGATAAAATCTTTAACAACAATTTCGAATCTCCAGACACTGAATTCGGTAACATAAACTTTGAATTAGATTCGGCTACTAAGGACAATCAAGACGAAGAGGATAAAATTCATTATGAATTAATCGCAAGAGAAATTCATCAATTAATTACAGCTTCAAGATTCAAAGTATTTAACAATGTGGATGAATTAGGTAGATGTACAACACTGAAAAAATCAGACATCAATGATGTTTATGGATATATCACAGATGAAATGGCTGAAAAAAATAGTCGTATAGATATTTTCAGCGAGTTGTGTATTTATTTTGACATTAATCCTACTAAATTTTATAGTTCATTATCTAACGTATACAAAGAAGATCTAATCCAAGAATTAGATTTACGAACAGGTATATTGAAGAGAAAGAATATAATGAAACTTTTCTAAAATGATAGAACCAAGCGTTTTTAAAAAAGGTGCCAATAGAATATGGGTACTCGGTGATTTACACTTTGGTGTAAGAGCAAATTCAGTAGAGTGGTTAGAAATTCAAAAACAATTCTTTGAAGAAGTTTTTATACCAACTCTTATTGCAAATGTAAAACCAGGTGATGTACTAATACAAGTAGGTGATACTTTCGATAATAGACAATCTATTAATATCAAAGTATTAAACTATGCTGTGAATCTTTTTGAAAGATTAGGTAAAATTCTACCAGTGCATGTTATCTGTGGAAATCATGATATTTGGGCTAAGAATTCAAATGATGTTACTTCAATTGATTCACTTAAATGGATCCCTAATGTACAGATCTATAAAGAACCTAAAATTTTAGAATGGTCAGGTAAGAAAATCTTAATGATGCCATGGAGAAGAGATACAGCACATGAAACCGAAACTCTAGCAAATTTCCCACAAGCACAAATAGTATTTTGTCATTCTGAAGTGAAAGGTATTTACTTAAATGCTAAAGTTAAAAATGAACACGGTACTGATTCCAATGTATATGACAAGTATACGAGAGTTTATAGTGGACATATTCATTACAGACAAGAACGTGGTAAATTATTAATGGTAGGTACACCATATCAATTAACTAGATCCGATGCAAATAATGAAAAGGGATTTGATTTGGTTGATTTAGAAGACATGTCAGAGACTTTCTTCGTAAATGATGTATCACCTAAGTTTATAAAATACAATATCCTACAACTGTACGATATGCCATTGGGTCAATTTAAAAATCAAATTAAAAATAATTTCGTTGATTTATTTGTACCTTCTAAGATTGCAACTACAAATGCACTTAGTCAACTTATAAACAAAATTCAAAATATTAGTAGAAAATTAGAGCCTAATATTTATCAAGAAGACAATTATATCGATAAAGATTTTTATGATATAGACGAAGTAGAAGAAATGTATAAGAATTACAATATATTAAATCTTTGTAATACTTATGTTGAGGGTTTAGGCAGCGATGATGAAACCAAAGCCAAACTTAAAGAAAAACTTAAAATACTGTACAATCAATGTGCATACAATAACGGTAATGAAATATGAGAATAGACTTTATAGAATTTAAAAACTTTGCTTCATATGGGAATCAATTACAACGATTAGAATTTGAAGAAGATCAATCTAAATTATTCTTAACATTAGGCAAGAATGGCGATGGTAAAACTACTATCGCTAATGCCATTATATATGCTTTGTATGGTAGAATTGAAGGTGTAAAGCTATCAGATCTTCCAAACAGAATTAATAAAGAACTACATGTTAAAATAGGTTTAAAATGTGGTGCAATAAATGTAGAAATCGAAAGAGGTTTAATGCCTAATAAATTTAGCGTTAAATTAAATGGAGTAGATTTTGATAAAGCTGGTAAAAAATCAGTACAAGATTATCTAGAAGAGGAAATCTTTGGAATACCATATCATGTATTCAAAAACATTATTATTTTATCAGTTAATGACTTTAAGTCATTTTTAACCATGTCTAATCAAGATAAAAAACAAATCATTGATAAGATGTTTGGTTTTTCAATTCTTAATGATATGCAAACTGCAATTAAGAACGAAAGAAGATCTGTTAAAATGGACATTGATTCTTATGAATCAGAATTAGCACAGATATTAGACTCTATTGCATCAGTAAGAGGCAAACTTAATACATTATTAGAAGAATCACAGCAAAAGAACAATTCTAAAATAGATGAATTAAAGGCAAGCTTACTTGAATTAAATGAAACTGTAAAAGCTCTTGATTTAGAGAAAACACAAGTAGACGCAGATATTAAAACAGATTCAGAATCATATGAAACTGTAAGATCCAGTGCATCTACATTGAAACATGAGATTGAATATCTTAAAAGAAAGTTGGAACTATATGAGAGTGGAAAATGTCCAACATGCGAAACTCAATTAGATAGTCAATGGCACATAGATCAAAAAGAACACTTTTGTTCTAAAATAGAAACAGACACAAATAGTATTAAAACACTTAAGGATTCATTAGATACATTAAAAACTAATATTGATACGCTTAAAGAAAATAAAAGAATTCTAGAAAAGAAAGCCAATGATATTAGATATAATATGAAAACTTTCAAGACAGAACTCTTAAAATTAAAGGACACACCAGATGACCAACAATTTGAACATCTTAAAACATTAATCGAAGATTTCGAAACAAAAGAATCAGAAAAATCTTTAAGCAAAGATGATCTTAGTATAAATTACAATTTCATGGAAATTGTTGAACAGGTTTTAGGTGAAGATGGTGTTAAGAATTTAGCTGTTAAAACTATTTTACCAGGATTAAATACTAATATCGCTGCAATGAGTCAAACGATGCACTTGCCATTCCATATTAGATTTGATGAAAAGTTCAATTGCATTATTAACCACTTAGGTGAAGATATTAATCCAATGACACTTTCAACAGGTGAAAGAAAAAAGGCAGATTTTATTATTATCATTGCAATTATTAAAATTCTTAAATTAAGATTTCCACAATTAAACTTATTATTCTTAGATGAGTTATTAAGTTCAGTTGACCATGATGGTGTTTACAATATCCTAAAGATCTTGAACCAAGTCATCAAAGAAAATAAGATAAATACCTTTGTGATAAATCACTCAGTTTTACCTCATGAAATCTTTGATAAGAAAATACAGATTTATCGTGAAAATGGATTCTCTAAGTTTACTATAGAAACCATTGACTAAAAATAGAATATATAATAAATGGCAACGTATAACTTAAAATACAACAAAGACGATAGCGTTATAAGACACATTATAATTGGTCTTTTAGCAGATCTAAATAGTAAGCTTAGTTTTTTTAGACAAATATCTAATGACGAGCGAGTTATTGTAGATGTTCCATTTTATTATGCAGTTTCAGGTGATGACAATTTCATTAAGGATAACTTTTTATTTTCTAATGTAAATGGACCAAGCTGTGATCCTGATGGTGACTATGCTAATGGTAACTATGATTCAGTACCACGAGGTATTGTTAATCTAACATCATTTTCAATAGATCCTTCTAAATTAGTTAACAAAAGAAATCTTGGTAATTATTCTATGATGAATGCACAAGGTTTAATGGAAGGTTATGTTGCTGAATTCGAAATGATTCCAGTGGTTATAAGTGTAGATGTTGAAATTCTTTTATCTAGTCAATTAGATACATTCAAACTTACAGAAGCCATTGTTAAAAAAATGTACAAAGCTAATTTCTTTCACGTTGATGCTGGCCATTTAGAAGAAGGTTTATATAGAATTTCATCAGAATACATGATGCCAGATGATTATACACAAGAACGTCCTATTGAATACGGTTTTGATGATAAAGACAATTATAAGATAACATTTAGTTTAGAAATTAATACATTTATACCTTCATTCGATTTCGAAGAAGACATCTATACTAAATATACTAGATCGGTATATACTAACGCAATAGTTGGAAATTATGAAGATCCTAATTTAGTTACATTAGATGCTACAGCACTATATGCAGATATTGCACCAGGTGATATGCCAAATCCAATACGATATTATGATAATAATGGTTCAATATGGGAATGGAATGCAGAAACTATGTCTTGGGTTCTAGTAGGTTACTTAGAGCGCGATCCAGTCCAGCATGAAACCGAAAATGCATTTGTATTAGGTTTAACAGTAGATACTTCAACATTCGGTGAATTATTAAATACAAACTCTCAATTCTTAAGAACTTCTGTTAGAAGAAAAAATTCAAATAGAATGTTTGCGTTTAGACAAACTTCAGATTATAAAGAAGGAACTCCAGATAAAGATAAGCCTATTTTGGGTGATAACAGAGATATTACATCTACTACACTCCCATTCACTGAATAAACAAAAGATATATATAAAAAATTAAATAACACAAATGGCAAAATTAAACAAAGGAATTGTTTCTCCTGTTATAGAATCTAAACAAGGATTTGTATTTCATGCAGGTGGACAAAATTTCAGAATGACAGGAAGTCACATTGAAAAATTTGAAAATGTTTCAGAAGACTTTAATGCTCTAGTTAAAGCAAATGAAATGTTTAACATAACTAGCGAAGGTATTTCATTTTATTATGATTACAATAATAAGAAAACCATTTCTAAAATTGAAGAATCAGCTATGGCTAATTTTGATAAATTAGTTGGTTTAAATGAAAAGATTGATTTCTTAAACGAAAACATTAAATCATACAAAGTAGCTGGTAAAACATTGGCAGTAACTGAAGTTGAAAATGAATTGAAAGTTTTAGAATCATTAAGATCTAATGTACTTACAAAATCAATAGTTGTTAAATTATCATATAACGTTTCTGAGAATAAGTTTTATGCAGGTAATGTAGAACTAGCATTCTCACCTTCAATAGCTCTGGCTGAGTCTATGTTAGCAGCGGCTTACATTAGATATGAAGATAAAGCATTGATCAACTTATTTGAATTTGCATCTAAAAACTTCAATCACTATAATGTATTAGAATTCATTTCAGAATCTAAAGATGGTGATGTTAGAGTTTTAGCAATGAGAACTGAAAGTAATGTATTTGTTTATAAAATTAATGAATCTACTAAGATCGATAAATTCTCTAAATTACTAGCAGATGCTGCAATTGATTATGTTGCAGAAAGTACAGGAGCAGATATTACACCAATGGTTGAAGATATTTTAGAATCTTACAAAGAAAGAAGAGCGGCTAAATCAGAGAAAACTCAATTGATGTATGAAATGATCGCATTCTTAAAAGATCAAAAGGGTAGATTATCTGAAGCTAATAGAAACTTACCAGACATTAAAGCTGCAGATCAATTATTAAATGCTGAAATCACAAGAATTTCAGAAGAATTAACAGAATTACAGAACGAAGACTTATTAACAAAAGACGATGGATATGTAGATGCAGAAATTACAGTAGAATCTGAAGGTTTACCAAAAGGTTCTAAAGTTAAAGTTGATGCATTAGAATTTACAGGAAAAGGTAAATCAGATATATTAACAGTATTTGTTAAAGATGAACCATTAAGAGTAGAAAAGAATAAACTTCAAATTTCAGCCGAAGATTCTATATAAACTCACATAATATTTAAGTAAAGCCCAATTGGAAACAGTTGGGCTTTTTTTAGTATAAGATTAAACATATTACGCGAAATGGCAAAAAAGAAAAATTACTTAAACAACAAGGATCTATTCGATGCGATTGTAGAATCAAAAGAATTAGACAAGTTAACACCAACAGCAGAAAAAATGCTAGTGTTATTGGCCGAACGAGCTATTAATAAATTAAGTTATGTTAACAGCGATGATAGAGATGATTGCTTACAGTTTGCATTATTAGATCTATTAAAATATTGGAGAAACTTCAATCCTAAATATCCTAATGCATTTGCATATTTTACAGAAATTGCAAAACGAGGATATGCCAAAGGTTGGAATAAAATTCATCCACTTAAATACAAAGGTACATTATCAATTGATCGCATTTCAACAGGTGGTTCAAGCGAAGATGGTGGCGGTGGAATGTTCAACATTTAAATGTCAATAAAAAATCTCAAACCCACAGGTAATTCAGGTTTTGTACAAGGATATTATACACCAAAAAATCCAGATAAGTACATAGGACCAATCCCAATAATCTATAGATCATCATGGGAAAGAAAGTTTATGATTATGTGTGATACTAAAGAACATGTAATCAAGTGGTCCAGTGAACCTGTTGAGATTAAATACATATGGTCATTTGATAAAAGAGAACATAAATATTATCCTGACTTTTATATGAAAGTCAAAGGCGTTGAAGGTGATGAAGAATTTCTTGTTGAAATAAAACCAGAAGCACAAATTACAAAACCAGAACCACCTAAAAAGAATAGTCAAAAGGCTTTAAAGTCTTACAAATTCTTAGTAGAGCAGTATGTAAAAAATAGAGATAAATATACATATGCAAAGGCATGGGCAGTCAATCGAGGTTGGCGATTCATCGTCTTAACAGAAAAGTCTCTTAAATAATGGGTAAGATAAAGCAAGATATTAAAGATTTAAGTAAAGAAGCTGGAGGTAAAATCAAAGCACGGAAAGCTGCTGAAAAATGGTTTAAGGATGCTTCAAACTCTATTAAAGATAATACAGTTGCTAAACTTAGTAAACCATTTAAAACAGGCATGATCCATGTATTTAGATATGAAAAGCCTCTAAATATTAAAACACTAGAATGGTGGGATAAAAATCCAGTAGTATTGGCTCTTGAACCACATGAGAGTGGCACAGACGTTGGTATTAATTTAAATCTTTTGCCAGTACAATTTAAAGAGGATCTTTTGGACATGATATATGACAGAATGCAGGGTCAAATTAAATCTCAGAATGGAAAATCAAAAGAAAATAATGCATTAACACAAGGTCAAATTAAATTGATTTACAAAGATGTTAAAAAGTTTTTAGTTCAATTTGGATTTGATTATGCAATTAGACAATATGTACCACAATTAAAAAAAAATCAAAAAGTAGTTTCTTATGAAAGTTGGGCTAAAATAGCACTCTGTGATTTTCAAGATCTTAATGGTATTGGAATTAATGAGGTAAAGAGAGCGTTTCAAGAGCACTTAAAAACGCGTTCAAAAAGAAAAGATATATAAACAGAACATAATAATATAATAGTATGGCAGGATTTAACGACAGAAACGGACCATTAAGTAATGGATCAAGACCTTTTAGCATTTCAAATGCTTTAAAGTCATTGTCTTCGTTTGGTATGCGCTATGATGATTTAGTCTTAAGACAATCACAAGCAATTGGACCAATGGAAGCCGAAATTGGTTATGGTCAAATGAACCCGTTTGGTCTAGACAATGATGACATATATGGAGCATTCGCTGCAATGTCAATGACCGACATTAATTTAAGATCTAATATTCCATTTTTTGATAAATCATATGAAAGCAAAAGAGAAGAGCTTAGAAGATTTTCACTTAACGATGAGATTGAAGATATTTTAGATATTCTTTGTGATGAGACTATTGTATATGATGAAAAAAACTTTTTTTGTTACCCTGAAATTTTAGGTATTGATATATCTGATGATGTTGACAAAGATCTTAATAAATATTTCAGACAAATCTATCACTACTTTGGATTTAACTCCGATCAATCGGCATGGTACTTCTTTAGAAAATTCTTAATTGATGGATATTTGGCATTTGAGATCATTTATTCACCGGATCAAAAAGAAGTTATTGGATTTAAAGAATTAGATCCTATTACACTTATCCCAGGTTATAATCACGATGATGGTAAAAAAGTTTGGGTACAATACAAAGATGATCCAATTAGAGAACGTAAACTATATGATTCTCAAATTATATACATTTCATACTCTTCGATAACTACAGCATCGAGAGTTTCTTACATCGAAAGATTAACAAGAGCATTTAACTTATTGAGAATCATGGAACATACCAGAGTTATTTGGGCTGTTACCAATGCATCTTTTAGAATGAAATTTGTTATACCTGTCGGTGGTAAATCTAAGACTAGAGCGAAGCAATCACTTTCTCAGTTAATGAACTCTTATAAAGAATCAGTAGATTTTGATTGGGAATCAGGTACATTAGCAACAGATGGTAAACCAATGTTACAATTTAGTAAAGAGTATTGGCTGCCTTCGAAAGACGGTGAATCACCAGAAATTGAAACACTTAACAGTGATGGACCAGATTTATCAGATACAGAAGCACTTAAATATTTCTCAGATAAATTAAAACACGTTTCAAAAATCCCTTACTCAAGATTCTTATATGAAGATGGTGGTGGAGATTTTAACTTGGCTGCTGATGGTATGATTAGAGATGAGATTAAATTTGGTAAATTTATCAAACGTTTAAGATCGATCTTTATGGAAATTTTATCTAAGCCATTATTTATTCAAATGTGTCTTAAATACCCAGAATTTACAAACGATCCACAATTTAAAACACAAGTTGCCCTAAGATTTAATGAAGAGAACGTATTCTCAGAATTAAAAGACATGGAATTAATGGAAAAACGATTAGAATTCATCGGTACTATGAGAGATAGCTTGATGACAACTAATCAAGAAACAATGGAAGAAGAATACTACTTTGATCAAGAATACCTAGTTAAGAAATATCTTAAACTAAGTGATGATGAAATTAGAGGTAACGAAGCTGCTAAATCTAAGTTAAAGAAAACAACGGCCCAAGAGCCAGAAGCTGAAGATCCATTCGCAATGTAAATTATTCACGAAAAAAGATATATAAATTATGAAAATTATTAAAACATTTGAAGACTTCTTAACTGAAGACGCTTTAAGAGCTGGAGAAGATTCACAAGTAGTTATCGATGATATCGATTTAGATTCAGGTTCTACTATAAAAGCAGCTGAAATTTTAGGAGCTATTTCTGCCTCTATCACAGATGAAGAGTTTAAACAGTACTTCTATGATGAATACGGAGAGAATGCTTTCGGTGAAGGTGAGATTGATCAGTTAGTTAAAATATATAACGATAAAGCTGCAGAAGACTTAGAAGCTGAGAAAGAAAAAGAAAAAGAAGCTGAAGGAGAAGAAGGCGGAGACGCTGAAGATCCACTTGCCGGGTTATAATAAGATATTTCAATAATAAAGTATGATATATATTAAAAATAGAAAAATAAAATACTATGAACAATACTAACGATTTATTAATCGTCGAAATGTCTTCTTCTACACTGAGTGTTAAAACTTCAGATAATAAAGAATACATCCTCGAAGGAGTTTTTGGTCAAATCGATCAAAAAAACAGAAACAACCGTATTTATACGGAGTCGGAATATATTCCACAAATTGAAGCATTACAAGCTAAAATTAAAGCTAGTAAACTTTTAGGAGAACTAGATCATCCTGCTCAATTTGATATTTCTTTAAAAAATGTATCACACATTATTGAAGAATTGACATATGACAAAGCTAGTAAAGAAGTTAGAGGTAGAATTAAATTATTGGATACTGATGCAGGTAGACAAGCTAAAGCTTTAGTTGATGCAGGTGTTCCATTACAAATTTCTTCTAGAGCTGCAGGTGCCGTTGAATCTAATGGTACTGTAAAGATCAAACAATTATTCACATATGATTTAGTTGCTGACCCAGGTTTTGAAAACGCTGAGTTAAAGAGAGTTAACGAATCTTTTGGATATAGTAATGATGGTTTAATTTCTATTTATGAAATTAACAGATCTTCTGAAACTTCATTAGAAACTATCAACACAATCGAAAACACAAACACACAAATAAAAGAAAATAAAAACATGGCAGAATTTGTAAAATCTGAAGATTTCAATAGATACTCTGAGTATTTAGCGAATGAAATCAAGACATTAAAAGAGTCTATGGAAGCCAAAAATGTTGAGGTTTCGGAAGACAACACAGTAGACAACCTAAAAGAACACAATAACCACATTGTAGAAACTGTTAATAAATTAACAGACTACGTTGAATATGTTGCAACTAAATTAGATGAATCTATTCAATATTCAGAGCACGTTGCTGAAAAAGCAGATCAAGGTATTGCTTACTCAGAATCGTTAGCTGAAAAATTAGATCAAGGTATCTCTTATACAGAGCACGTTGCTGAAGCAGTTTCTAAAGTTAAAGATTTCGCTAATTATTTAGCTGAAGCTCATAACGAAGGTGCTACATCTCACACTACTTTATTAGAGTACGTTGAATACTTAAAAGAAAACTTACAATCAGTTTCTGAATATGCAGAATACATTGCAGAATCATTAAACGAAACAGTTATTACTGAAGAAGATGCACCTGCTAAAGATGCTGACGAAGCAGAAGAAACTGACGAAATCGAAAACATCGGTGATAATTCAGAAGAAGGTGCAGTAGCTAAAGATGGCGAAAACGCTGGTAAAGACGTTGAAGAAATCGAAGGTGAAGAAGTTGAAGCCGGAGATAATTCAAAAGAAGGTGATGTATCTAAAGACGGCGAAAAAGCTGGAGAAGATGCAGAAGACTTAGAATCTAATGCTAAAACATCTGACGCTGAAGTTAAAGACAAAGTTGACGCAGCTGAACCGGGTGAAGGTGAAGAAGAAGCAGAAGGTGAAGAAGGTGCATTAGATCCTTTAGAAGCTTACAAAAATGAAATCTCTTCTAAATTAGATGCATTAGTTGAAAGCGCAACTAAAAAAGAAAATGAATCACCATCTTTCTTTAGAGTTGTTTCTTCTAATACAAGAGAAAAATACAACGCATTAACTGAATCTGCAAAATCAGAAGTTAGAAACACAGTTTCTAAAAGAGGTTTTATGACTGAATCAGAAATCGTATCATTAATGAACAATGCTCAACTTATTGTTGAAAGCGCAGGTGCACAACCTACATTTATTGCTCTTATGCCAACTGAATACTCTGAAGCATGGACTAATTTATCTGAAGCTAAACAAAATCAAATCATTGCTCAAGCAAAATACCACACATTGAACACTGAATACCAAGTTGCTAATTTCTGGCAAACTAGAGATCTAAGAGATACTAAAGTTGAAATGGAGAAAGTTGCAATGGTTACTGAATCAAAAACTGAAGAGCCTAAATCAACACTAGGATATGATATGACTGGTATGGCAGAAGCGTTCAAACAGAGATTTAACAAATAATCAAAAAGAACACGGATATATAATTAACAATCGACGATAAGGGTGACAGAAGCAGAAAACCCATTGAATGTCGAGTTTTTAACTAAACAATTAAACAAAACAAAAAAAACGATCATTAAAAATGGCAAATTTATTAAACGAAGCTGAGATCAAGAATACATGGGCACCGATTATCTCGGAAGCTACAGGTATCAACGAATCTAGCAAATTAGCGTGGATGTCGACTTACTGTCATAACCACAAATTGTATGAAGACGCAAACATTATGTCTTTATCTAACAACCCTGGCCCAATGAACTTAACAGGTATGGGTGCAGTATCTTTTCCTTCAGCGATTGGACAAGGTGCAAATGTAGGAACTAACGGTTCAGGTGACAAATCACCAACGTTATTGCCTTTAGCAATGCAAGTTGCTGCTCAAACTATCGGTTTAGACTTAGTACCAGTAGTACCAATGGCAGGTCCAATGGGATTATTGTCTTACTTAGACTTTACTTACGAAGGTGGTACAATCGAATTAGGTAAAACTGCTCCAACTTACATTAAAGTAGGTGTAGCTTCAGCTGAAGTTATCGCAGACGTTATCGCAGAGATCAAAGCATTAGCTTTAGATACTATTCCTGCAGCTGCAGGTTACGGTGCTTACGAATTAGTAGGAACTTCTAGAATTGATGGTAAAATGATTTTCAAAGTAGGAACAGTTGTAGCTGCAAACGTAGAAGCTGACGTTACTTTAGCATTAGCTTCATTAACTGAAGATGCTACTGCAACAGGTGTTACTTTAGTTGCTGCATTAGAAGATCATATTCCTGCATTCTCTGGAGCTGCTGCTAACGGTAGACCAATGTCTAGAGAAGTTGGTGAAAGAACTGCTGATAAAGTAATGGGTCTTTCTTTATTCTCTAAATCAGTTGCTGCTGAAACTTTCCAAGTTGCTGCTGCAGTTACTAGAGAACAAGTACAAGATTTAAAACAATTCGGTGTAGATGCTGTTGCTCAAGTAGAAGCAGTTTTAACTAACGAATTAACTCAATCTATCAACAATCACATCTTATACAAAATGAGAGAGATTGCTGAAACAGGTTTAGGTCTTCCTAGTAACACATTAACTTTAGATTACACTCAAGGTGGAAATACTTATGGTGATGTTAACAGAAGAATCTTAACTAACATTCTTGCTGCTGCGAACTTAATCGCAAACAGAGGAAGAAGAGGTGCTGGTAACTTCGCAGTTGTAGGAGCAAAAGTTGCTTCAGCTTTACAATCAATTGCAGGTTTCGTACCAAATCCAATGGCTAACACATTCAACCAAGTTGCAGGTGCTATCTACCCATTAGGATCTGTTGCAGGTGTTAACATCTATACTGACCCTAATTTAGAATGGGAAGGTGCTACACAACAAGTATTAGTTGGTAGAAAAGGTGATGGTAACGGTGCTGGATTAGTATTCATGCCTTACTTAATGGCTGAATCAGTTCAAATGATTGCAGAAGGAACAATGGCTCCAAAAGTAGCTGTTAAATCTAGATATGCATTAGTTGAAGCTGGATTCCACCCAGGTACACAATACCAAAAATTCGAAGTTGCTGGTTTACAATTGTAATCTTAAACTAGAATAATTTATATGAAAAGGTCATCTTCGGATGACCTTTTTTTTGTTTTAAACTTTTGTAAATTAAGGTAGATATATAATCTAATAACATAATTAAAACTACAAAATAAACAAACATTATGAAACTAAAATCAAAATTAAAACTTTACGAAGAATTTGTAAATGTAACTCGTCAAGTAAATGATTCTAATGCAACAAAAACAGACGTTGCAATTGATAAGGTATCTGTAGACAAAGAAAATACTATCAGAACAGAAATAACCAAAGATGTTGATTCAATTCTTAATAATTTAATTGAATTATCAGACAGAATCGGAGAAAGCACCGAAGTAGATACACTTTTCGAAGAATTATTCGAAGCTCTTAGTATATCAGATCTTAATGAAGGTATTATGGATATTATCAAAAGTCCTATCAAGTATATGAAAATTTCTAAAGCTTTGAAAGGTTATCAAAAAGCTTTAGTAAGTCAGGCTATTAATGATTTGGATTTTGCTAAGAAAAAAGAAGCAAGTGATGTAGATACTGAAGACAAGACTCCTGAAATGAAGAAAAAACTAGAAGTACTTAAACAATCAAACTTAGCTAAAAACCAAGCACTTAAAGACGAAGCTACAGGATATTCAGATAGAATGTCTGAATTATCAAAAGGAGATGAAGGTCTAGCAACTGTTGTAAGTTTAGGTAAAGCAAAATCTAAAATTGCTGCTGCAAAAACTGCAATGAAAGCTGCTTCAGGTGAAGAATCAAAATCTCTTAAATTAGAAATTCAAGATTTAGAAGATAGAGTAGCTGATGATGAGAGAGAATTAAAAGATTATGCTAAAACTAATCAAAAAGATGGTGAACCTATAGATAAAGATAAAGAAGCTGCTGCTGCACAATCAGCTGCACAATTAGGTGGATCTGATGATAATGAAGAAGGAAAACCAGCAAAAACTAAACCTGCTGCAAAAGACGATGATACAACTACACCTGCAGAACCAGCAACAGATGATAAAAAAGCTCAAGAAATTGAAAAATTAGAAGCAGATAAAACAACAGCTAAAGAAGCATATGATGCACTTCCAGAAGATGCAGATATGAAAACAAAAGCAGCTGCAAAAGTTAAACTTTTACAAATTCAATTAAAACAAGCTCAACTTAAAGAAGATGACGCAGAAGTTATAAACGGATTTAAATCAGAATTAGATATAGAAACTGCAAAAATGAATGCAAAGGTAATCCCACAAGTAGCTGCACCAACAGAAGTAACAGAAGAAGGTTTAGCTTTTGAAGCATTACTTATTGAAGCATCAGTAAGTGGTTTAATGGCATCTGATGATGAAGGAGACGGATACAAATACCTTAAAGCTCAAGCTAAAAAATTAGGAGTTAAAGTAAGTGTAAATAAAGATCCTTACGGAGACGGTTATGATGAACTTGGTTTTTCTGGTGATAAAGGAGCTGTTATGAAACTAGCGGGTATATCAGGACATGCTGAAGATATTAACGATGGTGTTTATGATTTATCAGAATCAAAAGAAGTAGAATTACCTAAAACTATTAAATTAGATGAAAGTATGACAATCGCAGAGAAATTTGCAAAATTGATGAATAAATAATTAAAGACGACGCTTAGCGTTCTTCTTTGCAAGTTTAAGAAACTCCTCTCGTTCTTCGAGCAGGAGTTTTTTACATTTCTTGCGAAACTCAATAGAACTCTTTAAGATACGACTATCGATCATAGGTGCTTTTAATACATCATAATATTCAGGATGTAAAAAGTTTTCCAGATCAAAATTCATGAATTTGGCTTGAATAGGTTTGAAACTTACTGCACAAATCCAATCAATCATATTACAATTATTATACAAAGTAGCTAAATCTACTAATTTACCATTGGTATGATCCCAATACTTTTTAGTTAGTACAACACTGTTTACTGGAGGTTTTTGCATTCTAAGTACACATTGAACAAATTGATCATTGTCAGACCACCTTCTAATATGTCTGTGGTCTACTAGGAACTTTCTGAAGAACTTTGCTAATGGAGCAAGTATAATACCGTATCTGTTCCTTGGATTAGGACCAGACGTGCGAGTGATGTTTATATGTGAATATGACATTGCCATTAATCTATTTATCATTGAAACCTTTTAATGCATTAATCATATAACATGTAAACATATCATATACATACATGAAATCAATAAATCAACTTTTTACAGAAAAGTACAGACCTTCAAACTTAGAAGAACTTATATTACCAGAAAGAGTAATGAGCAAATTCAAAGATGGTTTGGTACAAAACATGTTATTTGCAGGATCACCAGGTACTGGTAAAACCTCATGCGCAAAAGCAATTGTTAATCAATTCAAGTTACCATACTTGTACATTAACGCGTCAACCGATACTTCGGTAGATGTTATTAGAACTAGAATCACAGATTTCTGTTCTACCGTTTCCATTATGGATGCACCTGGAATGTTCAAGGTAGTTATTCTAGATGAGGTCGATGGTGTATCTGATCAATTCTTTAAAGCACTTCGTGCAACTATGGAAACATTCTCAAGTAATTCGCGTTTTATAGCAACGTGTAATTACATTAATAAATTACCAGATCCAATTCTTAGTCGCTTTGAAGTTATTGATTTTGACTTTGATAAACAAGAGGAAACAGAATTGACTAAGAAATACATTAAGAGAGTGTATGAGATCTGTGGCAAAGAAGACATGACAATTGAAAAACCAGCATTGGTAGAATTTGTTAAAAGAAACTTTCCAGATTTAAGAACTACTTTAAATAAATTACAAGGTTACAAAACACAAGGTACTTCTAATATCACAGCAGAAGATGTTAAGAAATTTAATTCAGTTTACAAAGATGTATTCGAGTTAATCTTTAATGAAACAGATCCAGCTAAAAACTATCAAACATTGGTAGGAAATTATGCTAATAGAGTTGATGATGTATTGCAAACATTGGGTGCAGAGTTTATCGAATATATTCAGCAAGAGAAAGGACAATATATAAAACATATACCACAAGTTGTTATAACTGTCGCTAAACATCAAGCACAAAGGGTACATGTTATTGATCCTGTAATCACAATGTTAAGCTGTGTATATGAGATACAAAGTATAATTAATTCGTAAATAACTAATAAATAATTTTTTAGTCTCAATATTTTTTAGTATATTTGACTAAGTAAAGAAATATAAATATGAAAGTGGGAAAACATACATTACTAATAGACGGTAATTACTTTGTATTCAGCAGACTTTTTGTACTTCAAAAACCTAAGAGTGGACAACTTTTAGGAGATGATAAACAAAAATCTCAGTTTATGAGAAAATTAGCCATTGACTTTGCATCAGAGATGCGAAAGTTAAAAATGTTCGTGGATGACGTGGTATTGACAGTAGATTCAAAATCATGGAGAAAAGACTTATATCCAGAAGCTGATTATAAAGGTACCAGAAAACAAAGTAGCGATGTCAATTGGACAAACGTATACAGTGTATATGAAGAATTCCAAAAGATATTAGCAGCTAAAGGTGTTACTGTACATCAAATTCAAGGTGCTGAAGCAGATGATGTTATCTTCGGATGGTCAACTGCTCTTAACAATAGAGGTAAATCATGTATCGTATGGTCGGGTGACAGGGATCTTATCCAGTTAGTTAACTATTCTAAGACTAATGATGCACATACAATTTGGTACTATAACACCAAGAAGTCACTATACGTGTATGAAGGCTTTGAACATGATATGAATCAATCTATTGCCAATGATATGAGCACTGATGATTTACTCTTCAATATGGGTGGCGAGCACATGACAAGAGATACTTATCAGACTAATATTTTAGCATGGGTAAAAGATCTTAAAATAGAGATGACAGAAGTTGATTGTGATAGATTTATCTTTAACAAAATACTAATAGGCGATAAGTCTGATAATATTCCATCAGTAGTTACTTGGCAAAAAGAAATGAAAGGTGGTAAATTAAGAATCTTCTCAATTACTGAGAAAATGGCAGACACTATTTATGAGCAATTTATTAAAGAGGTAGATAACTTTACAATTGAACACCTATTTAATCAAGAATATAAAAATAAGTTAACAGATATTATTTATAGAGTAGTTGGTCATGGTAACACAACATTGATCAAATCATCATTATCTAATAATATAGCATTAATGCTATTGCATGTTAAAACTATTCCAGATTCAATTCAACGTGCTATCTATGATGCCATTGACAAAGACTGGGAAGGTGCTTTAGAGCAAGTAGATCAATTCATGGATATGGAAAAAATCTTAGAAGGTACGCATTGGTTAGATGATAAAGTTGGATTTGGTGTAGATGCTTTTGCAGGTATGGATATTCCAGTAGAAGAAACAGTTAAAAAAGAACCAATTAAATTAGTTGGTAAAAAAACAGAACCTACTAAAACTACTGTATTACCGATGACCAAAAAATTATTCTAATGACACTTGAAGATTACATATTAATTGAAGAAATTCTTGCTGAAGCTAATGCATATGGTATAAGATCCAATGTGCAAAAGTTAGCTGAGCAATATATCAAAGAAGGTTCAGAAACCATTGATGCATATCACGCTGCATTCAAACATTGGACTACATAAACATAATCATCACATAACATATAATTAATATGCTAGACGAAACTAAATTATTCGATTTTGTGAAAATTATGTTCACAAAACCAGATCAGTTCAACAATATGAAATTACATACGAAGAAGCGTCATCATTTTATGATTAATCGCTTCTTCGCTATTAAGTACCCTGCTAATGCTAATATGTTCAATTTTAATGGCATTAACGGCGGTAATGTAGTAGAATCATGGGGAATGGTCGCACAAAGATTCAAGAGTGTTCCAATGTGGTTTTACACTAAAACAAAAAAGGCAGAGAAAGAAATAGTAGATAAATATACACCTAGCGAAGCTGTGATCGAATTATACCTAACTAAAAATGAAATAGGTATGAGAGAATTCAATGAATTAAAACAATTCGCCAAGGCTGATTTATTCAGTGACTTACAAAAAATTGAAATACAGTTAGATGTCTATAGAAAATAAAGATGATTTCTCGGAAGTAGTTGATATTACATTATACAAATATAACTCTATAGATATTAAAATATGGGGATTAATTCAACGCGACCTAGAAAGTAAAAAATTAGTAGATGAATCTTATTTGGTTTCTGCTAGTAAGATGCAAATGTACATTAATAAATGGTTTTCTGCTGATGTCAATAGATTTCAATCAGTAGGTGAGATGTCCATTCATAAAGAAGCCACTTCTGTTTATTTTATTTGGCAAATGCTAAATAACATATCTAACTTGTCATGGATCAAAGTTAACCTAAATAAAAATATAACTTACAATAGAATTGTAAATATTGATCAAATCAAAACGATTAGATACAATATAAAAATTATACGAGGTAGCTTAAGACTTTTTGATTTATTTGAGACAAGAGAATTGAATATAGTCAATGATATAATGGATCGTTGTAAACTATTGCCAGATGGTCAAATGTACAAAGTATTTAAATTAAGAAAATTCATGAATGTTCTTGATATGTATTTAACAGATGATACTGGAAGTGAAACATTCAGTGTTATAAATACTATTATTCAAAAATTAGAACCATATGAAATGGATGATCCGGAAATACTTTTAATAACGGACAGAAATTCAGATATATAATAAAAAACAGACTACTTGTCACTACTTAATGGTAAGAAACTTTACAGCAGATCAAATAGGCGATGCATTTATAGCCAAACTAATTACTCCATATAATGATGTCGTAGGCATTAATTCATGGAACATAATTGTTGGTGTAAGTAATTCTAATACTGTAGGTACTCTAACAATGACTACCGGAAATCCAGTAGTTACTGGTTATCGTACTAATTTAAATCTATTAATGGGCGATAAGATCATTGTAGGTAATATTGAATTTGAAGTAGCGAGTATAATTAATTCTACAACATTCACTGTTGTAACGCCACCTGAATTTTCAGGAACTGGCCTTAAGTTTTACAAACCATTAGATGAAGACAATTTCTTTGACTATGAATTTAAATGGTCACAAGAACCTGCAAATAGCGATGGTGGTGTAATGTCAGAATATAGATCATTGAATAATGATACAGGTTCAATGGATTTATTAGGTTTAGCATTCGATCCATTAAAACCATTATGGATCACAGTTAGATTTACAGTTAATAGATTATCTACAGCACATACACTATCTTTGTTAAGTCTTACATTTAATATAGAAACGGTGGCTGGTGAAATAATTTCATGTCCTCAGTATTGTACAGATTGTACAGATCCATATGCAATGAATGGTTGTGCAAATATTATCGTTGATTGTGATGAGAACCTATTTAATCCGTATAATCTAACAAAACCTACAAATTTATATAAGCAAATGTCTGATCTTTCAACTAATATGTTTGGCCACATGGTTAAATATTTTAGAGTAGAACCAGATCAAAGATCACGTGACGTTATATTAATGGAATATTCATTGTATAACGTAAAAGAAACAGGCGAATTTAAAATCATGGTACCAGATAATGAGTTACCTTCTAATGACTTTAAATTTGACATATATGGAATGAGTTTTGAAGATTTTGAAATTCACGTAACTGCAACACAATTTAGTTCTGCATTTGGTTTTGGAAAAAGCCCAAGAGCTAGAGATTATCTTTACTTTCCATTAAATAATAGAATGTATGAAGTTACAGCAGTTACATTTGCAGATGAATTCAATATGAATATGACATACTGGAGAGTAATGCTTAAGAAATTTGAAAATAGAACTAGTTCTATACATACTGATTCTGCAATAGAACAGGAACTTAGCGATTTAATTACTGGTATTGATGAAGTATTTGGCGAAGAAATTCAACAAGAATATACACAAGTTAGTAAACCAGAACAATATCAAACTGTATTCAATACAGTAGGTGATGGTATACGCGATAGAGTCCATAACAATTTAAGTATATTAGATACTGAGATTAGAAACAAATGGACTATTATTAGCAAGAACACATACGATCTAAGTTCTATTAGTGATGTGGGAATTGAAGCTGTTGTTTATAAAAGAAAATCAACTTTAGCAACAGATGAAAATTTAGCAGTAACTCTATGGTTTAGACCAGATTTATCTGCTGCTAATCCTTCTGCTGTTTTATTAGATGGATTAATAGACCAAAAAGGTCTAAAAATATCAACAACAAATGAAAACATATTTGTTCAAATAAATAATGATACACATCAATTTACATACAATGCTCCAGTAAGTTCAGCAGCATGGTACGGTATGGTATTTAATTTGAATAACAAATATAATCAAATATCGACCACTGTCTATAAATTAGAACCAGGTAACAATTTATTACCTAATAATACAACGCAGAATAGTATTACGAATATATTAGATGAAACCAAATCTATAACGCAATACAGTTGGATAACTACGAAACAATATGCACTTATGCCAGGTAAAATAAAAATGACCAACATAAGAATGTTTAAAAAACCTATAGAATCAGAGCAAAGACTTAATGTATTACAACAATATGTGGTTAGAGATAATCAACTTGCAACGATTATAGACAACGCAATTCCTTCTATTCAGCTTAGACGTTACAATCAAGCCAGATAATACGTATCTAGCATAGGTTGATATATAACCTATAAATAACATTTTTATGAGCGAAGAAAAGAAAAAGAATATATCTGAACAGGCAGATCAAATTCGTAGAGAATTAGACGATCTAATAGGAGACACAGGTATGATGGATGTTGAGACTGATCCAGTAGATCTTCCAATCAAACAGCCTAGGACCGATTTGGCACCAAGAGTCAGTTATGAAGAATTAAAGTCAGCTGCAACCAAAAAAGCAGAAAAGACTATTACAGCTCTTATGAAATTTTATCTCGATGCAGATATTATTGAAAAGGACGAATACATTGCCGCAAAGAAAAAGATGGACGAAATGACTATGTCATCTTTGATTTACCAATTACAAGCGGGAGAAAGAGCATTAACCACACTTTTACAAACTATTGATGATGGTGAATTAGCGCCTAGAATGTTTGAAGTACTTGCTACTTTACAAAAATCCATGTTAGATATTATCAAATCACAAACAATGTACTTAATGGCTTCTGAGGAATCTACTAAGAGAATTGCACGTGACATCGAAATCTATAAAAAACGAGATGACGTTAGAGAAATAGAATCTTCTGGCGGAGATACTACAAATAAAAATCTACAAAGAGGTACTAAAGATTTAATGGCAGCCATTCAAGCCGGTATTAAACGAGGACCTGTAGAAGATATTGAGGACATCGAAGAAATAACAGAAGAATAATGAGTGATTATGTAGGCGATAATAAATGGATCCCCAAAGATGAGGGTGATGTAATGTCAGATAAAATTGTTTGGTCTACTAAACAAGTAAATGATTTGATGATTGCAATGGATCAAGGTTTTAGACCTAAGGTTGCCATGCCATTCTATGAAGGTAAGAATTTCTTACGTAAAGGTAACATTGTATTCGAATACACTGACGAAGAGATTACAGAATTAGCACGATGTGCAACAGACATTGTTTATTTTGCAGAGAAATATGCAGTAGTAATGACAGATAATGGTATTCAACAAGTACAACTTAGAGAGTATCAAAAAAGAATGTTAAGAAATTTCCAAGATGAAAGATTTAACATTGTATTAGCATCAAGACAGATGGGTAAAACCGTAACCGCCAGTATTTTCAATGCATGGTACTTAATCTTTAATACAGATAAAAATACACTACTTTTAGCCAATAAATCTGATTCTACAAAAGAGATCATAGATAAAGCAAAAGTTGTAGTTGAGAACGTACCGTTCTTTATGAAACCCGGTATTATCAAATATGACGTCATGAACGTTCGTTGTGATAATGGTTGTAGATTAGTTGGACAAGCTACCACATCTAAAGCAGGTATTGGATTTACGATTCATAACTTATACTTAGATGAGTTTGCGCATATTCACCCAACTATTGTGGATGCATTCTATGAAAACGTTTATCCTACATTATCAGCATCAAAGGTATCTCGTATCACAATTACATCAACACCAAATGGATTTAACAAATTTTATGAAATCTATGCTGCTGCTGATAGAGGTGATAATGAATACAAAGCAATGCGTATTGACTGGTGGGAACATCCAGACAGAGATGATGCATGGTATAATAGAGAATTAGGTAACTTAGGTACTATTGAGGCCTTTAATAGACAGTATGGAAATGAATTCGTTTCGTCTTCTAACTTGTTATTAGATCCTATAGATTTAAAGAAAATGCGTAAACGTATGCAAAAATATGTTTATCATGATTTTGATGAATTTGATTATATTTCAATTGACGTTAAAGATTTCTTAATGTGGGATCCTAGATTTGATATAGAAACTACAAAAGATCCAGAAAATTTCTGGTTATTTTCAGTAGATATTGCAGAAGGAAATGGTGGTGACTATTCAGTTATCAATATATTTCAAGTAGAACCTATGAATAAAGAAGAGATTAACAATGCTACAAATCCTGGAGCGATGTATGATTTCTTTAAAATAAATCAAATTGGTATATTTAGATCAAACGAACACGTTATTGAAGATTTCGCAAAGGTCTTATATACATTATCATGTGAGATATTCTATAATGAGAATGTTAAGATGATCGTAGAATACAATACATATGGCTCAGTTTTATTCCAATACTTAAGATCAGTATTTCCACAGAAAAATGATTTTGATGATGAGATGGTAGTTAAGTTTAGACATAGACACGATTCTAAAACATTAAAAGCAGGTATAAAAATAAAATCTGATAATAAAGCTATATTTTGTCAAAATTTCGCAAAGCTCTACAAGATAAATAGGATAAATATAACAGATGAAACAACTGTAAATGAAGCAAGTCTTTTTGGAGGTTTACCAAGAGGTGGTTATGGAGCTCAAATGGGAAATGATGATACTATCATGACTGTGATTAGTTCTACTGAATTTTTCAACACCACAGATTATGCCGATTATATTGAAGAGCTTCTGGATTTTATAGATCCTGACTTACATGAAGAAATGGAAAAGATTTTATATAAAGATAGTTCATTTGATGGAGATTTACAGTACGACATATATGATTTGATATAAATTTCGAAAAGAGAATAGATATATAATAAAAGTAAAAAAAATAAATAATAACAACTATGGCATTAAGTCCTCAATTATTACAGTTCAAAAGCTCAGGTGTATATCGCCTAGAGTTTGACAAATCACAAACAGTTAATATTCCTGCTGAGACTATTAGACTTGTTGTTGGTAGATCTAAAAAAGGTCCATACAACACTCCAGTATTTATTGAAAACACTGAACAATTCATTCAAGTTTTTGGTAGTATTGATGCGTCTTTAGAAAAGAAAGGAATGTACTTTCACAGATCATGTTTAGAGACTCTTTCAAGAGGACCTATCTTGGCTTTGAACTTAACTGCGGCAGATGCAGCTGACAGAGTTGCATTAGTATCTCCAGTAACTAATTCTTCTCAAGAAGGTTTAGCAGCAAGAGAAGCTTCTGTTCAATACAGTGACATTTTTGACACTGATAAATTCTGGGTTCCTTCAGACATCAAAACATTAGCAGCTGCTACAAATACTGATGATGATTCAAACAACGCAATTACATTTGCAAACATTAAACAAGAGCCTATTTCAGTTATCATTAGACAAGCTGCTAATACTGCAGGTTTTGAAATGACAGCTAGACAATGGTATGGTGAAGGTAATGTACCAGAAGGTATTGAAGATTTAGATTACGTATCAGACTACATGGTAGATGTATTCGTATATAAAGGACACTACGATGCTACAATTTTAAACAATGACCCAACTTACGGTGCTTACTTTAGCGAAAAAGGTTTATTTAGAGATCAATTAGCTAAATTCACTGCATTAAGAGAAGTTAGTTTAGTAGCACAATACACTGGATCAGTTATTCCTGAATTCCAAGATCAAGAAGGTAATTTATTATACATTGAAACTTTGATCAACTTGGAAGCAAGAAGAACAGGTTTATTCTGTGCAATTAATGAAGAAGCACTAGCTAACATTGATTTTGTTGGTAATGGTTTTAACATCTATCAAGATTATAAAGTTCTTTCTCATAGAGTTGAGCAAGATGCAGCACCTGAAAACATCGAAATCGAAAACATATTAATAGTTGACGGTAATGAATTAACAATAGAAGGCGCTAGCGTTCTAGATTTAACTTCAGAAGGTATTACAGATGCAGGTTTCTTAAGAGCAGCTATTGATGGAGAATATACACCAATTGTATCGGTTTCACAAGACGGTTTAAATGTTATTATTGAAACTGAATCTGCTATTAGAAAATCAACTTATGAAAGTTTTACTACTGGAACTGCAGCTACTTTTGGAGCTGGACCTATCATGGTTGTTAATGGTGAAATCATTATCGCATGTCCAACAGGTATACTTACTACAGCAGGAGATATTCAATTAGGAGGTTTCTTATTAGGAGCTAATAATCTAGATTATGTAGAAATTTCTGCAGTGAATGAAGTAGTTCCTTATCAATTAGTACCAGGAGGACCAGATGTTCCTGTTGTAAAAATTACAGCAGCTGGTGGTGAATCATTTAGCTCAAATTATATTACAGCTTCAGCTACTACGCTTCCAGCATACATAAGAACAGAATCACATACATTTGAATTCACTACAATTGAGCCAAACTCAAGAGCAGTTATGTTACCATCATTGGTTGATAACTACAACTTTAGTGACAAAGGAGCAGGTATCTTTACATTATCAGCTACTTTAGCAAATGATACATTTGATTGGTTAGATGTTAAAGTTGGTATGTATGTACCAGCAGATGGTGGTAAATTAGCGAGAGTTAAAAGAATTATCAAAACTACTGAATCTGGATCTAACTTCTATACATTTGAATGTCACAGACCAGTATCTTCTAGACCAGCATACGCGCTTAAGAGATATGAAGAAAGTACAACTACTTACACTATGTTCCCATTAGCTGCAGCAACACAAGCAGATAAATCAATTGCAACCTTATTAACTCAAATGAAACCAGGTAATGGTTTATCAAACACATTGATTGATAAAGATGCTATCACATTCAGATATGTTGTAGATACTTTCGGTTCATTAGAAAATGGAGGAATCCTTAACAAAGAAGAAATTACAGCTCTTTGTAAAGAGAGACAAAATGCTTCTGCAATTCTTAACGCACCAATGGTGAAAGAATTTAAAGCAGCAACTAATCCATCATTCAAAGATCAATACACTGGATCATTCGAAACAAGATTAGTAGCAACTGGAGGTAATTTAGAACTTAATCCTACTGCAATTTATACATTACCAAGTCTTACTGAAGGTGCAAACTTTGGTTTTTACTACTCACCAGGACTTAATATAATTGAAAACGGTAGAACTAAAGTTATTCCACCAGCAGCTTACGTATCTAACAACTATGTTGATAAATATTTAAATGCATTGCCTTGGTCAATCATCGCAGGACCTAGAAGAGGTGTTGTAGGTGGTACAGGTGTACAAGGATTAGAATTCGCATTTGATAAAACAGATAGAGATTTCTTAGAGCCATTCGGTATCAACCCAATCGTATTCGAAAGAGGTGTTGGTTTGACTATCAAAGGTAACAAAACTGCACAACAATCAATTCAGTCAGCATTGTCTTCAGCTCACGTAAGAGAAGCAATGATCTACATTGAAGATGGTTTAGCAGAAATCTTGAAAAACTACTTATTTGAATTCAACACAGCTCAAACAAGATTAGAGATTAAAACTTTAGCAGATTCATTTATGGAATCAGTTAAAAAAGACGGAGGTGTATACGACTATAGAAACATCATGGACGGAACAAACAACACAAATGAAGTTATCGATAATAACATGGGTATTTTAGATACATTTGTTGAGCCAGTTAAAGGTCTTGAAATCTTAGTATCGAGAGTAACTATCTTGAACACGGGAGAAATTGCAACCGGAAACTTTGCATAATAAAATAAGATATATAAAATAAACACATAAAAACTATGGCTTTACCACATTATTCAGAAGATCAAACACAGAAGAAAGGAAAGAACTTCGAACCAGTACAGGCAAACCTGTTTGAGGTGACTATCTTACCTCCTGATGGAGTAACTGGACAAGAATTGTTATTACAACATGTAAACACAATTTCAGGTCTTGCAGCTTTACACAAAGAAGTTGCTGCAATCGAGCAAAAGTATAAATTCGCTACTAGATCATTCGCTGGTATGGTAGACAATACTTCAATCGATGTTACTGTAAACTTTTCATTGAACTTAAATGACGCTAACCAAGCGTACTTATACAAAACATTACGTCAATGGTACAGAGCACAATATAATCCAGAAACTGGTGAAATGGGCTTGAAAAAGAATTACGTAGGAACAATTGTAATTGTACAATTCAACAGAGAAGGTGATATTTGGAGAAAAATCACATTAGATGATTGCTTCATCACTTCAGGACTTGGATTTACAGATCAGTTAGACTATTCAGCAGCTGACGTTCAAACATTAGAAATCACTTGGAGATCTGATGTATACGCAGAAGAAGTAAACTAATAAACACTTAACATAATAAGAAGGTGATGAAAATTACCTTCTTATTTTTTGCAAGATAAATATAATATATTATTAACATATCAAAATATTATGAATAACCACAAACTAATTAAAAAACTTCAAGTTCTTCTTACAGAAGATGAAGTGGCTGCGGTTAATCGATGTATCTTAAATGATGCTATAGATACTGAAACAAGGCCAATATCTGTTAGTGCATGGATTAGAGACTTAATAAAAAAAGAATTAAGTATTAAATCAGTTGAACAACAGTCGTACGTAAAAAATAAAATTAAAAACCTAAACAACAAATAAAATGAGCGAAGAATTAAACAAAGAAGAAATAGCAGCAGCAATGTTAGAAGCTAGAGATCAAATCAATAATCCTATAGCTAATCAACATGACAACGAAGAAGTTGTAGTTGATATGTTAAGTGCTGTAGAATCAAATGGATTGGGTAAAGTTAACATGGATAATTTTGGACAAGCAAGACCTGAAAAATCTGCAGACCAATTTTTAGGATGGATGGTACTTGATCAAGAGGAATTGCCTTCTAAAGGTAAATTCTACCCACATGAAACAGTGATTAAAATCAGATCAGCGAGAGCTGCTGAGATTAGACATTTCTCAACAATGGATGAAAATAATTATATTGACATGGAAGAGAAATTGAATAACATTGTAGAAATGTGTACTCAAATTACAGCAGGCGAAAAAAGATTATCTTACAAAGATATTTTAGAAGAGGACAGAATTGTACTTTTATTAAGTATTAGAGATCTTACTTTCCCTGAACCAGAAAACAAACTGATTCTTAAAGGTAAAACTGAACACAGTAAAATCGCTGTAGATATTGAATTGGCTTCAAGATATTTAGTTGCTACACAAGTACCTACTGAAATCGAAGCTTATTACAGTTCTAAAGAAAGAACTTATGTTATCAAGACTAGATCTGCTGGTGAAGTTAGAATGCGTCCGCCTTCAATTGGTGTAATGCAAGAGATCACCAAGTATCTTAAAGATCGTCAAGAAAAAGAAATTGAGTTCGATAAAGCATTTATTCAAGTATTGCCTTACATCACACCAGATTGGAGACAATTGAATTTGCCTAGAATCTTTAGCTTAGAAGTTGATTATAAAGCATGGGATCAAAATAAGTTTATGGTAATCTATAGACTTGCAGAAAAAATGAAAATTGGAGTTGAAACTACATTAGAAATGGAATACGACGGGGAGATCGCAAAAGCCCCTCTTGAGTTCCCAGGTGGCATCAAAAGTCTTTTCATTATTTCAGATCTCGCTGGAGAATTACTTTAAGACTAAGTTCTATCTGGGCATACATCTCCGAATGCAGCCGTCAGAGATCGAGAACATGTATTACTATGAATTTTGGTACTACTTGAAAAATCTCTCGGAATACATTAAAGAGAAAAATAATCAGAATAAGGATCAGGAAGAACAGTCAGCGAAACAACAGAGTGATATGAGCTCTAAATATAAAGCGCCGGCGATGCCTAAGATCCAGGGAATGAAAGCACCTTCTATGAAGATGCCTAAATTCTAAAGATATATAAAGAGTATGGACAAACGCTACAATACAGTAGCGTTTGTCTTATACCTAAAAAAGACTAATATACATTGGCTCAATTAATACCACCATTTTTAGCAAACGCATTTGAAAGATTAGGTGCCGGTAATAAATCCATGGAACAGGTTGCTGTTAACACTGGTAGAACTGCAGCTGCAGTCTCAGTTGGAGGTGACTTGTATCAAAAAATGGATGAACTTGTCAAAGCACTTAAAGGCGGTGGCGCCGGAAAAGGTAAAGTATCCATAAAAGAAGCATTAGTACTTAGAATTACTGCAGGTGCACTTGAACCAATTGGACTTGGATTAGGTGTAATTATTGATGCATTAAATAGAGCACCGGATGGTAAAGAGCTTAAAATAAAAATGGAAGCTTTAACCAATGGTTTATTAGCACTTAGCGATATTGGATGGTCAATCTTAAAATTCGCAGGAATGATGGTCTTAGCGTTACCATTATTAATTATTGCCGGAGTAGCGATGTTATTAATAGTACCATTGATTGCATTAATGGTTAAAGGTCTATTATGGGCTACTAGTAAATTAGACGAAAAAGCACAAGCACAAATATCAATGTTAGGTGATATTGGAAAGAGTTTATTAATATTAACAGCGAGTTTAGTATTATTGGCACTTTTAGCACCGTATGCATTACAGGGATTATTAGTTGCCGGATTGATTTTATTAGGAATGGGTTTAATCATTAAGATTTTAACTATGATGAAACTAGATCCTAAAGGAATGAAAGACTTTGCTGATTCATTAAAATCATTAGCACTCGGTTTATTCGGATTAAGTTTAACCTTGATATTAATAGGATTCTTAGCACAACCTATCATGATAGGTTTAGGTGTAGCAGCACTAGTTATTTTAACTATCGGTGGTGTATTTTGGCTTATGGATAAAATGCAAGTTGATAAAGCTATGAAACGAGGTGGAAAAGCATTAATGTATGCTGCACTAGCAATATTATCGGTTTCTATTTCATTAGTATTATCTAGTTTAATATTATCAGCAATAGGTTGGGAAGAAGTAGCCAAAGTTATGGCAGTTGTAGTTGGTATTGGAATAGTATTTGGAATTATAGGAGGAGTTGCTGGTAAAGCAATTAAGAAAGGAGCAGATGGTCTTATAAGAGCTGCACTGGCAATATTTGTACTTGGTCTAGCTATCATGTTTATGAAATATGTGATGGGTAACTTTGAAGGTGAAGATGTTCTTAAATCATTTATGGTACTTGCAGTAATTGCAGGTGTTGGTATTGTTTTTGGATTATTAGGAACCGAAGATAAATTTATTAAGAAAGGTGCTACTGCAATGATGTTAGCAGGTATTTCAATGTTAATATTATCACTAGGTGTTGGTGCCATGATGAATGCATTAAAAAGTGCAACATGGGAAAAAACACTCATGATGGGTGCAATTATAGTAGGAGTTGGTTTAGCATTTGGAATCGCAGGTGAAGGACCTAACGCAGGTTATATCGCACTAGGTTCGGCAGCAATGGCTGCTGCTGGTCTTGCGCTATATATATTTGGTGGCGGCGTAAAAGAGTTTATGACAGGACTTAAAGATGCTACATGGGAAAAGATAGGTATGATGGCTGCAATTATTGTAGGTGTTGGTCTTGCATTTGCTGGTGTAGGTATTCCAATAGTTGCTGGCTTTATCGCACTCGGTGCTGGAGCAATGATAATTGCTGGAGCAGCATTGATAGTAATGGCAAAAGGTGTAAGTGCATTTAATAAATTGCCAATACAAGATATGATGGGCTCAGGTCGTTTATTTGGAGACAGTGGTCAAGTAACTAAAGGCTTTATGGGATTCGGTGGTGGTCGTAAAATGACTAACATGGAAGTTATGTTTTTAGCTATAGCAGATTCTTTCTCTTTAGGACCTCTTCAAATAGCATCATTATATGTAACAGCGCCTGCATTAATAATGGCAGGTTTTGCATTACAGCAAATTGGAAAAGGATTACAAGAATTCCAAAAGGTAATTGGAACTTCAGATATAAAACTTATAGGTGAAAATGTAGGGACAATAACAACTACATTAATAGAAGCATTTGCAAAAGCAGGTAATATGTTACCGAGGCCAAAAACAATCATGGGAGCATTACTGAATGCAGTTACTGATCAAAATCCAGTAAGTAAAGGTATTTCTTCTGTTTCAGGTATGGGTAATGCTTTAACTAGTATTGCGATGGGTATGCAACAAATGGCTAACTTACGTTTTCCGGTTGCATGGGACAAAAATGGTAAACCTATTAAATTTGAATCGATGAAATCTGATGCACCTCAAAAGGTTGCAGCAAATACAAAGATAATAGTAGATGCTTTAGTTAAAGTTTTTGCTGATGCTGGTAACATGTTACCTAGACCAACATCTATCATGGGAGCATTGTTAAATGCAGTATCAGATCAACATCCGGTAACTAAAGGTATTTCTTCTGTTGCAGGTATGGGTGGTGCATTAACAGGTATTGCTATGGGATTCCAAGCGATGGCAAATCTTAGATTTCCAGTAGAATGGGATAAAAATGGTAAACCTATCAAATTTACAACAGTAGATAATATTGAAGCGACTGCACAAAAAGTTAATAAAAATATAAAAACAATAATAACAGGATTAACTAGTACTTTTCAATCTATAGGTAAAAAAGAGGACTCTTCGTGGTTCGGAAGTACTGATTATGAAAAAGGTGTTAGTATTGCTAATAAATTAGGAACTCCACTTAAGAATCTGGCTGAAGGTGTTATAATGATGGCTAATCTTAAATTTCCAACAGGTTTTGATAAAAATGGTAAACCTACTGGATTTACAGATTTATCAAAAATGTCACCAGAAGCTTTAAAGGCTAGAGTAGGTACAAATACTAAAAATTTAATTCAAGCATTAACAGGTACATTTGTTACGATCGGTGGAGGTACTGCAGCAGACGACGAAGCAACAGAATCTAGTTGGTGGCAAGATGATACTGCATATGAAAAAGGAATTTCTATTGTAAATTCATTAACAAAACCATATAAAGCATTATCAGAAACTATAAAATCTGTACTTGGTTTTATTGATAAGAAAATCGACACTGAAAGATTAAAAACAGTAGTACAAGGTTTATTTGCAGCAGTTGTTGCAGTAGGTGAGTTAGATGGTACTAAATTCTGGTTTGGTAATGGTAGAATGAAAGCTGCTGGAGAAACTTATGATGATTTTGGCGATAACATTAAATCAGCTATTCCTATTATCATGAAAGTTGATGCTAAAAAATTCACAGAACAAGTTACTGCTTTACTTGCAGCATTTACAACAGCTGGTGGATCTAGTGATCCTGCAGTTTTAAATGCAGCTAAACTTTTAACTGCGGCTATAGGAACTACATATGAAAAAATGGGTAACTCTATTCCTGGTATAGTTGGTGCTACTAATAAATTTAATCCTTATATGGGTCAAATGGTTTCACGTTTACTATTCGGTCAAGTTGATGCAGGAAATGCAGTAGCAGGTTATACTGCACAATATAAAATGCAATTAGCATTAGCAACTACATATGGTAAAGCTGGTGAAAACTTCCCGAAAATATCAAGTTCAATTAATGCGTTAGATTTAACAAAATTAACTGAAAGTAGAAAAATGTTCGAAGCATTAGCTGTATTATCAAAAGGAGGTTCTCCTGGAGATATTCTAGCACAAATGGGTAGTTCATTAGAAGATGCATTAAAGAATCTTGCAACAATGTTAGAAAAATTCAAAACAACAGTTAAAGAAGGTAATGAATCACAAGGTGGTATATTAAAAGAAGTTGGAAACGCAGTTACCGGAGTTAAAAATGCAATTACCGGTGGCGGTGGAGGTGGTGCTAAACCAAGTGCTAAAGAAACTCCTGCTAAACTACCATCGAAAATGACAGTAGATATTTCTCCTGAATCTATAGCTGCATTAAAGAAAGGTAGCGGTATGGGTGGAGGTAATGGGTTTTAAAGTCAATAACTTTGAAACAAAATAATTCAATCTTATATAATATTCAAAACAAGTAATATGAAAACATCAACTAGTTCAACTTATGATAGCTCTACTGTAGTATCAGCTTCATATAATTATCAATTCAAAACATTAGCAGTTCAATTTAATGGCTCTACATATGTTTATTTAGATGTAGAACCTGCAGATTTTGAAACCTTTAACAATGCAGAATCTCAAGGGATTGCTCTTAACGAGGTTATAAAACCTAAATATCAGTTTAACAAACTCTCAGCTGACGGTACGCCAATAGTTGAAGATCCACAAGTTTAATTGATTTATTTTACGACATTTCTTTAGCCAAGAATTCACAAAATTAAATTAATAACATATGGAACAAATAATTGCATTCGTTTTAGGTGTATTGTTGGTGGCAATTCCAATTGCTGTTTACGGTATGTTTAGGACTAGTAGAAAATTAAGAGTACTTCGTAATGATGTCGAATATCTTACAGAAGTTATTGAAGACTTAGAAAGAAGTTTTGAAAACAGAAATGAATTGATTGATCGTAGAATTGATCAAGAAATTGACAGATTAAATGTAACATCTGATAAAATCTATAAATATATAGATTCAAGAACAGATAAAATAGAATCAAGAATAGTAGCTGCTATAGACGATTTAGAAGAGAAAATGTATTCTGATATGAATGCCAGATTTAATGATAATACTGGTTTCGTTGATAAATTATTTCATCAAATTGCAGATCTAGGCAAAAGCAAAAGCAAAAATAAATAATATTCTTGGCTAAAGAATAATGGAGGATTGGCAGAGTGGTCGATCGCGGCAGTCTTGAAAACTGTTGTACCGCAAGGTACCGTAGGTTCGAATCCTACATCCTCCGCAAAAATGCAATCAGAAATGGTTGCATTTTTTTTGAAACAAACTCAACTAACCTAGATATAAATTATAAATTATTCAACATGAAACATATTATTATTGAAAGACTTTTAGATCAAGGTCATATTACGATTAAAATTGCTGATGTTATTATAAATAACAAAACTGGTAAAGCGGATCACATTTCTGATTTAAAAGGTGATGGTATTATTACAAACAGTGAAGCTCTTACTTTATTAAGAGATAGCGAAGCACCTTCATTTCCATTTGGTGTTCCTAATCAACCATTTCCAACTATGCCATTGACATATCCTTATAATCCATTCAATACACCAGGTACTAATGATCCTAATACTCCACCGTGGACAGTAACATGTTCATATAGTGCAAATAAAAACTTTACTGATAAGTAAATCATGACTGATAGTGAATTTATTCAAAAACACATCGAGAGCATATTAGATGTTCCTGGAGACATAGCATCTGGAATCAATGGTTGTATACTCAAATCTGCATACAAGAGAACCTGTAAGATACTAGAAGCCAATGGAGCACCAAGGCCAACTATAGTACAAGTCATTGAAGATCCTGAGGTAGAAACCACATATATTGTAGAAAATGGACAATAATTTTATATTCTGGGATGAAATGTGGAATGAACCAAAACCTAAAGATAAAGAACCTAATAATGAATGTTGTGGCGATTGGGACGAAACCGGTAATTGTCAATGTAAAATAAAAAAAGATGAAAATAAAAACCAAGAATAGAGATTATAATTTTAACTTTTCCTTTCCAACTATAATATTTGCACTACCAACTGCATTTATTGGACACCATATTCATGGTAGTATTTTTTGGGCAATTATGGATTTAATATTCTGGCCATTCGCATGGATCAAATGGTTCATATATCACGAAGTAAATCTAAGTATAATCAAAGAAACATTTAGTTGGTTTTTTAAGTAAAATTGTTCGTAACTTTTTGACTTAATATTTTTTTATGTCATTTATTTGTGGTATATTAGCTTTATAAAATTAAGAACATGAAAAAATTACTTTGGTTAGACGATATGAGAGACCCTCAAACAGACACTTGGTTAATGTCTTATGCACCTGATTTTGATGAAGATAGAGACAACGTAGTTTGGGTTAAAAACTATGAGGACTTTGTTGCTTGGATCACAGAAAATGGTTTGCCATATAAAATTGCATTTGACCACGATTTAGGTCAAGATGAAGCTGATATGAAAGTTGCAAGTGGAATGAGCAAAAGCCAATCTAGAAAAGAAAAGAAAGGTATTAAAGATGGTAAGGATGCTGCAAATTGGTTAGTAGATTATTGTTTAGATAATGGTTTAAATATTCCATTGTTTACAATTCAAAGTGCTAATCCGACAGGTGCAGATAATATCAAAGGTTTATTATTAGGAGCTATCAAACATATTAATAAAAATTAAAATGGAGAAAATTAAAGCCTTTTTCGATGCAACTGGAGCGTTCTTTCGTTGGATGTGGATGTATCCAACAACACCAATTGAGAATTTCCAAGATGCTAAATTTCGATATGCTGCACAAACAGATCCTGAAATTAAAGCTGCTTTTGAAGAATTTGAGAAATCAATAAGAGAACATATAAGTAAAAATAAATGAAAGTAATATTCTTAGATCATGATGGAGTTATATGTTTAGCTTCTGAATGGGGTAGCAGATATAAGAAGATGAAAAAAGCTAAACACTTTGGTTCTATTAATGATAGAGAAAATCCAGTTGATTTTAGGTTTGACAACTTCAATCAAAAAGCAATAACAATACTTAATGATATTATCGAACAAACCGGGGCTGAAATAGTAGTAAGTTCAGATTGGCAACGATGGTGTACAGTAGAAGAAATGGGTGGATATTATGAATCTAAGGGTATCATTAAAAAACCCATTGCTTTTACACCAGATCTTAAAGATTGTACTGTCCATGGTGATAATTTTATCTGGAGCCCAGATTGGGATTTGGAACAATGTAGAGCTATTGAGATTAAGCAATATTTACAAGATCATCCAGAAGTAACTCACTGGGTCGCTATTGATGATTTAAATATGGGCAAAGGTGAAGATTGGCGAGAATCATGGGGATTGGATAATTTTGTACTTACACCTAAACGAATGGAAGGAATTAAACAATCTGGAATTAAAGATAAAATATTAGAATTTTTAAAATAACAAGATATGAAAAATTACGAAAGAGTGCTACACATATTAGCTGGTATAACATTAGGATATTTAATGTTTGCAAATATTTAAATTATGGAAAGATTTTTTAATCACAAAGATTTGGGCAAGGTAGAAGTTTTAATGAGCTTCCAGAGAACTGAAGATGGTAAAGATTTATCAAAGGTAATTGCATTAGCAACATCGACGACGAAACCATGTGTTTCAGAAAAATGGAGCAATTTAGGTGAAGTTACATATAAACAATCTTATAATAACAAAGGTCAATTGACCAAGCATCATTATTTGATTTGGGGAACTGATGAAAACTTCAAAGAATCAGGATTTCAACAATTAGTTACTAAATCAGGTAGAAAGGTATCTTTTAAAAGTGCTCTTAAAATTTTTAATGATGCAAGAAAAGCAACAGAATTTGTAAACTTTTCCAAGATCTAAGATATAATTTAAAATATAACAATTATGCCATTTTATACAGGAACAAAACCAGACTTTTCTGATATTCGAGAAATCGGAGGTATGTATATCTCAGAAAATGGAAATGAATGGTCTAATCAACCATATCCAATTCATAGAGAATTGTACAGACACTTAAGATATGTTAATTTGTCTTTTAAAGAAGCATATGAAGCAATGTTAAACGGAACTTCAAAAGCATCTAAGAGAGTACAAAAATATGTATTGGCTAATTATCATGCAATGAACCCGCAAAACAAATAATATGAAATATATCTCAATTGATATCGAAACTACAGGATTAGATCCAGACTTTAACCAAATTCTTTCAATTGGTGCAGTAATCGAAGACACCTTAAACCCTCTTCCATTCGAAGAGTTACCAAAGTTTCATGCTGTTATCAAACGCGAAAGTGTTTATGGTAGTATTTTTGCATTAAACTTAAACCGAGATTTGATTCAAGCAATGAAGGATTATTCTGAAGCAAGAACTCAAGAACTTAAGGATGAAATTGAGGAATCATTTGGTGCTAAATTCTATGAAGAGGATGAAGTTGTTGAAGCACTTTACCAATTTTGTTATAGAAACAACTTGGTTGAATTTGATCCAGATTTCTTAAATAAACATATCAAAGTAGTTGATGGTATTGCGTATCCTATATTAGGCTCAAATATGAAGAAAACTTATTTGAATTGTGCTGGTAAAAACTTTGCAGGATTTGACAAGAAATTCTTAGAAAAACTACCAAGATGGAAACAAGTATTTTCAATTCGTAGTCGAGTTTTAGATCCAGGAATCTTATTTGTTGATTGGAAAAATGATGAATCAATTCCGAGTTTGGATCAATGCAAACAACGTGCAGGAATCGATGGTGTTGTAACTCACAACGCCGTTGAAGATGCAATGGATGTTGTTATGTTATTACGTAAATGTTATCAAAAATAATCATGGGACTACTACAAAAAATAAGTTGGAAAACTCGTAAATGGAATCTTAAATTTAATTTACTTGAAGTTTATTTACATGATGGTGATGGTTGTTGGGGATTTTCATTCTTTGAAGTAATCAAAGACTACAGGCCATATTCATTATTGGCAATAGAATTTAGATTGCCAAATGGAGCAGAAAGAACTGAAACACAATTGACAAATTGGGATATTTTATGTTTAAGTACACCTTTATATGATTGGATGGGCGATCTAGAAGAGTCTATATTATGGGGATATAAACCAACGAGAACACAAAGAATATTGCTTAACGTAGCAAATAGATTATTTAAATAAACAAAACCAATAACAAACATATAAGTTATATGAAATTAATACTTGTAGGAAAAGCAGCTTCTGGTAAAGATCACTTAAAACAGAAGTTACAAAAGAAAGGATTTAAAATCGGTATAAGTCATACCACAAGATTACCAAGAGCGAATGAACAAAATGGTGTAGATTATCATTTTGTAACTGAAGATCAATTTTCAGAAATGCTAGAGAATGGTGCTTTCATCGAATACATGAAATTCAATGGTTGGTATTATGGCCAAACTGAAGAGGATTTTAATGGAGCAGATGTAATGATTATGAGCAAAGATGGTCTAGACATACTACCAGAACAGTATAGAAAACAATGTGCAGTCATTTATTTAGACATCGATAGATTAACTAGGATCGAAAGACTTAATGACAGAGATGATAAGAATGATTCCATTCAAAGACGAATGGATACTGATGATGCACAGTTTGAAAACTTTACAGACTTTGAGATTAGAATAAAAAACGCAGATTTTTAAGCAAGATAAATAATAAAACAATTAATTTAAACAACAAATATGAACGCAAAATTAAAAACACGCCAAACTGAATTGGCTACGGAAATTGATGCAATGCAAACAGAAGCTTCTCAAAAAAGATTCGAGATTAAATTTGATAGCATCAAATCAATTAAAACAGTACAAGAACACCTTAACAAAGGATATACTTGGAAAACTCAAAATGCTGCAGTAGTTGTATCTTTATATGATCAATTCAAAACCCAATCTAAAGGTTTTACAGCAGAAACAGAGCCAGTTATTTCATTGAGAGGTCATGAATTAAATGCGCTTTACCAAGCATTGTTAAATGTTGAAGGTACAGGAATTGAAAATGCTCGTAGATTTATCACAATGTTAACACAAGTTGGTGAAGCTGTAGGTATTGCAATGCAAGAATTGAGTGCAATGAATGTTACGCTTAACCAATTACATGCAGAATTAGGAGAAGTTGATGCTCAATTAGACGCTGAACAAAAAGTTGAGGTGGTTACACCTGAACTAGAAACTGCAACGACTAAATCTAGTAAGTAAGAATCAAAAATGCACTGATCCCCAAAGATCAGTGCAATATTAAATTTATAGTAGCGTAATATATGAAAATATTTGTAACATCTAATCTTCAATTGGGAAGACCTGGTTCTATTAAAAAATATAAGAGATCGCATGCTGATGTAGATCAGATGACTAATGATCTTATATTAAAATGGAATACAGTTGTAAAGCAAGAGGATACAGTGTATCACCTTGGTAACTTTGCTCATGACCCAAAAACTGCACAAGATAGTATCACGAGATTAAATGGCACTATTAAATTCATTGAAGGCGATATGGATCAAGCAATCGTAACTTTACGAGATCGAGGTCTATTATCACCAAGATGTTCTATAATTAATTGCTTAAGTTTTATAGAAGAACTTAATTGTGCAGTATCTTATTGGCCTTTGGGTGTATGGCCTAAGAAATCTTCAAAAGCATGGTCTATTATAGGATACCCTGACAAAAAATTTAAATCAGATCCTAAGAATAAGATTATTAATGTTTCTACTGATTTATGGGGAAACACACCACAAGAACTAGAAAAACTATTAGGCATATTTTCGGATTTCTAATTGTTCGTAACTTTTTTAAAAATACTTGACATAATGCTTTTTTATGTCAAGTTTTTCACGTATATTTACATTATAATTAAAACAGTTAAACTATGCAGATCAAAATTAATAAAGACCAAGAACAAGTTTTAAAGGACGCTATTGAACTTTACATCGAAAACCTAGTAGGTAAAGGTAAAAAGTACAACAATGCAGTTGAAATCTTAAATACGATTAATTCAACTGGATTAGTTACTGAAGAAACTAGAATTCCTAAGGTATTTATAGAAAAACAATATATGTTCACATTTGCTGAAGGTGGTTGGAATACAGTTTGGGCTAAGACCAAGCGTGGAGCCATCCGAGCTGCCATGTCAGAGTATAAGGATTCAACTCTTAATCCTATTCCAAGTTCATTCCATGTGGCCACAGAAGCTGGTTTGAAATCAGCAATGAGTTTATTTTACTAATTGTTCGTAACTTTTAGCAAATAAATTTTTTATTGTCAAATATTTGTAGTATATTAGCCTTATAATTAAAAACTTAAAAAAACAATCATATGTCAAAACAACCAAAACAACTTAGTTACAGAGAATTATCAGAAAACTTTATTCGTACTAAATCAGAAAAGGACTACAATGCTCTTTATGCACGAGTAAAACCAGGACTTAAAAACTATATTGCAAATGTAGTTAAGGATTCTGAAGCTACTGATGATATTCTTACTAATACTCTAACAAAAATGTGGACTAAGATTGATCAATATGATCCATCATACCAAATTACAACTTGGTTATATCGCATCGCATTTAATGAGTGTCTTGGATGGATTCGTCAACGTAACTCTAAATATAGTATTGATACTATGAAAGAGTATGGTATTGAAATCTCTGAACAGTTTAGTCACACTTCTGCTAAAGACTTGTTGATCGAGTCAGAATTCAAGACTGAAGCAGATTGGTTATTAGAAGATCAAGATTTGACTAATCGTTATGAATTGGCTTTGAATAACATCAATGATTTGAAACCAATGTATAAAGAGATTATCGAAGATCGATTACTTAATGACATGAAATACGAAGATATTGCTGAAAAGTACAATCTTCCATTGCAGACTATCAAGAACAGAATTCGTCGAGGTAAGTCTATCATTGCAGAAAATATGGGATATTAATTCGATATTTTTTAAAAAAAGAGATGAAACAAAAAATAAAGGGGATATATAAATCTCATGATGACAACATTTACATATAATTTAGACACTGACAGGTTACAGGAATGTAGCTCAAAGGCTCTCTTTATGTAAAGTTAACACAACACTATCATGAAAAAGAGTCTCCGAAAGAGACTCTTTTTTTTGAAACAAACTCAACGCTATCGGTATAAAGATAGTAAATAACAAAATGAGTTCATTGACATATTGGTAAGAAAGAAAATACTCGGGTGGCGAAATCGGTAAACGCGCTGGACTTAAACTCCAGTGGACATTGTGTCCTTGCGGGTTCAAGTCCCGCCCCGAGTACAACAAAAAAATGATTCGATAGCTCAACTGGATAGAGCAACGCCCTTCTAAGGCGTAGGTTGAAGGTTCGACTCCTTCTCGAATCACAATCTAAACATGGTGTTTAGAGGTTAAAACAAAAACAAAAAGATGAAAAAAGTATTTTTCGCAGCAGTTTTCGCAGTATTGGCTTTGGCCTCATGCAAGAACACATCAACTTCAGGAGAAGCAACTTCAACTGATTCAACAACAGTTGTAGTAGATTCTACAACAGCAACAGTAGACAGCGTAACAGTTGATACTACTGCAGCTCAAGTAAAGTAAGAAGCTTTAAAAAGCTGACTCAAATCCTATTGCATTATAGGTGAAATAGAGAGAACCAGTAATCTGCGGGTAAACCATAAGATTAGAATACGTCATACTCTATTTTAATTTGCCTCTTTAGCTCAGTTGGTAGAGCAGATCATTTGTAATGATCAGGTCGTTGGTTCGAGCCCGACAAGAGGCTCAAAATATAAAGGATGGTTACAGCAAAAAATACTGAATAGACTGTTAATCTCGTGGTCGTCGGTTCGAATCCGGCTTTGTGTATCGTAAGAAAAGCAAATAGCTCAGTTGGTAGAGCACGTATCAAAAAGCTATCCTGTTATTTTAATTTAAAAAGTGTAGCTCAGTGACATTAATGAGAGCAATCTTCAGTACTTCGCAATTTGCAAGGAACATAGACGTGACGGTAGGTTGGATTCCTCCCACTCTTTTTTATTTAGATGGTGTCTCGGTACGCTCTGAAGAAATTCAACGACGAGGTCTCGGTAGGCAAAAGGCCTTTGATCCTACCCAACTTTGGTCCTGTAGTTAAACGGCTATAATGCAGCCCTGTCACGGCTGAGTTCGGGGTTCGATTCCCCGTGGGACCGCAAATTGATAATGAAAAAGTACTTTATGAGTATGTTAAATGGGACACTGCCAAAACCCAATAACCCATAGTTTAACGAAAGTAGAAGAAAGACAATGGCGCATCAGGAACCTTAGAGGCCGCAATCTCAATGGGTATTTAGAAGACAATGTGATAGCTTCATTTATCCTGCTCTGGTAAGAAATTTGGTCAATTTATCAATGATTATGCTTAAAACCATTTCGCGTTAAGGTAACAAGTAGCGGCGTGCGGAGACTATGAAACAGTAGTTGAGTCTTTTTAGAACAAGACGTTAAAGAATTCAAAACCTTGGAATTGTCAAATATTCCTGAAGCTACCATGGAAGGTGCTGGTGGTGACCTTCCATATTTGCTGCCATCGTCTAACGGTTAGGACATTAGGTTTTCATCCTAAAAATCGGAGTTCGATTCTCCGTGGCAGTACGAATGCTAATGTATATGGTCAATACATTAAATGTGATATAACAGACCCGTAAAAAAATGAAGCAATCACGGAAGGAAAGTTTTCGCAAACCTGCTTACACTTTGGATCGTAAAGTGATTTGGGATTATAGTACAATAGGATAGTATAAAGCGACAGTAGTTGCGACAACATGGGTTCGAGTCCCATTATTTCCACAAACAATTATTTCTTACCAATATGTCAAATTGACTTATTTTTAAAATAAATTAGAAAAAAACACATAAATTGTGAAACTTTTAAAAAGTTAATGATATATACTATAATAATACAAAAAACAACAACGATGAAACGCAACAACTTACATATAAAATATTGTCTACAGATGATTAGCTGGATATTTAATCCGGGGGTTAATCATGGGCGTGTCTTATCTATAAGTTGATAGTATAATTATTTCAACATTTAGTTAAACCAAGCCCATCAAAAAGCTTGGTTTTTTTTTGTTTAAAATTTTAAAACGTTTGGTTGGCCGATCGGTTAGGCGCAGGATTGCAAACTCTGTAAGGTTGGTTCGATTCCAACACTAAACTCAGAACAAAGAGTTCTTTGACATCTTGGTGAAAACGATGGAGCAGTGGCAGATGAGGTCATTGCGCTGGACTGAAAATCCAGAGGAGTTGGATCGATACCAACCTGCTCCACAATATTGTCCTTTGGTCTAATGGCAGGACACCTGGTTTTGATCCAGGCGGTCGAGGTTCGAATCCTCGAGGGACAACAACTACGGAAGGTATAGGAGTCAGGTTTATCTAGCTCGCCTTGGACGCGAGATCACGTGGGTTCGAATCCCACTCTTCCGACTTTTAAATTGTTCGTAACTTTTGAAAAATAATTACGAAAACTGTTTCCAGATTAAAAAACTTTGTGTATATTTACATATAATTAATAACAAAAGCTCTTTGACATGTTGGAAATAACAAATAAGCAGATGTCGTATAATGGTCATTACTCCAGACTTCCAATCTGGAGATGAGAGTTCGATTCTCTCCATCTGCTCACAGATAAGACTGTTATTAATTCATAGAGCTACATATTGCGATCATAGAATTAAAGGTGTTGGCTTCAAGGACGCTAGTAGGGAAGTACACTTAAATAAAACGTGCAACGGGGAAAGTGTCGACTTAAGAAACGGCAAGTACCAACGAAGCGTGTGGTATCCATCAAACGCCTCCACGTGGCGATACTGGAAATTAGTTATGGAACTTGCGCAAGGAAAGCAACTAAAACCAAGTTTGAAAAAGCATAGGTAACTGAAAAATGTGGTTCGAGTCCACACCCGTAATAGCCAAAGGGTTGAAGCATTGAGGTTGATGCATAAGTTATAACAGAGCTGCAGCTCTAGGATAGGTCTGGTTAAAGTAGGCAGTGCCAATACAAAAGGTTCGAATCCTTTCTATCCACAAATACATGAGCTTTGAAGCACAAGTGGACGTGCAACCGGTAAAAGGCCGGATTAGGTTATAGGTTCGAATCCTATCTCTGCTCCAAATGATTATGAGGCCATTGGTTGGCGGCACCTCACAAAGGTTGAGTTGAAATATACTCTTTATTGTAAAGCTGGAATTGGTTCGAATCCAATCATAATTACAAAGAAGATGCCTGATCAGCAATATCTTCCTAACGATTAAGATTACATATAGCTTAAAGAAATTTGTCGACACTAATTTCTGTAATTTTAATTGATTGCTTTACGTAGTTTAACTTGGTTTGGAACGCGGGCACTGAGCCCGAAGAGTATGGGTTCGAATCCCATGTAAAGACACTATATTGCGGGGTAGAGCAGAGGTAGCTCAGCGGGCTCATAACCCGAAGGTCGCAGGTTCGAATCCTGCCCCCGCTACAAATCTTAAGAAGTAATTAATCTTAAGACTGAATGGTTCGAAACATTCGGAATGATTATGGTGTATGGTGCACAGTAGAAGTTAGTAAGCACATAGTGACTGAGGGCGGACACAGGATTAAGGTTCAAATCCTTATTAATCAGCAAAATTCCTCAGTAGCTCAGTTGGTTAGAGCACCTGACTGTTAATCAGGGGGTCGTAAGTTCGAGTCTTACCTGGGGAGCTAACTACCAAAATTGAATGATACGAGCCTCCAAAGTTCGAAAGGAGTCAGGTGGTAGTTAAATTTGGGAGTGTTGAGCAACGGTTGCTTAGCAGACTGTAAATCTGTGGCCTTACGGCATTGGGGGTTCGAATCCCTCCACTCCCACTATAATATACATGTGTGGTGCAATGGTAGCATGACGGTCTCCAAAACCGTTGATGGGAGTTCGAATCTCTCCACTTGTGCAAATAATAAGTTGATATGCTGTGAAAACCGAAATGAGCGCAAGTTGAGGTTAGGTGGGTTCGAATCCTGTTCAATAATTCCTATGTGGTGGAGCCAAGTAACAGATAACATATCATAGCCGATTTGGGTTGTGCACCTCGTCCGAGAAGCCCTAATAGTTCCTAATAGTTCGGTATGGAACAACTTATTATTAATGGACTTGTAGCTCAGTTGGTTAGAGCACCGCACTCATAATGCGTAGGTCGTTGGTTCGAGTCCAGCCTGGTCCACAGAATATGGAACAACATCGATCCCGTAATGCCATGGCTCGTGCACGAGTAACGGGATGCAATAGTCGATTAGTTCAACGGATAGAACACTGAGCTACGGACTCAGGAATAAGGGTTCGAATCCTTTATTGACTACAAATATATTGCGGGTTAAAGTTCTGGTGAACTTATCGGTCTCATAAGCCGAATGAAGGGTAGTTCGATTCTGCCACCCGCTACTAAATTGCGATATGGTAGAGTTGGTTTCTTACGATGCTCTCATAAGGCATAGACTCTGGTTCGAGTCCAGATATCGCAACACATGATTGTACTTGTGCAGGGAAGCACAGCCCACCGGTAAATTGGGTGCCTTTTAGGCTAGGTTAATTTAAAGATGATGAAGTATCGATCAAGTAATCATCAGGGTTCGAGTCCTCTTACAATCACGAAGAGAAAAGCGAATAGTAATAATATTAGCGGCGATTAGTGGAGTGGTGACCACGCTGGCTATAGGGGCCGGAGAAGCAAGTTCGATTCTTGTATTGTCGTTATAAAATACTGGCCGCAATAAAATAAACCGGAAGTGTAGTAACGTGACAGATACTTAAGTTGCAAATAAAGTATTTGGTGTAGTTAAGTCTTACGTGGATTCGCGGTCTTAGGTAAGATGTTTATTTTATACTCTTTTTAAAAGTTTTTAGGGTGGTTCTGGTTCTTCAAAAACGCTATCACCTCCACCAGACTTCGTAGCTCAGTTGGTTAGAGCATCGCACTTTTAATGCGAGGGCCGATGGTTCGAGTCCATCCGGGGTCACAATAAACTAAAAATTGTTACAATAAACTAATAAGGTTTATTGATACAAAAAGAAGTTTACTGAATATGCTTCACTCATAATACTGCGATCTCTCAGTTAAAAGCTGTCGTAGAGTAAAGTTATAGTCCAATATGGCTATAGGTTATGGTAAAGTGAAGCTCCACGCTTTCTTAGCTCAGTTGGTTCAGAGCGCCTCGTTTACACCGAGGAGGTCACAGGTTCGAACCCTGTAGAAAGTACGACGGTGCACAAAGGGTACATGTCCTGGTCAGAGATTTATTCTCGCAAACTCGATACCTTAAGTTGAGCTGCCGATCTACGGGATCGGCTTTATGCCTGGGTGGTGGAATTGGTAGACACGGCGGTCTTAGAAACCGTGGCGAAAGCTTGAGAGTTCGAGTCTCTCCCTGGGTACTAGTGTTCATTATAAATGAATGTTCATTGCCAATGAACACATGAAAATAATGAACATATACATGGTGGTTATAGTGTTAGCGGTTAGCACGTCAGTTTGTGGTACTGATAGCATGGGTTCGAATCCCATTAATCACCCAAAATTGGAAGATTGTCAGAGTGGTCTATTGTGCAACTTTGCTAAAGTTGTGGACTTCACGGTCCCGAAGGTTCGAATCCTTCATCTTCCGCAAAAAATGAAACTTTTTTAATTGATCAAGTATAATTATCAAATAACAAAGTTCTTTAAAATATTAAAGGTTTCTTACAGCAATTAAAAAGCAATCAGAACCGGTACATTGTAGGTTCGAGTCCTACCTCCTCAACAAATTAACTATGAAAAATTGAGGAGTGGTGAAATTGGTAAACACACTGGTAAGCAAAAACAGAAACCTGACCATATTGGAATACATACAGCAAATTTACAAACTTTGACTTTTACTCAAACAAACTGTATTCCGTATTTTTAAAATATAAAGGATGCTTCCAGCAAATTTAAAAACTTTTATTGGAAAAAGCAAATCAGCATCCTGTTATTTTATTCATTTAACTAGCCAGCTTTATTAGATACATATATAAATATTACAACAAATGAAAACACATATAATTTATCTAAAGGGCAATGAATTCTCAGAGACCATGGTAAAAGATACCATAAAGTCTTTGAACAAATTCGATATCGACTATGAATTATTTGATGGAGTTGTAGGCAGAAAAGGCATTGAAGTTTTAAAATCTTATAATGCAAAACCCTCAGCATATGTTAATATGGAAGATTGGACCGATGGTACTATCGGTTGTTTAGCAAGTCATTATTTATTATGGGACGAGTGCTCTAAACAAGATCAACCTTTTTTAATTCTTGAACAAGATGCTGTTTTAGTTAGAGATCCTAGAGAAATACTACACTTAATAGAAAATGCATGTCATTTAGATGCATATTTACCCTTTAATAATTCAGGTGCTGTTACAGAACATGAACACTTTAAAGCTTATAATGATGCTATCAAACTTTATACTAGTGGAGTTAAAAAACACCCTATTAGTAAATTTTATGGAGATAAGTCTGTAACTGGAAGCACTTTTAGAGGCGCATATGGATATATAATAACACCCAAAGGTGCCCAAGAAATCTTAAATTTTATAAATAAAAAAGGTATATTTCCAGCAGATGCATGTTTATGTGAAAATGCTACAGATATTCAAAGATCAAATAGTACATACGTTAGATTAAATCCATTTTTCGAAACATTGGACTTACAAAGAAAATTTTCATCAAGATAACCATAGTCATTTAGCTCAGTTGGTTAGAGCGCCTCGCTGATACCGAGGAGGTCGTAAGTTCGAGTCTTACATTGACTACATAAAAAAAGCCGCAATTTGCGGCTTTTTTCGTTTCATCAGTTTTAGATTAACTAAAAGATATTGATATTGGATCACCATATACAAATGATGAAGCTGCTGTTACAGTTTGAGTTGCTGCAGCAGTGTTAATACTTATAAAACCTGGACCTGCATTAACATACGCCATGTTTGACATAAGAGTGTAAGTTGCTGTATTACCATTTTGTGTAACTGATATAGTTCCACCGTTATTTTGTAAAGCAGTGAATTGAGTTGTATAATCAGTACCTGCGCTGTCTTTTAAGCAAAAGTTAAGATAGTCAATTCCTGTATTATTATTTGGATTAAATGTTGAAAGAGTTCCAGAACCTGAGTTATTATCTGTAAATATCGCTTGACCGTCTGATGTAGGAGGTCCAACTGTGAATGCTCCTTCAGCAGTATAGAAGTACCAAGAACCTGATCCAGTGTTTCCACCTCCACCGTTGTTTCCACCTTCATCTAAAACAAAAGGTCCTTTATAGTCTTTTGAAATATAAACTCCATTTCCTCCTGCGCTCATGCTTAATACACTAATCATAGGAACATTACCTTCAATTGTATCAAATCCTCTTAAAATAGTAGAATTTATTGTTTCATAAACTAAAGGCATTGCTGTAAGAGTATTAACAACTAAACTTAGATCTTGCGTACTTCCAGGAATTTGATCCATTGAAATTCCGATTATATTGTAAACATTATATAAGTTACCTCCATTAGTTATTTCAATATTAGTGATTGAGCCACCAGAAACTGTAATTGTAAATTGTGCACCAGTACCTTCACTACCAGAATAGTTAGCAGTTTGGTATACATTATAAACACCATCAGTATATGTAGATTCTCCTATGTTTATTGAAACTGTAGCTATAGAATTAAGTTTTTCTTTAAAATTCACACCAGATAAACCAACAACATCAACTTTATTATTTTGAAACCAATGACCGATATTATTAGTACTAAAGTTATCAGCGATATGATTACTATAAAAATATTCACCAATGTTATTACCAGTAAAGAAATTACCAATTACATTTCCTCTTGATTCACCATAACCAAATCCAAAGTCTGATGCAATAGTGTTATTGGTAAAATTATGACCAATTGTATTGAATCTAAAATCATATCCAATTGTATTATTTTGAAAATTATTACCGATGGTGTTATTATCACCACCTTCTAATATATTAGCTATAAAATAATTACCAATTACATTATCACCGAAATTGTTTGTGATTTTATTTTCTCTAAATGCATTTCCAATTCTATTGTTTTCAAACGTATCATGGCAAATGTTATTACCGAAATCAAAATCAATAGTGTTAGCTATAAATGTATCGTCTATTATGTTTCTTTGAAAATCATCATTGATGATATTTTTCATGAACTCACCGTTTGACATAGTTACGAAATTATATTTAAAATTATTTCGTATAACATTATTACTAAAATCATAACCATCATTATCAGCTAAAGTATTATGTTCAAAGCCATCACCAATTTGATTTCTAGCCATATCACAATCAATCCAGTTATTTGTAAAATAATTTCCAATGGTGTTTCTATCAAAATCATCAGTCATGATATTATTTTGGAAATAAAGACCTATTCTGTTACCGTCCATATCATCATCAAATGTATTATTTTGTACATTAGCACCAAAATAATTATCATTATATGTACCGTCTAAGAAAACATTATTTGATAAAATAAAAGAATTATAGTCTCTATTATCACCTAAATAAGTATTATTACTATCGTTATCATTAAACGTATAAAATTGTTCAGAATTGAAACGCAAAGATGGTGCATTACATTTAAATGGACTTCTAAGACCTTTTGTCCAACCTTTAGAATATGTAGCGTTATATTCCCAACCATATGAAATACCAGCAACAGTCATTGTTGTATCATTTTCAATTCCAACAACTTCATAGAAGTTATGACAACCGATATTATTTGTGTTAAAAACAGCAAGATAATCACCAACATAGAAACTATTTGTAAAACTAGTATTAGTTCCGGTTACTGTTGCATGCATTATTGGTCCATCAGGTCCGATTAATTGTTCTTGTGTTTCAGGATTATACACGAAAAAAGGTTCTCCAACACTAACAGTACCTTCATAATAAGAATCTGCCATTAAAGCTTCATGTCTTATAAATTGTACATTTCTAAAATCATAATCAGCTCTATTATTTCTTTCATCGATTCTTTCTGTAATTCTACCTTTAGCACCACTATTAGTAAACTCAGTTTGATTCCAAGTAACGTCATATTGAATTTTGTCTTTAGGATATTCTGGTGAATAAGTTGTTGATGAAATTCTATCTGCAGCTAAAGCCAAAACCATTAATGACTCAATATTACCAACTTTATATGTGTTTTCATTACTGATAGCATTACCATTCCAGTCAAAATTAGGTTGATCATAGCATGTTTGGAAATCTGTTATCATATAGAAGTTACCCGGTACTAAACCAACAACTGATATTAATCCTGTTAATTCAGCATAAGTTAGTTCTGTGTAGTTTACACCTGCAATTTCAGAATATGGTACATGAACTGTAGCACCATTTTTTTCAGCTAAAAATAATGTAGTAGCTGTAACTTGATCAATTGGATTTAATTGACCTATTGTTTTTGGAGTTAATGACATTTTTGTTAAATTTATTTTTTGTTTAGATGTTATAAGCTAAGTATACGCCTTCGTCAAGAGAGATGTATTCGTTGTTTGAAGTGATGATCGCATTAAATAATTCGGTTTCTTCATTTGGAGTTAATCCCCAAGAAGTCCAATATCCATTATCGTTTAACCAAACTTTTGCGGTATCGCCTGTTAAAAAACTTTGATCAAATACTTTATTTACTAGTAAAAGAAATGAAGCTTCTGTTTTTATAGAAGATCTTACGAAACCTAAATAAGCGGTATCACCATCTGCACCTATGTGCAAACCTTCTGGATCTGGTTGAGCAATAATATAATTTAGATCTTCTTCTGGACCGTTCCACCATTTTAATGATGTGGACTCAAAACTATCAGTAGGTGTTCCTACAGTTAATGATCCAAATTGTTGTGTTCCTGATATATTCCCACTGGGATTATATGCAAATGGTCTTGTACTCATATTTCATACTTTTTTATAATTATATATTTAGAGGAATATATAGAATATACTTAAAAATAAGACAGTTATGAAATTAAAAAGTTATGAAGGGTTCATTGCTAATAAAAGATTAGTAGAATCTAGACGACAAGTAATAGTTAATGTACTTGAACAGTTCGAAGAAATTAAACCAATTATGAATGAAGCTCTATTTATAGTTGAGTTTGGTATATTTGATGAAGGTTTTGATAATCTGAATGAAGAGAACCTAATTAGCAAAATGAAAGCTAAATTTGATGCTGCTGTAGAGGTTGCAAAAGAAAAAGGTAAACAAGCATTATCAAAATCACAAGAAGTTATCATCAAATTAGGTGGTAAAATTGCTTCTATTATTAAACTTATAGTTGAGAAATTAAAAGAATGGGTTGACACCGCATGGACTGCTGCAAAAGCTGCATATCAATCAGGTGTACAAGCTAAGGCTAAAGAAATTTCTGCAGCTATTGAAAAGAAATCAGAAGAAAGTAAAAATCTTTTATTAAAAGAAGTTAAACAAGGTAAACAGGTTGTATCTGCAACAGTTGGATGGATTACTAGTGGATTTGTTAAAGATACTGCAACTGCAGCTCAACAGGCTGCAAGTGAAGATGTTAAAGAAGCTTTTGAAATTGCAATATTAGATTCTATAAATGAAGCTATTATTAATGGCGATATTGATTTCAGAGAATTGGTACAAGAAAGCGATGAACATGCAGCTGGTATTCCATTTGTATCTGCAATCGCTCATAAAATGCACCATATTCCACCGTTTAATTTATTAGATAAAGTTAAACAAGCTGCTGAAAAAGTTGCTAAAGGAACTCTAGGTAAATTATCATATTATGCTACTGAATTAGCAGGAGCACCAGGACCATTTGAGTTTATTGCACTTGCAGGTATTATTGGAATTATTGCTGAAGTTAAAGTTAAAGGAGCTGCAAAACATGCTTTATTACATGCAGTGCCAGGTTTAGGTACAGTAGCATCAATTATATCAAATGTTGCCATGTTATTAGCTGTAATTGGTATTGTTGAAGCTTTAATGGCAAAAGATTCTGAAGAAGGCGAAAAAGCACACTAATTTCAAGCTACCAATCTGATATATATTGTATAACGCTATAATGCGTAAAAATATATACGATATTATGAAATTTATTAATTGGTTAGCGAAATTATTTCAGGATGAACATGGTAATCCATCATCTAAAAGATTTGTTGGAATTATATGTGCACTATCATTATGTGTTACTTTATTTCTTCCAGTAAATCTACAACACTCAGGTACTTTAATCAATGCAGTGGCTTTATTAGCATTTGGTGGTTTAGGATTATCTTCAGTAGACAAATTTACTGCTGTTAAAAAACAAATCGCTGAAGCTACAGCAGATGAAACTGAAAAAACAGAAAATTAATTATGTACACTAGAGAACAAATAGAAAAAGCTGTAAAAGCAAAAAAATACGTTTGGTTTGAAGGTGCAAAAGACTTTGATGTTAATATCGTTGGAGTTAGAAGTAACGCAGCTGCAATTGCAGACAAAGTAACTAACGTATTTGATGACTATATGACTTTATCTTTTAAAGAAGGTGGAGTTTGGAAATTCTATCAATGGGCAATTACAACAGATCCTGGAACAAAAGCTGTAAAGGAATTTCACAATCCAAATGGAGTTGCAAGAGTAGTTCCTAGTCAATATAGAGGAATGTGGGCAGTTGGTTTACATCAAGGTAAATATGAAGCAATGCGTCAAGTTAAACCTGTTAAAGTTTACCGTGATAAGAATAAGGATATGACATTTGATGAAACCATTATTCAAGAAGGTATTTTTGGAATCAATGGTCATAGATCTAATCCTAAAACTGAATCAGCTTATGTAGAAAATTGGTCAGAAGGTTGTCAAGTATTTAAAAGAATAAAGGATTTCAAAGAATTTATGGCACTTATTAATAAAGCCAAAGCAATTCATGGAAATTCATTCACATATACCTTAATAGAGTCAACTGACATCGCATAAAATTGTTCGTAACTTTTACGAAAATAATTAGCCAAACATTTTTTTGTTTGGCTTTTTTTGTGTATATTAGCTCTATAATTAAAAAACAAACAGATATGACAGAACAAGATATAGCATTTAAACCCATTGTTTGGCTTTTTATTCAACAATATAATTCAACAAATGATCTTTATATAAAGAAGAAATTAAAAGAAGCTTTAAAAGATACTCTTAAAAAAATGACAGATCAAAAAGTAACTATGGTTTCTGAAGCTGTTTTCTTAGCATGTCAAAAAATTAATCAAGATCCATTTGAATTGTTATGGACAAAGAGAAATATTTTAGGTAAAGATGAAAATGGTAAATCACTTCTTTTATGGGAACATTCAACACCACTAGCAGAATATTTTGAATCATTGATTAAATGTACATCTGAAACGGAAGTAGAAAAAACTATTGAAAATTATAGCGGTGTGTGTTGGTTAATGCGATATGAAGATAATTTATTAAATAAATCAGGATTTAGAGCTAAGAGACCTGGAGGTTGGGAAGAAACATATACTAAATGCGATATTAAAATCATTAGAAAATAAACACTATAACAAATCAAACGTATAATATGAAAGTAATTTACATGGAGCCTACAATTCAAATGTTGGCATTTTTAAACAAAGAAAATCCTAATTATGTTAAAACACTTATTGAAAGTGGTACAGTTAAAGAATTAGAAGGTGGTCAAAAATATTTAGTAATCGAAGATAAAACAGAAGTATAATGCAAGATTTAAAACAAATACAAGAGTTCGTAGATGCTCAAAATTCTACAAATAGTAATACTGACAAATTGAATGTATTAAAGGCGTATGCTAATAATCCAGCAATTCGTAAAGTACTCGAGTATACATACAATACTTTTAAACAATATTATGTTACTTCAGAAACTTGTAAAAAACGTAGCGACTTGGTTGCTTCAGAAAACGTGTATAACGATCTTTTTAGTTTGCTCGATGACCTTAGTATTCGTTATATTACTGGCCACTCCGCTATTCAAGCAGTCAATGCGTTTGTTGGCACATATCCTGAATCCGAGGAGCTAATCTTTAATATCATTGATCGTAATCTTAAAACAAGAGCTACAGCATCCATGATTAATACTGCAATCCCTAATTTAATTCCTACATTTGATGTTGCATTAGCAAAAGCATATGATGAAAAAACTCAAAAGAAAGTTAAATGGTCAGATGGTTGGTTTGTTAGTCGTAAATTAGATGGATGTCGATGTGTATGTATTATCGATGGACAAGGTGAACCTAGATTTTATTCTCGTGTAGGAAATGAATTCTTAACACTTGATAATCTTAAACCTTCAATTAGACAACTTGGTCTTATTAATACAGTATTAGATGGTGAGATTTGTATTGTAGATGCAAATGGAAACGAAGATTTCACAAGTATTATGAAAGAGATCAAGCGTAAAGATTACACAATTGAGAAACCACATTATTATATCTTTGACCACTTAACAATCAAAGAATTTGAATCTAAAGTTTCAACTACTAAATTTGGTCAACGTATTGCAAACATTGAAAGCATTGTTCCAAATGATTTAGTAGGTATTTCAGTCTTAGATCAATTCATATGTGCAGACGATATGTTTGCTAGTTTATTAGAGCATTCCAAAAATGAAGGATGGGAAGGACTTATGTTACGTAAGAATACAACTTACAAAGGTAAGAGATCTGATGAGGTTCTTAAAGTAAAATCATTTCATGATGCAGAGTATATTGTTGTAGATGTTGAAAACGATATACAGCGAGTTATTGTTGATGGTTCAGAAGTTTCTGAATTAATGTTGAAAAATATTATTATTGAACATAAAGGATATCGTGTTCAAGTTGGTAGTGGTTTTAATCATGAACAGAGACGTCATTATTACAACAATCCTAATGATATTATCGGCAAACAAGTCACTGTTCAATATTTCGAAGAAACTCACAACCAAAACGGTGGAACTAGTTTGAGATTTCCAACTATAAAAGCTATTTACGAAACAAAAAGAGATTTTTAAATATAAACAATATGAAAAAATTGTTGAGATTTATTAAGTTTCTACAAGAAGACTTTTGGAATTATATGCAATCTCTTCCTAAATGTAAAAAAGGAGGCTATTGTAACCAAGATCGTGAAGAATATTATGTCAATGATATTAAGGCTGGAAATAAAAGTACAATTGTCTATGGATACAAATATTATTGCAAAAAATGTGGCAATAATACAACTGAATTTGGTAAAATTTAAATATAATTAATATGGAACAAGGATTAATTTTAGAAGAGGCAAAGTTTAGATTTTCACAAGATGCAAACTGTTTATCTGACGATGAATATGAATTCTTGGAAGTAGAAGCGAAAAGTTCACTAGGTATCGACAGAGATGGTGATTGCTTTTTTGTTTTAAAAACAAATTCATGGTCAGTAGATTCAATTGAAGATTTAGAAAAAGTGTTTGATAGAATTAGACAAGTTGTTATAAAAAAATAAAAAAGGTTTGAAGGTATTTGTTGCACCACCGAAAGGTGAAATAGAAGGAAAGGCATATATTGATTGGATTATATCAAAGGGTTATGAACCTGTTATGATAGATCTTAGATACAAAAGGATCGATGCTCCTCTTATACTTTGCGGTGGTGCAGATATTGGTATAAATGTAGATCGAGATACGCGTGAACTTAATTGGATAAAAATGGCAATTGATGCCAAACAACCAATCATTGGTGTTTGTCGTGGCATGCAAATATTGAATCACTATTTTGGTGGCAAGGTAGAAGATCTAAAAGACAGAATAGTAGAATATCATCAAAGTGATGAATTCTCAGATGATGAAGATCATAGTGAAAGAGAATCACAATTTCATTACATCAAAAACTTAGACGATGTAATGTTTGAAGTTAATTCTAGGCATCATCAATGGTGCTCAATTATTGCAGATAATTTTAAAGTGACACATATGTCTTTTGATGGTGGTTGGATTCCAGAAGCTATAGAAGACGAAGCACTTAAAATCATTGCAGTTCAATGGCACCCAGAAAGATTTGAGTGCCCAGAGGTATTAAATCTATTTAAATATATAAAATAATTATGAGCGGATATTACGTAAGTGACGAGTTTAGAACAAACAATTTAAGTCTAACTCCAGGTGGTTCAACAGTAATTGTAGAATTGTCTAATGGTGAAACCAAAGCATATGACAAGGTTAAAAATCCAACAGCATATATTAATGCAATCCTAAATAAGAATCCTAATGTCATAAACGTACACGTGGATGCAAAACTAGTTTGGTCTAAAAATAAATAAAATTAATGACAGTAAATAAAATACCAAAGAAACTACATCAAGTTTGGATTGGCTATAAAGAAGTACCAGATTGGTGCAAAAGATTTGGAGAAGAGATGCAAGCAATGCATCCAGATTGGGAATATAAGTTATGGAGTCATGATGATATTTTCAATGATTTGTACAAAGATGATCCATTTTTACAAAACTATGTAAAAGAACCTGAAATTTATAAATGGGCTTTTATTGCCGATAGAGTTAGGTTATTATTACTTAGAGATTTTGGAGGTATTTATTGTGATATAGATGCAAAACCAATTAGACCATTTGATATAATATTGGATCAACTCTCAGAAGAACATACATTCTTTGCAGGTATGAAACCAACTCAAGAACACAATACTCTTATTGATTGTACAGTTTATGGATCTACACCTCAAAGTAGAATCATAAATGAATGTCTTAGTGTTTATGATAGAATTACATGGGCTCATGGATGTAAAACATTCAATAATAAGATTATTGAAAAAATGGATCTGGATGTCGCTTTATTTAATTATGAATATTTCTATAATGACAAAGTAACTGATAAGACTATTATCTTGCATGATGTTGAAGAGACACGTTTATTCTCATGGGTTGATGATGTGCATTACAAGAAAAATTGGTAAAATATGAGAAACAGAGGTAAAGCTATCGAAAATAGTTACGAAATCATAAGTGGTAATGTAACGCTTATGCAAATAATAACATGTATATGTTTTATCACTGTACACCAAGGTGGTGATTTTCCAGAAGATTTAATTCCTGAATTTTTTATAGAAACTGACCAAGAACCTACAGAACATCAAATAGATGAAATGATCAAATACTTTGAAAAGCAAGAAGAGTACGAAAAATGTCAATATTTAAAGGAATTTAAACTTAGAATGTAAATTGTTCGTAACTTTATGAAAATAATTAAGCCCAAATTTTTTAGTTTGGGCTTTTTTTCGTATATTAGCTTAGTAATTAAAAGATAAACAAAATGATCAGAGAAAAACAAGAGAAAAACGGACCAATTATTATAGATTTAACAGGACCTGATGGTAATGCATTTGCTCTTATGGCATATGCTAAACGATTTGCAACTCAATTGGGTTGGAAGGACAGAGGTGCTTCACTTATTGCTGATATGATGTCAGGTGACTATGAACACCTTTTAGAAGTTTTTGATAATGCATTTGGTGAATTTGTAATCTTAGAACGATAACCATGAAAATTTATACATTTCCTCGCAGTGCTTTTTACGGTGATGTTTTTGGCATAGTTAAGACCATATCTGGTACATATGTATGTCCAGGTTGGCATCGTGTAGCAGAAGGTACTACTAGAGAGCAAATTAAGTTTGAGGCAGCAGTTAATATACCTAAAAAAGAAACTCGACCAGAGTCACCTAAAAAAGAATGGCAGGTAAATGGTTCTAAAGTTGGTGTAAATTATACAGTTTCAGATACTAATGGATCTTGGAATTGTACATGTCCATCAAAAAGCTTCCACCGAGGTGATTGTAAACATATTAAAGCAAAAAAAGCTGAATTGTTAATAACTTTATCTTAATATATTTTTTTATATCAAATATTAGTTGTATATTAGCCTTATAATTAAAAACAAACAAAGATGACAGAAGACAATTATTTAGCAGAACAAGAGTACAAACAGTACCAAGAGATCATGGATACTAAAGTGTATTTGACTCAAGAAGAGTATGATTTTTGTTTCAATTGGGATCACGAAGAAACTCGTACCTCAACTAGTAAGCTTTCAGAAGGGCGATACTTAAATCTTAATGTTTATTCTGAGGCTGAAAAAGAAGATTACGATTTTAGAAGAGAAACCGGACTTTAATATAAATTTAAAATATAAAACATGAATAAATTAGCAACACTTAAAGTAATCGAAGTAACAAGTCAACGTCAAGCCGATAATGGTACAATTTGTTTTCATGATCCTATTACTAACTGTGATTATTTAAGTTACGAGAGTGGTTACATCAGACGTAAGACAACAACTAAATGTTGGAGAAATGGTAAAACCTTATTTTCAATTTACCAATTAAATCCAGTTAAAAAAGAAAGCATATGGGTTGAATGGGCTGAAAGAGATTTTAAAATCAACAAACGTATCTTAATACACAATCCAAATTATCGTCTAGAGCTTCTTGCTCGTGCCGTAGTAAATTACAGAAACACTGTAAAATCTTATAAAACCGTATAAAACCAACAATCATGTCAAACAACGAAAAAAATCTAACACCGAACGAACGTGAACTTCTAAAAAGTTTAAACACTAAAGCTAATCTTATTCTTGAATTTGAAACTTTAATGCAAGGACTTAAATTACCATATGATAAGACTTATATTTATAGTCTTGACGAACAAGTTTTGAGAGATTTTATAATTTCATGGACACCTGAAAATCAAGAAGAGATGAAGAAAAAATTCTATCTTGAAACTAAAAAGTAAAAGTAGCATATAAAAAATGTCTCAAACCAAAGGTAAGATAAGATGAAAAAGCCAATAACAGTTTACTATTTACATTACTATGATGAGGAACACAAAAATCCTGCATTTAGCAAATATAAAGACTTCGTTACATGTGTAATGGCTGAAGATACCAATGAGGCAATTGAAAAAACTAAAATTATCGCTGGAAATCAAAATATCAAAATCATGGGTATTGCTTCTGGTAGAGAAGAAGACGTTAATGAAAAACATCCGTTAGGAACTCACGAAGAAATAATGCCACTTGGTGGTTGGAAAAACAAAAACAAAACAATATGACAGAATTAGAAACATGGCAACTGGTTAATCAAGCTGAAACACAGGAGCAACTTGCATTTATTATCAATAAACTTGCAGATGAAGAAGGAATGATTCAAGGTCGCTTAAGAAAATTTGAAGCTGGCAAAATGATCATTGGTTTGGATCTTTTTATGAAAGACCAAATAGCATCTAATATTCTTACAAGAGAATTCGGTATCAGACAGCAAGCAATTTATCTAAAACACTTTATTAACTAAGATTATGTTAAATCCAGCAAAATACGTAATTGTTGATGGATGTGCAATCATATTCTCAGCAGCAATCCAACACAAAGATATGGTTGGTTATAATGAAAAGGCAACTGGTGCAGGTTTCGTAAGATTCTACTTCGACGAAAATGAAGATGAAATTAGAGTAAGAGCTTATGGTAAATCAATCTCACTAGGAATCGAATCACAAGAAGGCGATTCAGAGATATTAACAAGACAAATCACTAATACCTATTAAGATGAAAATAGATTGGATTTTAAAACAACATAAAGATACAAATCACATGTATGATACGTATCTTCCTTATGAATTTCATTTGAGAATGGTTTCAAATGTTGCTCAAGAATTTATTAAAGCAATACCTGATACAAATGATGGAGAAACTTCATTTAGAGGATCGGTGCTTTTGGCAGCTTGGGGACATGACCTTATTGAAGATACTCGTGTTTCTTATAACGATGTAAAAGATCAATTAGGACAAGAAGCTGCCGATATTATTTATGCAGTTTCTAATGAGAAAGGTAAAACACGTAAAGAACGTGCAAACACAACTTATTACAAAGGAATTCGTCAAACTCCAGGTGCAACATTCGTAAAACTATGTGACCGTATTGCAAACGTTCAATATTCCAAAATGACTGGAAGTAGAATGTTTGAAATGTATAAGAAAGAAAACTCAGACTTCATTCAAGAACTTGGATGGTTTGGAGATGTTACAGACCCTAACTATGAGTTATTCTGTACATTACAAGAATTATTTGTTGAACCCCGTAAAGAAAAATAAATGAGAGAAATTGTATTTGGCCTGATTGGAATTGCAGTAGGTTTATTTATAAGATTTTGTATTATAGAACAATTTAAAAATAAAAAATAAAGATGAAAAAACACTATTTCGAATTGGACAAAGTAGATTCAATTACATTAACTGGCGAAAGAGAATCAAGTTACCGATGGTTTCCTGAAATTCCAGCAAAAGAAAAATCATTCATGGGAATTAAATACGGAATGACTGAAGCAATTCCTGCAGGTTGGAATGAATATATTGACGATGATGGAAATGAATACCGACCATGGAACCGAAAACAATCTTCATATTTTGATGATTACAAATGGTACCGAGTAGATGATGTAAATAAAAAAGTTTGTAGTAGAGCACATGTTGAAATACGTTTAGGATATAAACAATCTTTCGGTGTTAACTTTGAATCTACTGAAGCAGCACAAGCTTATGTTGATGATTTAATCTTAGGCTCAGATAAAAAATTCACAGTAATCATTAACAAATAAAATTATGAAATTAAATATCAATTCAAAAACATCAAGGTTGTACAGATGGTTCTATGCAACTCAAAACATGCCAGAATCATTATGTCCATACTTTTGGAAATTAATCTTAATGTGGATTCTTATAATTCCATATTCGATTCTTGCACTTCCAATTATTTTAATGGAATTAACAAATACAAACGATAAGAATTCAACCGGAGAAAGAGCAGGATTCGGATTCTTAATCTGGTTTATTTTAGGCATGATTATATGCATGTTATCTTATGTTGGTTTAATTTGGGTAATTCCAACTAAAGATTCTTTTTTCATGTTTATGTTAACTGTAGGTGGTATTGGATGGGCTGTTGGAATTATAGTTGGAGGTATTGAGTTATTCAAAGTTCTGGTAGAGAAATGGGAAAATCGAGGTGTTAAATATGACGAAAATGGTTATAGAATCTGGAATCCTAAACCAAAACAAGATTCAATCCTTGTATCTTTCGTTAAAGCGTCATATAATAAATATTGTCCTAGAATTGAATGGACTAGAAACGATAACAAATAAAATTATGACAACAGATGCACTAGGAAATCCAATTGAAATTGGACAACGTTACGGATATTCACAACAAAGTAATGGACATGTTACAATAGTCGTAGGAACAGTTGAAAAGATTAATGAACTAAAAGCAACTTTAACTAATGTTGAAGAGCGCAGAGGTCTTTGGGGAGAAATCACAGAATCTTTTAAACCAGAATTACGTAGACGATCAGTTAATGCATGTCACCTTTTTAAAGTATAAATTATGAACGCAAACGAAACTCTTAAACAAGGATTAGAATGGATGAAAAGTCTACCTGGTCAAAAAAGTATGGAAGATTACTTTAAAAAACTTGCAGAAAAGGACAGAATCCAAATGGAAAGAGCAAACAAATTATTAGAACGATATGGTGTTTGTGATGACTCGACATTTGATTATTTAATGATTGATATTTTTGTTAAGCAAGAGAGATCTGATCAGAAACATTATAATACTTATTCAGATAGACCTCTACATCTAATGAATTTAATGTGGGAATTAGCAAGTACTTATGGAACTGAAATTGAGCCATTAGATGGTTTAACAGAGAATTTCTCATCAATGATCTATGATTATTATGGTTATCAATTTGCAATTACACATGGACAAGGATCTGTGTTAAGTGTTTATCGTCAAAATGAATTAAGATACAGAAGCTAATGAAAAGATTTAATGAATGGTGCGATCGAATGGATCAGAACCTAAAGAATTTTGATTGGAAAGAGATATTATACTTATTATTTCCATTTTCTTTATTCTATAAAAGAAAGCCTAAAAATGAAACTGGAAAGGCATTTGTTTACGATACTAAAATAGGAAATCCTATACAAATCAGAAGCACCAGAAACATGTCTAATATGGAAATGATGTATGGCACTGATTTTTCTACAAGTGGATCTGGTAATGCATCTACTAGCGGGAATTTTGCACTAGACATGTATAAAGCTGGAATTGCAAGAGAGATATGTGAAGAAATTATGAAAGGTAATCTTATAGATTGGGCAACAGAAGATACACCTAATGGTACTCAAATCACTGGGCGTATAATTGTTAACAAGTTTTGATAAAATAATCACACATATATTTTTTTATGTCAAAACTTTTTGGTATATTTACATATAATTAAAAACAACTTAAAGATGATAACATTAGACTTAGTTAATCCAGAAAAATCAGACATTAAATACAAAATTAGTCAATTTCCAGATGGTCAACAAACAGTAGACCTTATTGATTGGAATGACTTAATGATATATGAAGATGCTGTAAAAATCAGTTCACGTTTAAATAGTTTTAAGGACTTAGAATTAATTATTTGTGCAACAGCAGCAATCAGAAATATTAAACCAAATCGAGAAATCGCACTTTACGTTCCATACTTCATGGGAGCTCGTTCAGATCGTAAATTTGTTGACGGTGGTGTTAACTATTTGAAACAAGTTATTTGTCCAATCATTAACTCTTTAAACTTCATAACAGTAATTACATTGGATCCACATTCAGATGTTTTAGAAGCATGTTTAAATAACTATGAGAAAACAGATAATCATACAGTAGTTAAATATGCACTTACAGATATTGATAATAAGAGAGATGCTCAAGAAAGAATTTGTTTAGTAAGCCCAGATGCTGGTGCATACAAGAAAATCTTTGATGTTGCTAAGAAGTTTCAAATCCAAAATATTGTTACGGCAAACAAAGTTAGAGATATGAGAACTGGTAACATTCTTAAAACAGAAGTACCAAACTTACCAGGATCTATCGGAGACCCTAACTCAGTTAATGATGATATGAAATATGTAATCATTGATGATATTTGTGATGGTGGTAGAACTTTTATTGAATTAGCTAAAGCTATTAAAGCAAGCAGACCAAGTGCTAAAATTTATTTAGTAGTTACTCATGGAATATTTAGTGCTGGTTTTACAGAGCTAAACAAATATTTCGAACGTATTTACACAACAAATTCTCATAGAGATATTGCTGATAATGAATATGATGTAAAAACAAACACAACTGCATTTAAAGTAATATAATGTATACAATAGATTCTTTATTTACACAGCATGGTTACGTTATAGAAATAGAAGTAGACCGTACAAGTGCTCCAAAGTTTGCATTTGACATATACAAATATGAACACTTTGGTAACTATGAAAAAATTGAAGTAAGAGATTGGTATTTATACAGAACATGGCAAGAAGCATTCGATGCTGCCATTGAAGAACTAACACAATTAAATTTAATATAAGATGGCTAAAAAAGCAAAAGCAGTAGAAAAGCAAGTACAAGAAGTTATTGTACTAGTACACGATCCAATCTTAGGTTCAAGATATGAATTAAGAGAAGTTGAAGTAGAAGAATCTGAAAACGAGGAAGCAGAGTAATGGAATCTATTTACAATAGAGAATATCGAATGTATGGATTGGTGCCTTATAATTTAAGCCCAATCCAACAAGGTATCCAATTTGGACATGCTGTTGTAGAATATGGACTTGACTTCTTTAATACTCCAGAATACCAAGAATGGGCGAAAATAGACAAAACATTTATTATTTTAAATGGTGGAACTACTAATGACAGTAGCATGAGATTAGGAACTCTTCAGCAAAACTATTTTGAATTAACAGATCGAGGTATTAAAGTTGGAGAATTTCATGAGCCAGATTTGGGTGATCAAATGACAGCTGTAGTTTTCTTAGTTGATGACAGAGCATTTGACAAAACCCACTGGCCTGATTATGTTGGTCCATATTATATAGATGGTACAACACCAATCGAAATGGATTATTATGAATGGAAGATGAAATTTGCTGAAACAGAAAAGGAAGCAGATCAGATCATTTTCTTAAGAGAATTTTTAAAACGATTTAGACTAGCATAATGGGAGAATTAAACAAATTTATGAAATCGATGATAGATGTTGATACAAATTATCAAGAAATAGAAGGTGATTTAATTGCACTAGCAAAACAGGGAAAGTTTGATGTAATTACACATGGTTGTAATTGCTTGTCAAATATGGGAGCTGGAATAGCACCGCAAATGGCAAAAGCGTTTGGAGTTGACCGTTTTGAAATGGAAACTTGGGGAGCAACCATTGAAAAGCTCGGATGTATCGATTGGCAAACATTCGTCATTGGTCAAAATACAATCTGGTCTTTAGAAGACGCCGATAATAAAAGGAATGAACCTGAATTATCAGTTGTAAATTCATACACTCAATTCAGATATGGTAAGAATCATACCGATGGAGTTTCAAAACCTTTAGATTATGAGGCATTAACTCTTTGTATGCGTAAGATCAATTTTCAATTTGAAGGTAAACATATTGGATTGCCAAAGATTGGAGCAGGATTAGCAGGTGGAGATTGGAATAGAATTAAAAGGATTATTCAAACAGAATTAAAAGACATGAAAGTGTCGGTAGTAATTTATAAACCATAAGAAATGAAAGATTTAATAGAAGCGCTAATCATATTAGCTAAATACATGGATCCTGAACAAAAATGGCCTACTCATTGCGAACATGATGTTCTTTATGTTTGTCACATTGACGAAGAAGATGTATCCGAAGAGGACACGAAAAGATTAGATGAATTAGGATTTCATCCAAGCGAAGAAGGCGGATTTCAATCTTATAGATTCGGTAGTTGTTAAATAAGATGAAGGTTATTTTTCTAGATTTTGACGGTGTATTAAATGTAATTCCTCAAGGACATGATGATTTCGGTGGAATATTCCATCCTGAATTTGTAGAAAATCTAGGTAGAATCATTGATGAAACCGGAGCAAAATTAGTTATTAGTTCTTCATGGAGACACATGGGATTGGAAAGACTACATAGAATGTGGAAACAACGTCAATATCCTGGAGAAATAATTGGAATTACACCAGATCTTAGATGGAACCATGATTTAGAAGGTGGCCCAGAAATGGTTCGTGGAGATGAAATACAGTCAATTCTCGATAGACAACCTGAAATAACTAATTACGTTATTCTTGATGATGACACGGATATGTTAAAGAGTCAACGAATGAACTTTGTACAAACATCGACCAATATTAATCATCCAGATTGTATCGATATTGGTTATGGATTAACTAAAGAATGCACAAATAGAGCAATAAGAATTTTAAACAAATAGAATATGTCACAATCTTCACCAGAAGGAATAATTTTAGGAAAAGGTTCTAAATTAGTTTCATTTAAAGCTTCAATTGATAATGAAGTAGTTGTTAATATAGAAAAGGACAATGCTTTAGAAAAAGCCATTTCATTATTAAAACAAACAACCGAATATGAAGTTTTAGAAAGTTTCAGAGAAAAGGTAAAAAATCTTGAACAATTTAAAAACAAATAATATGAAAGTAACAGATAAACATGTATTTTTCTGGAATGGAATTTACTCACAATGGCATAAAGCTCCAATGACAATTGACAAGATTGAATATAATTCATGTGAACAATATATGATGCATCAAAAGGCATTATTATTTGGAGATGATATTGTAGCAAGTTTGATTATGGAGGAAACGAATCCAAGAGAGCAAAAGAAATATGGTAGACAAATCCAAAACTTTGATAAAGCAACTTGGGATAAAAATTGTTTGGCAATTGTTTATGAAGGAAACTTGGCAAAATTCAGACAAAATGCTGGATTAAGAGAAGAAATGTTAAATACTGGTGATCGTATCTTTGTAGAGGCTTCTCCATTAGATAATATTTGGGGAATTGGTCTTGATGAAAATGCCGAAGGAATTGATGATCCATCATATTGGTTAGGTTTAAATCTTTTAGGACAAGCATTAACTCTTGTAAAAAATCAATTAAGAAATGAGACAATCAGGTAAAACTACAAGATTAGTAGATGCTGCAGTTCAATATTTATTTGAACATGGATATATTAAAATTTTAACAAACTTTGAAATATTCAATCAAAAATTCATGAGAGGTTATAGACCAGAGCAAGTTGATATGTTTTTAAGATTTATCGATCCAGATACTAGACCAGACAATAGAGCACAACAGTATTTTATTGAAGCATTAGATAGAAGACTTGCAACTGAACACGGAGGAAGCACTGAAAGAATTAGTAGAACAGAATTTAAAGTAATTTAATATGAAAAGATTAGTAGAATTATTAGCACCATCATATTTAGGATTTGCTCTATCAGCATTTGCAAATATCAGCTGGTACCAATGGGAATTTTATGCAATTATAGTTCCATTTTATATTTTAGTAAAAATAACGGATTTTAATAAAGACGAAGATGAGTAGAACAGAATTTCATACCGGAAAATTATATCCAGTCAAAATTGAGAAAAGTTTAGAAGAGACTTGTAGAAGTATTGCAAAACGATTTGATGTTGAATTAGGCGAGGATTGGCAAGAAGATTTTATGGATGCTTTTGACGAGTACTCTAATAAAAGAAACAGTCAAAAGGAAGAGTATTTTATCTATGGAGAGAAACTTTATAGAGTTATCGATCATGTAGAATCTGAAGATTCAGAATACTTTATGAATGTTACTAGAAATAGCGACGGAAGCCTTTCATTTATGGGACAATTCTATAATGGTGGTACATGCTTCTCTGAAATGTTAGAAGAGTCTTTGGATAGATTGAAACCAACCTTTGTTGAACAAATCAAAATTGAAGTTGATAAAATTATCGAAGAGCATGGAGAAAAGATGCCTATAACAGTTCCATCTGCAGCAACACTAATCATGAAATATCATGGTATTGAAAGAGCAAGAGAATTATTTGCCGGAGCTTCTAGAGAAACTGAAGGGGATCCATTTAAACATTCGGCATATCAAGCAACTTTGCAAATCACTTTAAAATAGTGAAACAAAATAAAAGTATTTAATATAATACTTATAACCAGCATCCAACTAACGACGGTTGCACAATAACATATATTATGAAAAACGATGCATTAGGCGATCGCATGAAAGAGTTCTACGAAGATAGAACTAGAATCAAACTCCCAAGGAGAACATTTACAATTATCCGTATTGACGGAAAAGCCTTTCACACCTATACGAAAGGATTAGAGAGACCATTTGACCAAGGACTTATTGAAGACATGAATGCAACTACTGCATATTTATGTAAAAACATTCAAGGTGCTAAATTTGGTTATGTACAATCAGATGAGATTAGTTTAGTTCTAACAGACTTTGATGACCTAGGAACTCACGCTTGGTTTGACAACAACCTACAAAAAATGGTATCAGTTGCTGCTTCTATGGCCACTGCAGAATTCAATAAACTTAGGTTAATGAGATACATGAAAAATAGCATGATCTTTTTAGAACCGGAACATATTGAAAAATTCAAAATGGCTGAATTCGACGCAAGAGCATTTCAAATTCCATTTATTGATGAGGTAGAAAACTATTTTATCTGGAGACAACAAGACGCTGTAAGAAATTCAATTTCTTCAGTTGCTCAAAGTCTTTATAGTACTAAAGAATTACATGGTAAAAAAACAAGTGACATGCAAGAATTGATCTTCCAAAAAGGAATCAATTGGAATGACTATGATTTTCGTCTAAAACGAGGTGCAGTAATTGCAAAGGTGGAAGTTCCAGTACTTGTAAAAACCAAAGAGTTTATTAATGATGGTGAAACACATGTAATAGACCCTACTCAAATTGTAATGAGAAACAAATGGCAAGTTGTAGAAACTCCAACATTTACACAAGACAGATGGTTCATTAAAGGATTAATAAACCCAACTAAAAACATAGACAATGATAATTAGAGAACAAATAAATGCAGACTTTATAACTGCAATGAAAGCAAAAGACGAAGTAGCCAAAATGGCACTTAATAGTATTAAAGCAGCAATCACGAATGCTGAAAAGGGAAATGGAACTTGGGTTGCAACGAATGAAGAGGTTATTAAAATAATTAATAAAGGAATCAAGCAACGTGAGGAATCCATTAAAATGTATGATTTGGCAAATAGACCAGAATTGTCTAAAAAAGAATCAGAAGAGTGTGCAATCTTAAGAAGATATATGCCAGCACAAATGGAACCTCAAGAAATTGTAGATGCTCTTACAGAAATTATGCAAGAATTTAGTGGAATAGTTACAAATCCACAAGCATTACAAGGTAAAACTATTGGCGAATTTAACAAAAGATACCAAGGTCGTGCAGAAATCGGTATAGTTAAGAGTGTTTTAGCAAATCTTGTAGATTGTTAATAACTTTTTTAAAATAAATCACCTGATATTTTTTTATGTCAGGTTTTTTATGTATATTTACTCTATAATTAAAAACAATTAATATATGAACCCATTATTTTTAACAGACGGTTACAAAACAGGACATCACCAACAATATCCAAAAGGAACAACGTTGGTTTATTCAAACTTCACACCTAGAAGTAATAAGTATGCTCCTAAAGGATGCGACCAATTAGTATCATTTGGACAACAAATGGTAATCAAACAAATTCACGAAGCATTTGACAAAGATTTCTTTAGCAAACCTAAAGATGAAGTTTGCGGCGAAATGAAACGTGAATTGTCAATGTACTTAAATACTGACTATGATGTTAGTCACTTTGAAGCATTACATGATTTAGGTTATTTACCAATCGTGGTAAAAACAATCGAAGAAGGTTCTTTAGTACCAATGAGAGTTCCTGTATTGACAATTTACAATACACATCCAGATTTCTATTGGATTACAAACTACTTAGAAACAATTATTTCTAACTTGTTATGGAAACCAATGACTTCAGCAACTATTGCACATGCTTACCGTAAATTATTTACATCATGGCAAGAAAAAACCGATGCTGAAAAAGGTTGGTTCGTAGATTGGCAAGCACATGATTTTTCAATGAGAGGTTTAGATTCTATTGATGCAACTATTAGTTCAGGATTGGGTCACTTAACAAGTTTCTCAGGTTCAGACAGTTTACCAGCAATCTTTGGAGCTCGTAAATTCTATGGAGAAACTGGATTTGTTGCTGGATCTGTGAATGCAACTGAACACTCAGTTATGTGTGCTGGATCTAAAGAAGATGAGGTTGGAACATTTAGAAACTTGATGGAAACATATCCAACAGGAATTCTTTCAATCGTATCAGATACTTGGGACTTATGGAAAGTTTGTACTGAACATATTGTTACCTTGAAAGAAGAGATTTTAGCTCGTGATGGTAAGGTAGTTATTAGACCCGACTCTGGTGATCCAGTAGATATTATTTGCGGCGCAAGTGTTATTAAAACAAACGCGCACCATGATAATGATGTGGTTGCTTACTTAGGTGGAGTAGCAGAAGTTAATCCTACCGATGAATATTTAAACAAACCAGAAGTAAAAGGAGTTATTGAATTACTTTGGGATGTATTCGGTGGAACTATCAATGAACAAGGTTACAAAGTTCTTGATTCTCATATTGGAGCAATCTACGGAGATTCAATAACGTTAGATCGTGCAGAACAAATCTTTACAAGATTAGAAGCAAAAGGTTTCGCAAGTACAAATATTGTATTAGGCGTTGGAAGTTTTACATACCAATATAACACTAGAGATACTTTTGGTTTTGCAATGAAAGCAACTTATGTTGAAGTTAAAGAACATTTTAGAACTGTTAAAGACGAGAATGGTAACTATACACATTCAGAAGAAATCATCACAGGTCGTGAAATCTTTAAAGATCCAATCACTGATGACGGTATTAAGAAATCTGCAAAAGGTTTATTAAGAGTTGCCGGAGACGAAACATGTTTCTTATTAGAAGATCAATGTACTTGGGAAAATGAAGCCACTGGTAAATTAAAAACTATCTATAAAGATGGCCAATTCGAAAACCAAACTACACTAACAGAAATTCGTGAACGTTTAACTAATTCATAATGAACAGAAAAAATGTAACATTATTAATATTAATCTTTGCAGCGCTTGTAGCCTTTGTGGTTACAAGCTGCGAAGGTAATGTACAAGTTTCAACTCAACCGAATCCGCATCGAATGGAACTTGATAGTAATTCACAATACTCTGATCAAAATTATAGAGTCTACACTCTTGAAGGTTGTGAATATATTGTAGTCGGAATGGGTAATACTCAATGGGGATCCCATAAAGGAAATTGTAAAAATTCAATACACAAAGAAAATGGAAGTAATTAAACCAGAACCAAAAAATGCATATTATAACGATCATCATGTTAAAATATTTTTAGCAGGTTCTATTGAAATGGGAAAAGCAGAAGATTGGCAAGCAGTAATTCCTGAATTATTTAAAGATCGTCAAAACTTGGTTTTTTTCAATCCTCGTAGAGATGATTGGGATAGTTCATGGGAACAAAAAGAATCTAATCCACAATTCAGTGGACAAGTAAATTGGGAAATGAATAAGTTAGATGAATGCGATATTATTTTCATGTACTTTTCTCCAGAAACCAAGAGTCCAATCAGTTTATTAGAACTTGGTATGCATGCTGCATCTGAAAAAATGATTGTTTGTTGTCCAGATGAATTTTGGCGCAAAGGAAATGTAGATATAGTTTGCAGTCGACACAACATTCCAGTCTATAATACTTTAGAAGGTGCAATTGGTAGATTAAGAACAGAATTAAAAGACGTAGAATAATATGAAAAATACATTAGGACTTATAAATTACGAAGGAGATTGTCTTAAATTAGTTAAAGACAATGATGCGCTTCATGTTAAAGATCAATATGGTCAAACTGTAATGCAGAATATTACAGTAGAAAGGATATATGAATTTATATCGGGTACCATAAGTATCACTGATAGTGAAGGTAAAGGTTGGTGGTTTACATTAGAACATGAGAACGCAAAACCATCACTTTTTAAAATACACGAATTCCTTAAAGACATTAACATTAAAATCTGCAAATGTTCGTAACTTTTTAAAAAATAATCAGTCAAACATTTTTTTGTTTGGCTTTTTTTATGTATATTAGCCTTATAATTAAAAGATAAACAATATGAAAAAATTTAAAGTACTTAGTCAAGAAGATGCAATCAACGAGTCAAATGGCTCATCTCTTAAAGGTTACATTAGTGCAACTTATAGTCAATTAATTGAAGCACTTGGAGAACCTACTCATAATACACCTTCGGGTGATGACAAAACTCAAGTAGAATGGGTTGTTGAATTTGAAGATAGTATTTTTACAATTTATGATTGGAAAACATATTCAAGAGAATATACTGAAACCAGATTGACACAATTTAATGTTGGTGGCAAAACTTATGCCGGGGATTTCATCGATCAAATTGAAACTATTTTAAAATCTAAAGCTTATTAATATGAACTACAAGAACTATTTTATTGAAGAAAATGAAAACTATTGGCCATCACACCCTGAATCTAAGTATGTGTTTAATAATACTGAAGATTGCGATGAAACAATAGGATGTGGTAGTAGTATAGAGGATTGTATAGAACAAATCGAAGAAAGATTAGACCAATAACATATGAGAATAACATTAATTTCAGATACTCACACAAAGCACGATGAGTTATCTTACGACCCTAAAGATCTCCCAGGTGGAGACTTATTAATCCACGCAGGAGACCTTATGAATTCTGGTAGAAATCCAATGGATATTCACCAATTTTGTAAATGGTTTGAAGGATTAGAGCAATATAGCAATAAAGTTTTTATTGCAGGAAATCATGACAGAATCTTTGAAACTGACCCAGAAATGGCAAGTGAGATTTATACCTCTTATAAAAACATTGAATATCTTCAAGATAATCGATTAGATCTATGGGATCAAGATGACCAACAAACCGTTATTTATGGTAGTCCATGGCAACCTGAATTCTATAGTTGGGCATTTAACTTACCAAAGGGTGGTCCTGGATTAATGTCAAAATGGGAAGCAATTCCTAAAGATACTGATATTCTTATCACACATGGACCTCCACAAGATCATTTAGATGTGAGTGGTCCTCCATATAATGAACCACATTTAGGATGTGCATTACTTAGAGAAAAGGTAGATGAACAACCACCTAAGATTCATGTATTTGGACACATTCACGGTGGATATGGTTACAAATTCCACAACGGTACTCACTTCTTTAACGCATCAATCTTAAACGAAAGATATGAATATGTGAATAAGCCTGTAACGTTCGATTGGGATCCTGAAACTAATGAAATAACTTTTATATAATTAACATGAAACAGAAAAGTAAATTTGAATTTAAAGACAATAGACCATTTAGCAAAAAGGCAAAAGACTTTGCTACAATGATATTGTATTGCGTGATATTTTGGAAAGGTCGTTCTAAAGGAATGATTCACACCATGAACATTAGATTCAAAGATGTTTTGGCTGTTTTCTTTCCAAAGAATTTTGCTGAGAAATATCGATACTTAGGAACTAGTGTTTGGCGAGAAGATAGTGAATATTATAAAGCCTTATTTCCATTAGTCTTAGCATTAGATTATGAGGCCAAACCAAAATGGTGTCCAAGATGGTTCTTAAGATTCTTACACTTATTTGGTAGTGATAATTCAATAGTTAGAGTTAGAAATCGTAGACTACACAATTTATCAAAGAAACTTACTGGCGGTATTATGTTTGTTGATTGGAAAACTAAGTGGACTAATTATGATTTAAGAATTAGTATTTGGGCACCAGAACACCTACAAGAATTGGCATCTGCAATTGAAGATAGATTTTATAGTCGAGGTAGACAAACTGAATTGAGAGATCAAATTATAGCAATAGATCCAACTAGAAATCCAATTTGGGGCAGCATCTCAAGATTAGAGAAAGAATTAGAGGAATTACAAGATAAACAATAATTAATTTAACAGTATAACTAAAAAATAAGATGACTAAACAAGCAAAAATTACAACAATGGCATACATCGAGATGATTTCAAAGGATTATCAATTCGATAAGAACCATGAAAATTATTTAGGATTTATTAATATAGATCCACAAGATGCAATTGAACTTGGTACTGATCATTCAGACGCTGCTATTCAAATAGCAATGAATCCTAGTCAATTTGAAGCCATCTTTAATGAATATGGTTTAAGTATACAAAGTGCTCACGAAAGTGAACTTATTATTGAGGAACTAAACTAAGAGAAATGAAACGTATATTCCATTATTTCAAAAGAAGATTTCAAAAGGCAAAAATCAAAGTTAAGAAAACATTTGATCCAGTTGCATATTCTAGTAGAAAATTAGATCCTACTCAACAAAAGGCAAGAACAATTTGTATGAGACTCTTGAATGATCCTGATTCAGAATTATTATATTCAGGTCCACATTTAGACAGAAGATATGTTAAGAACGGTGACTACTTTATAATTATAGACGAATCAAGTCTTAAGATTGTAAATCATGTTTATAGTTACGATATAGCATTTCATGGTTCACCTAATACTAAATTAAAAAACTTTTTCGATTTAAAATTAAATGGAATACGATTAGAAATGGAAGATGAAATCATGTTAAACGTTACACATTCACTAGATAATATTATTGCAAACATTAATTCAAAAACAAAAAAATGACAAATTTAATAGAATTCGCAAATTTGGTTATGACCAAATATCCTCATCTTAAAGAAGATGTAAAATCATTAGTTCAGTTATGTATTGATGAAATCGAAGAAGGTAGTCCAGAATCACATGAAATTCAATTATGTTGGAGTGATATTGAGGAATTAGTAAAAGAGGAAGAGGTTAGTATTTTGTCTAGAAATATATAATCAATGAGTACCAAACCTAAATTAGATAAATTTCATTATCACGAAATGTTAGACAGATTACATGTCGTAATGTGTATGGCTGACGATCATTTACAGCAACATCCAGTAGCAAAAATAGAATCTGAGATTGGCAAACATATAGATGATGCAGTATCTAGTTTATGGCAAGCATATCAATTAACTGGTAGAATTGATTACGAAAAATTTGACAAAGAATGACGTACGAAAGATTTTTAAAAGTAATTCTAAGCCTTCAAAAAGAAGACAGAACCATTAATGCATTGTATACGAATGGTGTAGATCTAATTAATTTTGTTGATCCATATCATGAGATTATTTCAGAGTTGATTAAAGAAATATATGGTGAAGAGGGTTACGATTGGTTTAGTTGGTTTTGTCATGACAGTGAATATGGTCAAAAAGATTGGTCAACATCCGATTCATATAAAATAAATGAAGAAGGTAACATGGAACTAGAACACAAAAGCGGTGAAGTTAGATTCGGAGCACATGACAAAGACGGTAATCCAATATGCTATTCATTTGAATCATTATATGAATATCTAGAAGAAAATCATAAAACAAAATAATTAATATGAAACTGGTAGTTATAGGAGATTCAACATCTGGCGCCAGACTAAAAGATTGTGGCGATGATACGATAGGTTGGGCAGAATATGTCAATGAATATCTAGATACCACTAAATGTATTGGTGAAAATAAATGTATGATTGGTTGGGGTATTCGAGACTTCTTTAATCGTAATGGAAATATACTCGATATGATAATATCTAAACTTGATGAAAATGATATATTGTTAGCATCTTTTGGCACATTAGAAAGATCACCGTTATCAAGAACAGATTTTGGTGGATTTGGTGCAAGAGGATCATTGCCAGGAAAAGATGATAGATTTGAAATAGTATATGATGAACATTATAAAGTTGAGTATACAGTATATACGTTTGGTGAATATCTAAGAAGACTGGCACAAAAGGTAAAAGACAGAGGTGCAAAACTATATTTTCTAAGTCAAATACCAAGAAATACATGGGAAGATGGTCACCATAAAAGAACACATTCTATTGAATATGCTAGAATTATGGAAGACATTGCAAATGAAACTAAAGTTGGTTTTCTAGATACAAATGAAATACTGTCAGTGTTTTTAGAAGAGATTGGGCAAGATAAAGCCAAAGACTTTTATTCACCAACTGACAAATCACATACTACACCAGAAGGTGCTAAAACATATACTCAGATAATCTTGAATGAACTTAACAAGAAATATTCAAATGACTTTGACTTTATTAACAAAATTTAAATTATAATAATATGGAAGCAGAAAAAGATTACACAGTAAAGGACGACATGATTTGTCCTATTACAAAATCACATTGCGATGACGAATGTTGTCCAGTTGGATCAACATGTAACATGAGCGATACAGATATACTAGACTGTGAAAGTCCTTCATCTGAACCAGAATTAGACGTATTTGATGAATGGGCTGAAGAGAGAGCCAAAAAACTATGGATTGTAAGAAAACTTGAATGGATTCCATTATGGTGGGATCATGAAGGTAAGTATTACCATAAAATGTTTAAAACAGGTATTAAGAACTTGATTTATTGGTTTCCTATCATTTGGAAAGATCGTAATTGGGATTCTCACTATATCTTTGAAATCATGATGCACAAAATCAAAGCTCAATCAAAATATATCGGAGAACGAGATATTCATACAAGAGCCCAACGAGATGCTGAAATTATGATGACATGTGTTAGATTAATGAAACTAATCGATGATGATTTTTATAGCTCTGAATATTCTGACTATCATAAGACTAAGCATTGGTTTGCAGATGTGCCAGGAAAAGAAGGTTTGAGTTCATGGGAATCTCGTTTATTAGAAGAGAATTTTGATGATTTCTTTAAGAAATATCCATTGATCTATAAAAGAGTTTTAGCAGGTGAAGGTCCATTTGGTCGTGATGGACGTGAAGATGACAAACAAGTTATTGCAATGAATATTGGACATATCAATCACAACAGAGCAAACAAATTGTTATTTAAGTTAATGGAAGAAAATATCCAAAGATGGTGGGATTAATACAAAACAATACAATAGAAGTAATCATTGGTTACTTGCTGATAACAGGATGTTTTATTGCATATCATATGTATAAGGCACCAGAAGTGGACGAAAAAGGTAACATAATAAAAAACAATAAAATTGAAAAGAAGTAAAACAAACAGTTACCTCGGAGGTGTCTGCGGTGGTATTGCTAAAGCTACTGGAACATCAGCTATAGCATGGCGATTAATATTCTTACTTGTACCATATACATTCTGGATATATGTTGCATTGTGGATAGGACTATTAGAAGAAGATTAATTCACACAGTATTGAAACAAACCAAAACAGCCCAGTATAACATATATAATAAATAAACAAATATAAAACATGGAAACATTAGCACAAATTCAAGAAGTATTAAACGCAGTTCAAGCTGACGCAACAAAATTCTTCGAAAACGGAAACAAAGCAGCTGGAACAAGAGTTCGTAAAGCTATGCAAGAGATCAAAAACTTAGCACAAGTTGTTAGAACAGAAGTATCTGAGAAGAACAACGCCTAATTAAACCTTAAAAAACTGTTCGAGTAGGCGTTAACGACTTATTCACTCTGACGCTAAAGTGGTGGACAAATATATAGATAAAGGTCACTAGTCAATAACGATAAGTAGTGGTTCTAATACTGAACCTGAGGCTAGAGCGGTTGGATCCCGAAGTAATATGAGTTTTAAATGGAATAGGCTAGTTTCTCACATTGCTAAAATTAATAAGATATATAATATCACGGGGGTGTAGCTCAGTTGGCTAGAGCATCTGCCTTGCACGCAGAGGGTCGCAGGTTCGATTCCTGTCACCTCCACTAAAAAAGACTCATCGAATGATGAGTCTTTTTGGTTTAACAAACAATTGTTCGTAACTTTATGAAAATAATTAGCCAAATATTTTTTTGTTTGGCTTTTTTTGTGTATATTAGCTCTATAATTAAAAGATAATCATTATGGAAAATTCAATTAAAGTAGGTTACGATTCTCAAACAGGTTTATATGTAGTTAAAACTATCTATAATAGAGCTCTTATTGTTAACGGTAAACCATTAGTAGATGCCTTAAGAGGTACTTCAAACGGTTCAGATCTTATTACTATTTCTGAGAAACCAGAAACTATCACATATAAAAGTTCTAGTCGTAATTTAATCGGTTATGATAATGTAGAAAACATGACCACAATCAGTTTAAAAGAATATAACAAAATTCTTGAAAAAGTTGTTGAGTCAAAAACTTATAATGAAGAACTCGACGAAGATGTTTATAACACAATCGAGGATGAGGTATTTGCTACACGTTTCTTTAGAACTTATAAAGCAATTTATGAAAATATTGAAGAGATTCACAATATGGAAATCGAGATCATTGAATATCCAGTAAGCGCATATAAAAATATTGTACCATTGCACTCAATGGATGCTAAACATATTCTTGAAACTAATTGTAAATTTACACCAAACAATAACGAATTATTCTTTGAAGTTTGTGCAAGTTTTGGAATTGACAAAACAAGAATCGATATTCCTACACATTCTGGTTTAAGATTTGTTAAGATTGACGGTTCTTATGTTAGTGGAATGGAAGATTTTGAAAAATCTGCAAGTCTTTCTATTATTTCAACATATGATAAGTGTATTGAAAGAATGAATGATAATCGTAAGAAATTAGAGGACTTAATTAGTTTCCATTTAGCAAAACAATCTCAGAAGAAAGTAAATGATGCAACTGTTGGAAACTTATTGACTCAATTACAACATTTGCAAAATTCAGTTAGAAGTTTAGATGTTAAAGCAAAAGAACACAACTCTCAAAGATCAATTTTAACCAGAATTGGTGAATTAATTGTAACTTATAAAGAACAAGCATAATGAAAGAGACTAAGAAAATCAAATTAGAAAAAATTAACATAACATTACAAGAATGGTTTGATGCTCTTAAAGTGCCTGCACCTTATCGTAATAAAAAGAAGTATTATCGCAAAGACAAACATAAAAAGAATGATTGTTCGTAACTTTTTTAAAATATATTTTTTTATGTCAAATATTAGTATTATATTTACCCTATAACAATTAAAAACAATTAAAAATGAAAAAATTATTCATTATAGCTATCGCAGCTATTTCACTAGCATCTTGTACAGAAAATCAAAGAGCTAGATCATTTGGTGGAACAGAGGTTATTAACCTAGAAGCTGGTACACGAGTAGTAAATGTTACCTGGAAAGGTAAAGATGCAAGTCTTTGGATCTTGACTAAAAAAGATACCACCAAAGCAACTACTTATTACTTTACTGAGAAATCTGGTTTTGGAGTAATGGAAGGCCAAGTAATCATTAACGAAAAATAATGAGATACTTACTTATACTTTTAATGGTGATCCTCTCATTTTCATGTAAACCTGCAGAGGAAAGAATCAAAGAATATAGTTACACCAAAGAGTGGTATTTCAAAGATGGTCAAAGGTATCAATTGTATAAAACTAAATATGACAAAAAGTACATTTTAGTTATAAACAAGAAGGAAACCAAAATCATTAGAAAATACGTTAAATAAACTTTTTACAATTAACAAGTACAATACATATGAACTACAAAAATCTATTTAGGGACATTTTAATTATCTTGACAATCACTATTGCGTTATTGCCAGTGGGAGATCAGATTTTTAATCTTATGAGTGCAAAATCAGATTTTGCATATTTAGGTCCAATCTTATTATTCAGCGTAGGATTTGCTGCTGGATTATTAATCTACGAGAGATGCAAATCAATTATTTACAATTATAAACAATCTGAAGAATGTCAGAAAAAAGCTACTGGGAAATCCAGCAAGAACAAAGAGAACAAGAAAAATTAAATCAACAATTAAAAATTAAAAAAATGGTAAAGAAAATTTTAATCGGAGTAGTAGCGTTTATCGCTTTAGTAGTAGTGTTTCAATCATGTGAGCGTATTGACGCAGGACATGTCGGAGTAAAAGTTAATTTGTACGGAAGTGGTAAAGGTGTAGATGATGTTGTAGCATGTACTGGAGTTGTATTTTATAATCCAATTTCAACAAAAATTTATGAGTTTCCAACATATATTCAACACAAAGAATATAAATTAGACAAAGAATCTGGTGTTGATAATTCATTTATCGTAAACTCAAAGGATGGTTCTGAATTTAGTGTTTCGCCTATTATGAACTACTCTGTTAAGTCAGAAAAAGTACCAGCAATTTTTGCTAAATATCGTAGATCTCTTCCAGAAATCGAGGAAGGATTCTTAAAAACAGCAGTTTATGATGCATTCCGTTTAGCTACTAATAAATATACAGCAGACGAATTAATTTCAAATCGTGCAGTATTTGAAGTAGAAGTACGAAGATTACTTGAAGGACAATTACTTAAAGAGGGATTCGTTATTAATCAATTCACATCCAACTTAATTTATCCTGAAACATTCAAGAGATCAATTGAAGCTAAGAATAACGCAGTACAATCAGCATTAAGAGCAGAAAATGAAGTTAAAACAGCAGAAGCACAAGCTAAAATTAAAGTTGCAACTGCAAATGGTAATGCCTCTGCAATGTTAGCATCTGCAAGAGCTGAAGCTGAAGCAAATAGTTTAAAACAAAAAACTATCACACCAATGTTACTTCAATTAGAATGGATCAATAAATGGAACGGTAAATTACCAACTACAATGTTAGGTGATAAATCAACTTCTATGATTGGTATCAAGTAAATCAAACAAACAACAAACTCAAGGGCACTAATTTAGTGCCCTTTTTTAGTTAGATAAATATTTAAAATATATTAAAATATGGCATTCGATCTAACTTCACAATCTGGTCAAAAGTTTTTTTATCAAGTAGGTTCTGTTACTACAACAATTCCATGGCGAAGACCATCTTTTGAAAAGATAACAAGATTTTTTCAAGATGAATCAATTTCTTATTTACTTGAAAAATATAATGCATATCTTACTGGTGGATGTTTATGGGATTTTAATACATGGGACGTTGATTTAATATTAATACATGATTGGAACGAATCAGTGGATTGGAATGTAATCGAACAGGATCTAAATACATTAAATGATGCAGCTCTAAATAAACATCACATATTAGTAGATCTTTCATTGTTTGACAAAATAGAAAATTCTTTTAAATTTCCAACTAAATCTGAATTAATAGAACACAATAAAGGAATAGATGAATCAGAATATGAATATCAAAGAAGACCATTGGAAGGTGCAGTACTTGTAAAAGTAAGTTACATCAAAAAACAAGTAGGTGACATAACACAGGAAACTGATTTAAAATATGATGAAAGAAAACAACCTCTTACAGAAAATTATCTATATAAAATTGATGACAGAGGAAATCCACATTCAAGTAAGATCATTCAAAAGATATTGAAGTTTGATGAATCTGGTAAATTTATTCATCATTTGCACTATAAAGAATTTTTATCTATGGATGCTGACACTTTTTACAAAATACAAAATAAACGAATATTCTAATCTTTTGAAACATTTCAATATTACCTCATATAAAACTAAACATTAGTTATGAATATACAAATTTGGATACAAGAAGAAGCTATTGAGAACCTTATTAAAATTAGCTCTGAAAAATATCAAGGCGATGCTGAGCAAGCTTTTGAAGATTCAGTAGAATACACTAAGGTATTAACAATAGAAGGTCAGGTTGCTATTAATATGTCATTGGACACATTTATTAGATTAACAGACAATGAATTATTAACAGAATGGACATTACAATATTAAAATATGGAAATTAAAGAACAAATTAAAACAGGCAGAGTACTTGTAGATTTTTACGCAGATTGGTGTGGACCATGTAGAGTCTTAGGTAAGACTTTAGAGAAATATGAAACTGAAATTACTGACGTGAAAGTAGTTAAAGTAAACGTTGATAAACATCAAGATTTATCAGCAGAATATGGCATTAGATCAATACCAGCATTATTGTATATGGAAGATGGTCAATTGATTGACAGAACCATAGGTACAAAAAGCATGGACCAATTAAAAGAATTTACTAAAATCAATTAATATGTGGAAATCATTTTTAAGTACATTTAGTTTTTGGCGAGAACTCTCCAAAGATGTCAGAATATGGTGGATCTTTCGTAGAACTGCAAATCAATATAAAGATCAATTAAATAAAGATTTTCAATTGAGAGTTGACTGGTTAGGAAGAATTTATGGCGTAGTTAATTTACCAGAAGAAGTACAAGGTGCTTCAGGTGAAATTCAACAAGCTTATGTTCTTAATAAGATTTCAACGTATGGTAACTATATGTTACAAATTGGTTTAGCAGATATGGTATATCCACAGATTCAAAAACTACCACAATCAGCATCATACTTGGTTATATTATGGCCAGTTTTTGATGAGCTTGCAATATTGCCTATTCTTGGTAATATTTTAAAATCTGCATTTGTAGGACTAATATTATTCCTTATTTATAAATTTATCTTTGTTAATCTAGATCTTTGGGTTGCATTATGGGATAAATTTACACACGTAATCTTACAATAGTTTGGATCAGTATAAAATAGTACGAGTTCATGAAGATGGTCTAAGATTTTATCAAGTTACCGAAGGTGATACAGTAATAGCTAAATTACCATCTGTTACTACAGTTTTAGGTCAAACTAAAGATCAATCTGGATTGGACAAATGGCGTCAAAAAGTTGGTGAAGCAGAAGCTGATCGAATTTCAACGCTATCTATGAATAGAGGTACTATTATGCACAGACTTATAGAGCTATATAAGGGCACTTCTGGCGAAGCTAACGAAAGGCTTATTATTCTTAAAGATTTGGCAAAAGAAGATGATGAGTGTAACCAATTCAGTGATGATGAGAACGGAGCATTGTACTTAGCAGAAGCTTGGAAATTCTTTTACAAATTCTACTTTAATAGTTCAGATTATTTTGACAGAATTAAAAAAGTATTAGAAGCTGAAACATTCTTATGGACTACAAAAGCCGGAGGTTGGGCAGGTACAGTAGATAACATATCTGAAATGACAGATAATTTGATTAAGATCATTGACTACAAAAATTCACGTAAACCAAAACAAGAACATTGGATCCAAGATTATTTCATTCAAACAGGTGCTTATTTTATTGCATATTGGGATAGAACTGGTATTAAAGCAGATGGAGCAGAAATTTGGATCGCTAACGAAGAGGATAATTTACCACAATGTTTCTCATTAACACAAAAAGATTTAGAATTCTATTCAAAAGAATTCATGAGAAGAAGAAAAATGTTTAAAGAAAAATTTAATATATGAAAGCAAACAAAAAATTCTTATACAATTATTTAAATGCGTATAGTCCAGTAGGACAAGAAAGCGAAGGACAACAAATATGGACAGATTACATTAGACCATATGCTGATACTTTAAAACAAGATGCATATGGAACCACATATGGTGTACTAAAAGGATCACAACCGTCATTAGCACATAGATTGGGTGTACCATATAAAGTAGTTATTGAAGCACATTGTGATGAAATAGCATGGATCATTACCAATATTGAAAAAACTGGAATGATTAGAGTTAAAAGACATGGTGGTTCAGATAACATGATTGCACCTTCTAAAACTGTAATGATTCATACACATGATGGTAAGAAAGTTAGAGGTCTTTTTGGTTGGCCGGCAATTCACACTAGAGATTCATACACCGAAATGGGTTATGAGCAACATGAATTATGGGTTGATTGTGGATTAGCTGACAAAGAAGCAGTAATTGAAGCAGGTATTGAGATTGGAAATCTAATTACGTTTGATACACAATTAGAAGAAATTGGGGACTATTATGTTGGAAGATCATTAGATAATAAGATTGGTGGTTACATTATCGCAGAAGCACTAAGAACTATTAAAGAGAATAGTATTAAACTACCTTATGATTTATATGTAGTCAATTCAGTACAAGAAGAAGTTGGATTACATGGTGCAAAGAAAATTGCTAAAGAATTAAAAGCAGATCTTGCATTAGTACACGATGTATGTCACAATACTAATACACCTAAAATTGACAAAGCAAAAGATGGAGATAATAAAGGTGGAGAAGGTCCTTGTTTAGAATACACTGCACAAAATCACAGAGACATTAATAAAATGTTAAGAGAGGTTGCAAAAACAAACGAGATTCCAGTTCAATTAACAGTAGGTTCAATGGGTAACGATACCATGGCTTTCTTTATGGAAAACACACCAACTGCAATCTTGGCAACTCCACTCAAATATATGCATACCACAGTTGAAATGGCACATAAAGATGATGTTGAAGCTTGTATTAAACTATTCATTGAATTCTTAAAGGCACTGACAATCGAAAAAATTGACACAATAAATAAAACAAATATATAAATAAAACATAAAATCATGAACAAATTTAATCAATTCCTAGAAAATCACGGTACAAAGATTGTATTAGTGTTATTATTGTTAACTTACATGAAATCATGTAGTATTGATTCTGAAGTCAGCAAATTAAAAAAAGAAGCTAAGGCAAATCAAGAAATTATCAATACTTTACCAACAGCAAAGCAATTGCAAATTGAAGGTTTAAAAGTTGAAAAAAGAATGATCCAAGCAACTGATCGTAAAATGTTAGATGTTCAACGTCAAAATGTAATTGAAAAAGAAATAGAAAAACTTAGCAAATAATAATTATGGCATCCGAAGATAAAACACAAAATTTCAACGAGGATCTTAACAAGATAAACATTACGCCACCTCCGGCTAGTATTGAGACACCAAGAGAGGAAACGTCTCAAATTAGTCAAATACTTTCTGGATGGGGTAATAGGTTTAAAGATGTATTCGGTTTACTAGATGAAGAGACTAAAGAGATTAGTCGTGCACGTTTAATACACTGTAATTCATGTTATATGAGAACTGGTAATTCATGTGATCCAAGGAAAGCTATGAAAAATAATGCAACAGGCGAAATAGTAAAAGGATGCGGATGTAATATATCTGCAAAATCATTATCACCACATTCGATATGTCCATTGAGTAAATGGGACAAATAAAAACAAAAATTATGAAAGATAAATTAGTAAGAAACTTTGTAATAGGCACATTTGTAACTCTGTATGCGTTAGTGTCAGTAATTTCAACAATTCACGTAATAGACTTCTTTGAATTATCGAATCCATATTGGTTAGCGGTAACTCTTGCAATTGGATTTGAGATTGGAGCAGCGGCATCATTAGCATCTTTAGTTATTTTGAAAAAAATGAATAAGACATTGGTTTGGGCTCTCTTTATTACCATAACTTTAATGCAAATGCAAGGAAATATGTATTACGCATTTAAAAATATTAGTAATTACGAAACATGGTCTCAATTATTCAATTTAATAGAAGAAGATGCTATTTACCAAAAAAGAATTCTTGCGTTTGTTTCAGGTGCTATTTTACCTCTTATTGCATTAGGATTTATTAAATCATTAATTGATTATATCAAACCAGAAGAAGATGAACAAGAAACATTAACTGATGGTATATTGGGCGAAAATATGGAAATGCCTCACGGATTTGATAAAGAACCTTCTAAAGAATATTTTGAAGATATTGAAGATCCAACACAACTTACTAAAGAGCATAGAAGAGAAACTCTTGCCGAGATGATGAAAAATGATGAAGAACTTGGTTTATATGACGAGATTTGGGATCAAACATTAATGGATGGATTAGAAGACGAAGATCATGCATTTGATTTAGTTATGAATGATATGGTTGAAGATATGACACCTGATGAAATTCAAGAAATTATTGATGGAACTTCAGAACAAGAAAAACCATGGTGGGAAGGACCAATAGGTACAAATGGACCGAATGATGAATTTGATGGTTTAACAATGGGTCAAATTGAGTCAAAACCAGAAAAAGAAAATATGTTAGACATACTTGAATTAGAAATTGATGATGAGAATGCAAATATAAATCCAACATCAGTAGGTTCAATAGTACAAAAAATGTCTACACCGCATTTACCAACAAATGAAGATCAACCTAAAAGTGAAGACCAACTTTGGAATGAAGCCATGGCTAAAAAAGCTAAAGAAGACATGGAAGCTTTTATAAAAAATAAAAATGCTAACAAATAGACTTAAGATCAATATTGAAGATCTTTATATTTCAAAGCCCTTAGAGAAAGAAACTTTTCTCAAAGTCATTAATGAGCATCACAACACAATTCATTCGTTATATTTAATAGCGAATGAATTGAAGTCTATGCACTATTTCCTTTCATTAGAAGATCATCCATTATATGACGTAAGTGCATATATTAGTGTCCAACATGGATACTGTGGTAAAGCAAAACAACAAATCGGTGTTGTTAAATCGATGATCGATAAGTATAAACAAAGACCACTATTTTCAATTTCTTATAAGATAATATTGAAAGAGAATGTCAAGGAAGTCTTTTCTTTTAGACATGTATGTTCGAGTAAAAAGGAAATATATAAATTAATAGATAAATTTCATAAAAAAACAGAACAGTTATGCAAAGTAAATACGTTTTAAAATTAGGTCAAACTGGAAACTTGGTAGGAATACTTCAAGAACTTTTGGATCTAAAAATAGACGGTGAATTTGGAAATGAAACTAGACTTGCCGTTATTAAATTCCAAAAAGCAAATGGTTTAAAATCAGATGGTACAGTGGGTCCATTAACATGGAAAGCTTTAAATTATAATCCACTAGAATTAGATGCCGATACTGATGCTACTACTGGTGCAACATGGATTCAACAACATCTTTTACCAGATAACGAATATATCAAAGAAGTAACACATAAAGAATGGATATTTTTACATCACACTGCTGGTAGACATAATCCAAAAGATACAATTGACCAATGGGCTAAGGACCAACGTGGTAGAATAGGAACACATTATGTTATTGGTGGAATTCCTTCAACTGCAAATATTAATACACTGACAGAAAAAGAATCTGAATGGGATGGTAAAATTTTACAAGCCATCAAAGATGAATATTGGGGTTATCATTTAGGTGCTGTCAAATCTTCAAAAATGCATAAGGGTTCTATTAGTATAGAAATCTGTTCTGCAGGATGTTTAACAGAAAAGGATGGTAAATATTACACATGGTACGGTGCTCAAGTTCATGAATCACAAGTCGCAAGATTAGATTCTGAATACAGAGGTTTTAAATATTACCATAAATATTCACCAGAACAAATCAAAGCTACTAAAGCATTATTGTTATTATTATCAGATAAACATGATATTGATTTAAAATCAGGAGTAGTTCAAAAATTAACTAGTTCTAATGCTTTTGAATATAGCGAAGATGCAAATCTAGGAAAGATCAAAGGCGTATTAACGCATGGTCAAGTTAGAAAGGATAAATCAGATGTATTTCCACAACAAGAATTAATTACAATGCTATTGAGTTTATAATTAATCCTCAATATAAACTATTAGTATAAATTTGGTATAAGTATTAAACTATTTAAAAATGTCAGAACAAACAACACAAGAAAAACCACAAGTTTCACCTTTCGAAGAAGTGAAAACTATGACCAATGTACAAGCTCTTAATATTTTAATTCAGGCAGCTAATGCAGCTCAAGGCGCAGGAGTATTAAGTGTACGAGATTCAGTATTTGTTGCAGCCGCAGCAGAATTATTAACAAAACCATTCAGTGATAAAAAAGCGAAATAATGAAAATCGAGGTATCAAACGGAGAAATTATTGACAAGTTAACTATTTTAGAAATCAAACTTAAAGAGATTTCTGATCCTGAAAAATTAGCAAATATTCAAAAAGAGTATGATTCACTTTCATCTGTCGTAGATCACATCTATAATGAAGTTGATGACTATCGTGAATTAACAGTATTACACGAAGATTTATTTAATGTAAATAAAACCCTTTGGAATATTGAAGATATGATTCGTGAATGTGAACGCAAAGAATCATTTGGCGAAGACTTCATTGAATTGGCAAGATCTGTGTATTACACAAATGATGATAGATCTGATGTCAAGAAAAAAATCAATTTGTTAACAGGATCTTTATTCGTAGAAGAGAAATCCTATGAATCATACTAATACATGTCAAAACAAGTTGCGATATGTATAGATACGCCTGCATTAGGTGACACGATAGCAGCAATTCCTACACTTAGGAAGTTAGCTAAAGCGTGTGAGTCACAGCTTATAGTATTTTCTAGTAAACCTTTCTTATTCGAGGGTCATCCACTAGTGTCGAAAGCACTAAAGTTGGATGACCCTCTTAGATATGACCCTAATATAAAGGTTTATCGTACGTTTATGCCAATTGTTGGTAAAGCATATGATTTAAGAGGTGAACAAGTAGAATTTAGATCGTCTAATATGGATATTAGACAATTTCATGCAGTTTCATTAGGGTTTAGTTTAACTCAAGATGAAATGGAAATGGATTTGTATATTGAACGTGAAAGAAATCTTGGATTTGAAAACTATGTTATAATACACCCAACTTATACTTGGGCAAGTAGAACATGGGATCAAGATAAGTGGCAAGAACTTGTTGATAGATTAAACGATAGAGGTATTCCAGTAGTTGCAGTTGGTCGAGATTCTCATGAAGTTGGTACATTCTCAGTAGACAAACCAGTAATGAATTTGAATATAAAACTCGGAGTTAACTTACTTAATGATCCAACAAATGATCCAGCTGAATTAAGATGGATGATGAATCATAAAGCTAGAGCTATAGTTACTATGGATTCTGGTTTATTGCACATTGCAGGAACTACTGATGTAAATATTATTCAATTGGGTAGTTCAATAGATCCAAAATTAAGAGCACCTTATAGAAAGGGTTCACAAGATTATAAATACAAATATATTGGTGGAAGTTGCGATATTTTCTGTTCTAGTAATATGAAATACAATATTATTGAACATGGAACTATTCAAGCTATTCCTCCACAGTTGCATTGCTTAGAATATAAACCAACATTCGAGTGTCATCCTACAGTGGATAAAACATTCGATGCAGTTATAGATTTGTATAATGACTTATTAGTAGACCATGTCTATATGAAACCTAACACCAAAGAAATGACAAACAAAACTAAATTACTATTCCTAGCACCACATTTAAGTACAGGAGGCATGCCTCAATTTGTCTTAAAGAGAGTTGAAGCTATGTTAGATGTAAAAGACTTTGAAATCCACTTAGTAGAGTATACTCAATATAGTGATATTTACAATGTACAACGAGATCAACTTATAGAAAAATTAGGTGCTAGATTTCATTCATTAGGATTTTTAAATTCAATAGACATCACTGAGCGAGGTGAAAGATTAAAAGCAAAGATTTTAGAAATAAACCCAGATATTATTCATATTGATGAATGTCCAGAATCATTTGATGGATTTAATAAAATTGATCAAAGCGCAATGGAATGGCTTTACAATAAACAATGGAAGATTGTAGAAACATCTCACAATATTTGGTTTGATCCAAACAATAAGATCAATGATCCAGATATGTACATGATGTGTACTCCATATCATTTAGAAACATTTGGAAATAGAGATGGTTTAAAACCAGTTGTAGAATATCCTATATTAAATCAAAAACCTTCAGCATTTGATAAAGCAAAATCAAGAGCTAAATTAGGTTTAGCTATCGATAAGACTCACATATTAAATGTAGGTCTTTGGACACAAGGAAAGAATCAAGCAGAAGGTGTTGATATTGCTAGAATTGTAGAAGCTCAATTTCCTGGAAAGTATCACTTTCATTTCGTGGGTAATCAAGCAGAAAACTTCGAACAATATTGGGGACCAATTATGAAGAAGCTGCCAAGTAATGTTACTATATGGGGTGAGAGAAACGACGTTGATGTCTTTATGAGTGCATGTGACGCATTTATGTTTAACTCAACATGGGAGTGTAGTCCACTCGCACTACGTGAAGCAATCGGTCATGGTCTAATCACATTCTCTAGAAACTTAGAGCAATATAAGGACATGTTTACACCTTACATTGTCCCATTCACAGATGATCTCCATGGAAATGTTGACCAATTAATCAAAACACTCAAATCATCCGAGGCACAAGGAAAAAATATCCCAGACGACGATCTAAAACGTTTCACTGTACAACATATCCAATGGTACCAACAATGTTTAACTACCCCACGAGGCCCTCAAAAGCCACCGACACACAAACAACCTGAATGGACATTAGAGTATCAAGATGGTCCGAAATTAACGATCAAGTCAACTGGAAGTGGTCAATTACGGGCCGAGTTTTATGATAACCAAGATCTAGTCTGGAACGCTACAGACCTGCAAGCTGGAAGTTGGTACAAGCCCGCAAGAAATTGGTGGACTCAGTGGACTGTTAAGGTTTACAGTAATGACCAACTAGTTCATTCAGAACGTCTGAGCCTGGAAGGCCAGGAACTGACAGTGGAAATGGCGAGCTCATCACTTGGAGACACACTGAGCTTCATGGGACAGCTGCACACAGTGATAGACACACATAAGCTTAGCAAATTATATGTGAAGACACACAAACCCTGGCTGTTTGACAAAGCATGGTATAGCTCAAAGGGCATAGACATCATTGACTGGTCAGTGCCTAACAAGGGTGCGCTAATTACACTCGGAGTCTTTTACACCATGGAAGAACCATGGAAACGTGCTGAACATAAATATGACTGGAGACAAATACCCCTGGGGAAAATCGCCTCAGATCGCTTAGGTACTGAGTACGTAGAACAAAGACCTCAACTAGCGCGCGAATTCTTGATCAAGTCTACTGCAAAAAAACGCTCCATTGTCATTGCTACCCAAAGTACCGCACAAGCCAAGTATTGGAATAATCCTACTGGATGGCAAGAAACCATTGACTGGTGTAATAGTAAAGAGATTAGTGTGTACCATGCTAGTAAAGAAGGTAGTCAATTAAAAGGGGTTAAACAATTACCAGAAGAGCTTGCATTAGTAGCAGGAGCTATCAATGAAGCTGAACTGTTTATTGGAATCAGCTCTGGCCTTAGTTGGTTCGCTTGGGCACTTGGAGCAAAAGTAATTATTATTAGTGGCTTTACAGATCCTTATGTAGAATTTGCAGATGCCATTTATATTAACAATCATCAAGTATGTCATGGTTGTTGGGGTTGGGATACATTTGACAAAGGTGATTGGAATTGGTGTCCTTTATGGAAAGGTACACACCGACAATTTGAATGTACTAAAACAATTGGATCGGACAGAGTTATAAATGTAATTAATAAAGAACTGTATGGATAATTTTTGGATAATAAATCGATTAGCAGATCAATATAAAACTAGTCTAGAAGCCAATGGAGGTCGACCTGAAAGAGCAAGACAAATTGATACTATAGTTAGCGCTATAATTGGTAAAGTAAAAGCTATTGGTCCTATTAATATTATAGAAACTGGAGCTAGTCAATCATGGCAAGATGGTATGATGGGTACTTTTTTTGCTAATATAGCTTTAGTAACTGGTGGTAAAATGTGGGTCGTAGATATAGATCCTATTATAATAGCTAAATCTAAAACAGCATTTGCAGAATTAGGTTTGGAATTTGTAGAATTTTTTACTGAAGACTCCGTCCAATTTTTAAAGAGGTTTGATGAGCATGTAGATATTGTTCATTTAGATTCATGGGATTTGGATTTACGTGATTCTTTACCTAGTGCATTACATGGTTGGCGAGAATTCGAAGCCATTGAAGCCAAATTAGGTGCAGGTGCTATAGTAATAGTCGATGATAATTATTTAGATGGTACATGGGTTAATATAAACGAGATACTAAATGGTCAGTTGACTGAAAAATTCGAAAGATTTGATGTAACAATGCCATGTGCTGGTAAAGGTGCTCATATATATTGGTGGGTTAAACAAGATGCAAATAAATGGTCTCTTTTAGGAGATCATTATCATGCAGGAAATAATATTAAAATTATATGTCAAAAAGAAGTATGAAAGCTGTAGTTACAGGTGGAGCTGGTTTTATCGGTTCACATCTAGTTAAAGAACTATTAAATAATGGATGGTTTGTAACTGTACTTGATAATTTCAGTACTGGATCAATTGACAATTTAGAGCCACATCCAAATCTAATTATTGAAGCCATAGATATTACTAATGGTAAATTGCCAACTTATAAATTTGATACTCTATTTCATTTAGCTGCACCTATTAGTGTACCTGAAAGTTTAGAAGAGCCAATGAAATATTGGACAGGTATATGTGTTGCAAGTAGAAGAGTCATGAGTTGGGCTTATGAAATGGGAGCTACTTCAATGGTAGCTGCATCCACTGCTGCAGTTTATGGTGATTCAGAACAAGTGCCTCTAAAAGAGAGTGATACACCAAGTCCAATGAGTCCTTATGCCGAATTTAAATTGGAAATGGAACACATGATGATGAGTTATAATAAACCTCAATTTAAGTGTACAGCTCTAAGATTTTTTAATGTCTTTGGTGAAGGTCAAAGAGCTACTGGTGGATACCGAAGTGCAGTGCCTATTTTCTTACAACAATATGAATCTTATCAACCTATTACTGTAACTGGTGATGGTGCACAAACCAGAGATTGGATTTATGTTAAAGATGTAGTCAATGCTATTATAATGAGTAGTCAGGCCGAATTTAAGACCACAATGCCAATTTATAATGTTGGATCTGGCACAGAAACTCAAGTTATTGAAGTAGCTGAAGCATTTGGTGGTGAAATCAAACATTTAGAAAAAAGAGAGGAACCTATGCGTTCTGTTGCAGATATTGCAAAAATAACTAAACAATTGGGTTGGAAACCTGAAACAAACTTATTATCTTGGATAAAATCAATTAAGTAAAACTAATAAATGGAACATATAACAACACACCCTATCAAAAAGTCAGATTTGGGTTTTCATGGAAATCTTTTTGGTGGAAAACTATTAGCATGGTTAGATGCTGCAGCTGCAGGATATGCAATGCAAGTGTGTGATACACCAAGAATGGTTACAGTAATGATTGATAAGTGTGAGTTTAAAAAACCTGCAAAAGAAGGTCAACTATTAAAAATTTATGGTAAAATGCTAAATATCGGTAGAACGAGTATTACGCTATATTTAGAAGCCAGAGCACATAACGTATATTCAGGCAGTCAATCAATTATATTATGTACAAATATCAAGTTTGTACGAATAGATGAGAATGGTGATCCCATACCAATTAGTGAAAGAGTTAAAGAAAAATATAAACTCGATATATAAGTTATAAGTGTTTAAATTAAAAACATAAAAACATCATGAGCACTACAGAAAAGTTTCTAATGCTATTTTCAGACTTCGAGATGATCGTGGTTGAAAAAACGAATGAGGTAAAAATAGACAAGAGTAATACTCAACATTCGATTGGCACCAATCAAACAAAGAGTGAACTAAAGAAAGTACTTAAGCGATTGACTGAAGAATACAGCAGAGCTAAAAAGTCATTTAAACAAAATAAATTAAGTCGTCAAGAGCTATTTGATTTCGAATGGAGATTATTTGAAATACAAGAAGAGATTAAAAGATTAGATGACGAAACTACAGCATAATGAAACACCTAAAAAAATATGATCAATTTATCAACGAGAAATATCTAGACACTAGATATTCAGCTGGTCTTGCGATTGTGTTTGATGGTAAAATTTTGTTAGGTCAATCTAGAGGTAGAAAAGAAGGAACAGGTTATGGTATATCTAAAGGTGGCATCGAAGAAGGTGAATCACATTTAGATGCTGCTATCAGAGAAACTTATGAAGAGTTCGGTATCAAAGTTCCTAAATCTTTAATAAGCAAAAATGAACATACATTTGTTTTAACTTCTAGAAAGTATAAGTATAATAAAGTTATTTATTATTTTATAGTTGAAATAGATAACCTGTCTAAAATAGGACTTAAAGATCTAGTGGTACCTAAAGGACAATTACAGCGTGAAGAAATTGATAATGCCAAATTTATGGACAAAATCGAAGCTTCACAAGTTGTAATGTTAAGTCAACAAGTGGTTTTACAAAATCTAAGTGCAATGGGACTAATATGAAAGAATTAATAGGACAATACATATCAGAATGGGGTTGGGTGACAGCAGTAGCTATAATTTCATTTACATTCAAAGACATGATTGCTAATCTTGTTATTGGTATGCAGTTTTTATGGGGTAATGATTTTAATGTAGACGATATTGTTTATATTAAAGGCGCTAAGAAAGCTAGAATAGTTAGACAAAATATATATAAAACAACTTTTTATGTTTTTGGACATGAAAGAAAATTCGTAGTACCTAATAATAGGCTATGGACTCTAGAAATAGAAAAAGAAATACCAAAAGATGAAACACCTGAAAACTTTCCAATTATTTGAGGATGCTCAAAAAGTAGCTGACCTAAATCTTAAAGTTAGAGAATTAGATTCAAAGAAAAACGACATTAAATCTAAAGCGGTTGAAACTGCAAAAGCAATGAGAAATGAAGAGGATCCATTAAAATCTGAAATATTATCACTTAATGCTCAAAAATTATCTATGCAAGCAGAAATAGCAAAAATTGATATAAAAATTGCTGCTATAAAAATAAAACAAGAATCTAATAAATAAACATTATTAGATTTTTTAGTATAATTAAAGATGAAACACCTTAAGAATTACACAGAATACCTGAATGAGGTAAACAGAGCTGGAAAACCATATCATGGTTCAAAAATTCTTGTGTTTGATCTTGACGACACATTAGTTATTTCTTCAGCTAAGATTAAGGTTTGCAATAAGAAAACCGGAGAATGTTATTCATTAACACCAGAGGAATTTAATAGTTATGAAAAACATGCAGATCATGAATTAAACTTTGATGAATTTAAATCATTAGAGATTATGAAAGCTGGTCAAATGATTGAACATTACTTAGACATATTCAAAGAAGCTTATAAATCACGTATCGCAGTTGGAATTGTTACAGCAAGAGATGATAGAGAAATGATCTATAGATGGTTAAGAGAACATGTTGGATTTAGAATCGACAAAGATCTTATTTTTGCAGTAAATGATTCAGTACATAAATTTAAAGGTAGTATATCAGATCGTAAAAAACAAGCGTTTAGAGAATTGATCAATATGGGTTATAGCGACCTACAATTTTACGATGATGATGAAGCTAATTTAGTATTAGTAAAATCATTAGAACAAGAACACGAAGGAATTCAAATTTCCACAATCAGAGCATATAAATAATTTAATATGAAAAAACAATTTAACGATATCAGAAATGATTTTGCTATTGCTATGGCAAAAATGAATGCAAAAAATGCTATCAATGAGCTTGACTTTACAGATAAAGAAGAGATGGCTGATTATGAAGATGAACATAAAATCGGAGATAATACAAAAGTTACAATAGATGGTGTTACATCTAAAAGAGGTGATGTCGAAACAGAAGATGATAAAAAATTATCTGGTTTAAATAAAATTACCGATAATATTGAAAAAGCATTAAAAGATATAACAGATCCAGAACAAAAAGCAAATGCTGAAGAATTATTAAGCGGTATTAGAAAGATCCAAGATCCAAATGTATCAGCTGAAGAAAAGAAAGAATTGTTAGGTAAATATGTTGAATCTGGTTGGATTAAAAAAAATGCAGGAGGTACTAAATTATATGTAGACACTGCTTCAACTGGTCTTTATAGAAAATCATTAGGTGATAAAACTACGCCAAAGGGTCTTATTGATGTTGCTAATGATTACGGGATTGATAATATTGAAAAAGATGGTAGTAAACGTATTGCTAAAAAAGCAATGACCGGAGCTAAAATCTTTGGTGATAAAAAAGCCAAAATGGAAGTTAAACAATTAGACAATGGTGTTTCTATTGACGGTGCTGACTATACAAGACATGATGTTCCCAGCGACGAAAGATTACTTGAAATCTATGGTAATGAAAAAGAAGCAAAACGTGCAAAAAAAGTATTAGAGAAATATAATAAAATTATTGACCTAACTGCAAAAGCATTTAAAGACACTGATAATATTGAAACATTATCTGCATTTCCTGATACACCTCCTACCACACCAGAAAATAGAAAAAAACTAAAAGATGGTACAGCAGATATTTTAGCAGATGGTTTTGCTAAACAATTTGCAGATGAAGAACCTACCAAAGAACAACAAGCCATAATTGATGATTTTAAAAATCTTAAAGATATTAAAGATCAGCAAGAATATGATGACAAATTAATGGAAATTACTGGAAGAATGATGAAGGATCCGTATATGTCAACTGGAGCAGCTGATGTAGTTGAAATGGTTTCATATATGAGAGAACTTAATAAAGGTAATTCAGTTTATATGCCAGCCGCTTCTAACTTTCCGTTAGGTGATATTGTTTCTATTTCACCAGAAAAAGTTGATTTTGAAAAAGATTCACCAGAAGAAATTCAAAGAAAATTACAATTAATTATGACTAGTGTTGAAACTAGATCTATTAAAAAAGATGCTGGTGGAGCATCAGCTTCTGGAGATAAAACAGAATTAACTGAATACAAAGAATACACAAGTAAAGACGGTAAGAAGATTAGTCCTGAAGAAATAAAAGGTGATTTAACTAAAATGTCTAACAAAACAGAGATGTATTCATCTATATTTGATGGAGATACGGCGAAAGCACATGAAGACATTAAAGCAATGTCTAAGAAATATGATTTTGATCTAGAAGATCCAAAATACAAAGCACGTAAAGAAAAATCAATTGCATCTGCAATAGCTTACGTGAAAAAGAAAAATCAAGATATCGATGAAGATAAATTGAGAGCACAATACGAAGCATATTACGATTTAGGTAACATATATGCAAATACGTATAATTCTACTGCTGATTCTCAAATGTTTACAAACGAAGTTTGGAAGTATGATAAAAAAGAAGGTAAAGCTAAAGTTAATAAAACAGATGGATTAGATACATTAAGTTTATTGAAATTCGAATTCAATATTGGATTCGGTGCAACTGGAAGACCTTCAAATCCAGTACCTACCAGATTTCAAAATCAAGAAGGTGAAGAATAATGAATCCTCAAGAGTGGAAACACTACATAGACAAAGGTGAGGTTCCAATGCATTTTTTTAAATCAATGGTGGAATCTATTAAGAAAGGCGAAAGGCTAAATGGTCAACATTTAGCCGTTTACCAATCTCATGGCATGATTGTTGAAATGATGTTACGTAAAAAATAAACTATTTCCAAGATTTTCATATAACTCATAAATGAAAATGGAAAATTACACATATATTCTAGGTCCTTGTAGCATTGAAAGCGAGGACAACTTCATAGAAGTAGCAAATGCACTATATCCTTTAATGCAAGGAAAAGATTGGTATCTTAAAGGTAGCTTTGATAAAGCCAATAGAACTTCAATTCACTCTAATCGAGGTCCAGGTTTGGACGAAGGTATTCAGATCATGCGAAATGTTAAAGATAAATTTCCAGGTCTTAAAATTGTTACAGATATTCATACTGCAGATCAAGCATTACCATTATCAGATGTAGTAGATGTGATTCAAATTCCAGCATTCTTGTGTAGACAAACAGATCTTCTTATAGAATGTGCAAAACACTTTGATATTATTAACGTTAAGAAAGGTCAGTGGTTATCTGCAGATGCAATGAAACATGCTGTTACCAAGATCAAAGAAGTAAATCCAACATGTCAAGTATGGATTACAGAACGTGGATCTCAATTTGGCTTCGATAGATTAATTGTAGATTTTAGAGGTGTTGATGTTATGAAACAATTTGCAGATAAAGTTATCTTTGATTGTACACACTCAACTCAAATGTCAGGTGATGGTATTACTGGTGGAAGCAGAAAACTTGCAAAACAATATTCTTTAGCTGCGCGTATTTTTGAATATGATGGAGTATTTATTGAAACACATCCAGATCCTGATAATGCCATCTCAGACGCAGCTAGTCAAGTAGAATTGGATTGGATGGTTGAAAATCTAAAAAACATCTAAATTTCGTGTTAGATATATAATAAGAGAGTATATGCCTTACCCTTTAAAAATATCTAGTTTTACAATGGCTGAATTTATCCCAGAAGTTGTTCCCGCTTCTGAGCATGATTCAAAAACCGTAGAAGTTACAAGTGTTAAAAATGATCACATTTTCCAAATTAGTTTAGATGATCTTTATGACATAGCAGATGATTACGCAAATTGGGTCCATTTCGGAGTCGGTGGTCCAGCTTAAACAGAACAAAGAGCAGCTTTTTAGCTGCTTTTTTCTTTTATGAAACAAAACGAAGATAAATAATATAAATATATAATCAAAAATAATAAAAAACAAAATTATGAGTACAACAATCATCGCAGTAGTGCTAGTATCTTTAGTAGTTATTATAACTATTTTTAAAGCAGTTGCAAAAAAAGAGAAAGAAGATTCTAAAAGAGGTTCAGTACTTGATCCTATTGTAGAACCTACAGTAAAAAAGCCTACTAAAATTAAAGCTGCTAAACCAGTAAAAGAAGTAGCACCAATTGCTAAAGAAGCAAAAGCTAAAAAACTTACACCTAAAAAACCAAAAACAGGTAAAAATGCTACTAGTGGTTCAGGATCTGGATCAGGATCGGGCACTGGAAGTGGATCAAATATAGGTGGAACAGGATATGCTTATGGTACAGGTTCTGGCCGTTCAAGTGGTAAAGGTTCAGGTTCTGGAAGCGGAAGTGGTTCAGGTTCTGGAAGCGGAAGTGGTAAAGGTTCCGGTGCTGGTAAAAAATAAGAATATATAAAGTAAAATATACAAACAAACATATGTCATCATTTATTAATTTCAATAATAAAGAAGTTACGACTGAAGTAAGCTATACTGCTGAAGCAGTTAAACTAGCTTTATTAAAGTCAGAGACTAAAAGCTCTATAAAAGCTGAAACGCTTACAAAAAATATCAAAGAACCTTTGTCATTAAATGAGGCTTTAGTATTTTTTACTGATAAATTATCAGCAATGAAATCATTATCTCTTGCAAACGCAGAGATCAATGAAGGAAAGATCAAGCAATTCGAAACGGATTACAAGGATATGGAAACTAGTATCAAAAGAGGTATTGGTTGGATTGATCCAGAATACGTAGGAGATACTTGGGAAAATTCATCTGATTCTATTGATTTTGAATTAGTTAAAACCGAGCTTTATAAGAGATTAATTGCTGCAGGTTTATTAGCATTTTCAAATCCAGAAGATGGTGAAACAAAAGGTGTACCTGTTAGAAGTTTAAAAGACTTAAGTATTAAAGAATCTTTAGAAGCAGATAAAGTTAACGAAACTTTATTCTTTGCATTCTTTAATAACAAGAAAATTGAAGTAGAAGGTAAAGATCTTTGGGATGCTAAACAAAAAGCAATCATTGAACTAAAGGTACCTAAATCAAAAATCGGTTATTTAGCTGTAGTAAGTGCTGAATCACAAAAGAATCAAGATTTTAAATTTGAATCCTTTGTAAATGAAAGCGAAGTTGAAACCATTGAACTTGATATGGCATGGGACGCTTCTAGTACAGAAGATGACAAAGCAGCTAAAGCAGCATTCAAGAAATATAAGATCAAAGTAAAAGGTGCAAATGGTCAACCCGGAACATATGAAGTAACTGGTAAGAAAAAAGACATTCTTGCATATCTTAAAAGTGATTTCTATGAAATGGATCAAGAAACTATTGAAGAATACTATCCTGAACTTTTAGAATCTGCTAAAAAACCAGCAGGTCTTACATTAGACGATACAAAAAAAGTTGCAGAATTATATGCTAGCGCTCTTTCTAAAGCAGATGGTGTTAAAGCTACTGTTAATAAAAAATCACTAGAAGAAGATTCATTTGATTTAGATGTAGATGGCGAAGAATACGCAGGTGGATCTTATAATATTTATCATAACGGAGAAGTAGTTAATCACGCAGTTCCAGGATCACCAGTATACGGTTATTTTGATGACAAGCTAGATACTATTGTAAAAAATATAAAAAATCCAAAGTTACACGAAAGTGCAATGTCAAATATTGATATTATGGCTCAAGAAGCAAAAGATTTTAAATCATTTGTAAAAGAGTTTAAAAAAGAACATCATGATTTGTCTAAATCTGGTGAACCTGGTCAATTTGAAGCATGGTTACAAACAATTTACGATACTGCTAAAGAAAACATGGATGAGTCAGTAGTTAATGAAGGTCAATTCTCATGGATGGCTCAAGATACTGGAAATCAAATTGGTTCTGAAAAACAAAATACCATTACAATTACAATGTTTGATGACAAAGGTAATAAATGGGAAGAAAAGAAATACGACGGTTATGGTGAATTCGGTGGTAAAGATTACTATGAATTACTAGCTCAAATGAATGGAATTGAAAATCCTAATAGACAAGATGGTATTGATATTGCATTTGATAAAAAGAAAGTTAAAGGAAAAGTTCTTTTCCCAGCTTTAGTTGAAGATCCAAAACGTTTTAACTTCAAAAAGCATGATTTTACACAAGAAGCTGAAAGTGATCCAAATCAATCATGGTACCAGGAAGAAGAGTATGATGATGATTATGAAGAGTATGATGAATCAGTTGTAACTGAAGCTATGTTTGGTGCTAAAGATTTTAATAAAACTTTAATAACATATGCACTTGATCCTAAAGCTGATGAAATCTATATTATTAAAGTTGATACAGTTATTAATTCAGGCTTCCCTGATCCTACAAAAGTATCAGACAAAAGATTCCATGGAATGTTCGGTATGATGTTAGAAGATAACTGGATGAAACAATATGACAAATTACCAGAAGTTGGTGATATTTTACCAGCTCCTAAAAAAGATAAAGCATTTGAATCTAAAGTCAATGAAGCAGCAAGAGTACCTTCTAATGTTTTAGATTTTGCTAAAAGAAAAGGAAGTTATGCAACTTCATTAGTTAAGAAAGCTGCTACATGGG